AAAAAAAAAAGATCAGGAGACTCAATCCTCCTGATAAAAGATTATATAGTCTAAATTATCGGGATCTCCATCTAATCCCATATCTTTCCACATCCTTAGTAATGTTTCCTTATCAATGTCGTCTACAGCAATCTTAATCTCTTCTCCATACTTACCTTCATCTTCATCACAGAGAGAATACTTAGAGTATGGGATGTTTTTATCTCTAAGATAATCAAGAATGCCGTCCCAAGACATATAGGTATGATTGTAATCTACCCATTCTACTAGTTTACCTATTTTTCTCTTAGTCTCGACGTCGTTACTTTCTGAATCGGACTTATGTTTAATGTCTGTTTCCATTACAGGTCTAATACTTAAAACTACATTACCTAATATAATGCCATCTTTATCTACGATTAGATAATATAAGAATACATCATCATTCTCTACCAGTTTTAAATCGAAACTTTCCATATGTCTGTTTGTTAACACTGACAAACTTCTTCTTATATCATACATGATATAACTGTTGTTTTCTTTCATATTTTTAAACCTGGCTACAATAGCGTCTCTATCTGAGGAAACATATTCCATAATACTTTTTCTGTATGTTTCTATGCTATCGTCTTGTTTAATATGTAGAACTATTTCTTTAAACAAAGCATATAGTGGCGGTTCAACAGCTTTCACGTCATCTAACCCATTTACAGTTTCCTCAATGACAGGACTCTCTATATCAAACAACTTTTTGTATTTTCTCCTTTCTCTAAATGATTCTTCCAACATTGCAGCTGGTATATCATACTTTCTGTTATTAACTTTACCAACCGTATCGAAAGACAAAATATTTATTGTTCCAGCACATTTACCGCACATACCTCTAACACCACAAGCACCGAACATATTGTTTATAGTCTTATTTCGTAAATCCAACATCTTTTTTCCTTTTGATATTTTTCTACTAAGGGACATTGCTTTATCATCGTCATATCTTACTCTAAATCTTATCCTATCCATTATACCACCTTCTTTCCATCTAATGCTCCTACCGCTATTACTTGTTGTTACTGTCTTCGTTTCTATTATTAGCTCACCTTTCCTTACTTCATCTGGTAATTCGCTTAGATGTCTTATTAAATCGTCGATTGTTTTAGCTGTTTTGAATATACTGTTTATATTTCTAATTTTCTTCATTTTCATCCTCCTCAGTATCAGTAATATTGTTTATTTCTATGTCCCCTAAATCAGAATCCAGGACTGCGACATTTCCATCGTTAGCCACCACTTGATCTTCTGTCACAGTTATCAAGCATTTGTTCTCATAAGTGTTACCTCTTCCTGTACGTCTATGGTAATCCAACGTTATACTATGCGTTTTTCCTACTTTTACGAAAAACACGTAGTACCTCCTCCAATTTCTTACCTGATACGTGTGAAGCCAAACATCAGGAATCGGTGGTATCTGATCAAACAGACCAAATTCATCTATGTACGGAATGTCGATATTATTAACATTGACAAGTGTCCATTTTCTACTGGTCGCTCCTGTAATCCTAAATTCACCATGAACGATTATAAGTTTATGAGTTGGTTCATCTTTAGTGAGCGGTTTAGCCTTCCATAGACCATTACGCGACCTGAGTGGATTTCTTTCATAATTTTTAGGTATCTTAATTTTGAAACCTTTTATATCCTCTAATTCATACGGATATAAAGCCTCGTTCAGGATACCAAAATCATTTTTCGACATCACCGGTGTATGGTGGATGGTTAGATCTTCTCTATAGGGAATGGTTAGTTCTTCAACTGTTCTTGAATCCAAATTTACCTCAACAATCTCTTTACTGATTTTAAACTTTAACATCTCATGCTCCTTTTTTTGTTAATTGGTTTCTTAAGTCTGTTTAATAATATGTAGCTTAAAGTGTTTGAAAGTAAAAAAATAACTCAACAGACGGGGAAAGACCGGTTGTATCATTTACCGTCTATAAACAACGATTAGAGTTCGTCACTGTTATCGTCAGCGATGAACTCTAGAAGTGAGTCCCCGGGAACCTCTTTTTTGTATTTCCCGGCCCATCCCCATTTCTTAAAGAACCCGTACCTTAGTTCTCCTCTCATGTAGCTTTTAGCTACAGAGAAGAACTTCCCAAGATTTTCTTGATCGAAAGGCTGTTTCCTTTCGATCAAGTACAGGAAAGTATCATGAGCAAGGTCCGCCACCATAGTGGCGTCGTAGACCTTGCTCATCTCCTTTACCACGTTAGAGGCTATTTTGTACAGCCTCCCTATGATTATTTCACAGGTCTCCGGGTCCTTATGCCAGTCTGATGAAATTGACTGGCTATGAGGTATATGATAGTCTATAATAACGTAACCTCTTTTAAGGCCACGATAATATGTGGCCTTGTGAATCTTTCCCTCTTTATATAGTTTTAACATCTCATTTCTGTCCTCTATTCTTGTTGCCATTTTTTACTCCTTTTTTGGTTTTGCTTTGTCTAGTTAATGATATATAAATGAAATAAAATGCATGCTAGAAAAGAAAAGATGATGTTTCTAAACAGAAACATCATCTCTTTAATCCAACTATCTGTCCTAACCAGTTATTTATATGTAAATATGTAGGTCCTAGGCAGTGTTTAAATAATAACATGTCCCTTACTTGCCCAGGCAGCAAATTAATGTGTGGATAATATAATTTACCTTCCTTATCTAATATTAGACCTTTTTCCAGTACCCTTAACACAATCCCTCCTTACTCACAAATCATATGTTTGACATTACCGTTTATATAGTCATTCCTATCTTTGTTCGTGGACCATACGGGTATGTTACCTAGTATGCATGCTATAAACTTCCTAAACAGTTTGATAACAATTCTTTCTAACTGTTCTTCGGAGAAATCATTTATATTGTCAGTTAGACATTCTTCTCCCCTATAACAATCTCCTTTCTTTCTAGAATATAATACCCAACTACCCCTGTAGAGGGTATCCTCGTTTGTTAATACGATTTCATTTTCATTGTTTATCTCATGTTTTAATTTAGACATGATGTTAGTACTGTATAATAAGTAATTTACATTCACTTCTTTAGAATAATTTCTTTTTAATAAATGCTGTACTGTTTCCTTTGGTCCGTTTAACTTTTTCCAGCTAAGCGATGTTTTTATACGTATATCGACTTCATAATACGTATGTTCTAGACATTCAGTTTTTCTTTTGTTTAATTTTACTTTAACCCTCATTGCTTAATCCTTTCATTACCTTTACACCTAAACCAGTCCATAATAGTTCGCTAATATATTCATTTACAGCATGCTCTACTGCTCCTTTAGTTAAAATATTAGGACTATGCTTAGCTTTTGACAAAAGAATTTCAGCAAAACCAGATAGACTGGCATTACAAGCGACAACTTCATCAGCCATGATCGGATATGCTAGTTCTATCGTTGCATTATTGATATTACCATTTACCAGTTCTACGGAAACAGATATACCGTTTAGATAACTTAAGTTTACCCACCCATTCATTTCTTCTAATAGTTTATCTCTTTTTTCTACAGAGATAACAAAACCATGACCAAATTTAGTATTAAATAGAACATCAGAAGCAAACGGTTTCATATTCTTTAGTTCTTCATAATCGAATAATTTATCAACCACTTTAAAATTGTGATACCAACTATATCCTAGTATTTGGTTTAAGTAATTTTCTTCACAACTAGCTAAATAACGTAAGATATGATAACAACAACCTCCAGTAATATATTCTACTTCAAATCCACTAACATCTCTTTCTCCTAAAATTATATCTTTTAGCACTACATCACATTGTCTACAATCTATACATTCACTACTACAATATTCCCTAGACATCTCAATAGCATCTCTTTTATAGCCCATTCTTAACAATGCCTCTAATTGGTATAGAAATTCAGTAGCAATTCCTAGTTTTTTAATTATATTCATTTTTTACTCCTTGTTCGTTATATTTTTCCCAGGGAAAGACACCTAAACCTCTGCGTGTGCCTATATAGATACCCAGACTAGGTTTCATACATCTACTAGTTTTACTAACCTCTTCGGACCATTTCTTAAATTTTTCCCTATCCAAAATTTCTATTATCTTATAAACATGCTTGTCTATATATTCTACTACCATAAAACAATTTTTTCTCTTCATAATTTCTCCTTCGTGATACTTACTATCTAAATGATGTAGAGATAAAAATAAATAAATACTAGAGCCAAGATAGGCTCTAGTATTTATAGTTAGATTAAGCTTGATTGTCAGCGTCTGTCCAGAAATATTCAACAATAGCATTGTTATCAGATGGTAATTGTACATCTGATTCAATTACATACACTTTACCAGTGTCGTCTTCACTGTCTTTAGTTATAGTAAAGATACCAGTGATTACTCTGTTACCATTTGCATCACTAAAGTAAACTTTAGCTTGTCTACCAATAATATCTCCGTGAGGTACATAACTTAATGTTACTTTGTTACCTTCATTTATAGTTAAAGCATCATCAATTTTATATTTAGGAATTTGTTTTAGAACATCAGAAATAGATGCTTCAGTATCACCTTGAAGTTCATCTAGTCTAGCATTAATTTCTTTTATTCTTTGTTCAATTTTTTCTAATGTATTATAATCTTCACCAGCGTTTCCTACTATAGCATCGATCTTAGCGTTTAAGTTATTAATAAGGTCTTGGAATTCGCTAGCTTCGTTATTAATATAATCTACGATTTCTTTTAGCGTATCGTATGCTTCACCCGCACCGTTAATTAATGCATCTAATGCTTGTTTAATTTTATAGTCTACAGAGCCTTCTACCGTACTGTCGCCGTTTAAAGTGTTAATAGCTTCTTGTAGGCTAGCAATTTCATTATCTTTAAGAGATTGAATTTGAGAATCGATATAGTTTCTTAAATCACTAACATCTTGAGTATGTTGATCTCTTAGTTCAGTAATACTGTTATTAATATCATTAATGGCAGCATTAAAAGCTGTAAGGTCTACTTTAGTATTATATAAGTCAAGTATTTGACTGTCTTGTGTTAGGTCTTTCTGAAATAGAATTTGAGCCATAAGGCCTCCTTAACATATAATTTATGAAGTGTTTCTAAAGAGAGAAACACATTCAAGATATAATTAAAAATGTGTGGTTAAAAGCTATGTGTTTTTATCAGTAAGAGTAAAGTAGGACACGCTAGCTATGCCTGACTTATCTGTATCTATCTTGACTGTCAGATTGCTTAAATCTACTTCCGGATCATCAAAGAACTCATACGCGTTGGTTAGGTTCTTATCTTCGTCAAATAGTCTAACTACTACTAGGTTATTAATAAAATAGCTATCCTCCATAGCAATAGGAGGTTTAGAAAGTTTAAATACGCCGTTAGTCACTAAACACTTTTCTGTAACAGGTTTGAAGTTAAACTCTGGTGACACTTTAATACCTTCGAAATATAATGCTTTTAATAGATCTACTACCTTATTGCAATTATATTTAGAATTAAAGTATTCCACTAAGCCCTCTATAGTGTGTATATTTCTTTCTTTCATTACGTTTGATATCTCTATAATATCCTGTGCTGTAAATAAGATACCGTCTTTACATATGTTAGGTAATGCCATTACTAATCCTTATTGATGATTTTCTATCATTAGATCCTTACACGTTACAGTAAGTATAATTTCCGTATAATGTTTTGCTGTTTAGAGTCTAATTCACAAAACTTTATTAGTAATAAATAATATTGAGTTCGTAAGAATAGTGTTAAGTGCATATCTATATCCTCTCTTCGATTCTACACGAGTATGTGATAGATGATGTAGAGGTGCGATCACTACACTAGATAGGAATTGGCAGGGTCCTATCGACCTCGTCACTATTGCCTATCCACTAGATGGTCTCCTATACTCTGCCTCTCTGAGGTGGGGTATAGGAGATCGGGTAGGTAACTCAGACCGTTAGCTAGCGGAAATCGGGGGGAGTAGAGGGGGGAGGATGACCTGCTGGTGGAGGGTGGGGCGGCGAGGAGCGTAGCGGCTCTAAAAATAAAAACCTTTTTCCTATTAGCTAACTGAACGAAGTGAGGTTACTCCGGAAATATAAAAAAGAAAAATAGAGAATAAAGAATGAGGTAGAGAATCTAGAGAGAATATTCTCTAGTAAGAATATCTCTAATCTGTTTATAACCAGAGATGAGAGATGAGGTAGTGACTAAGAGAGGATAAAAGTATTTATCATTTGTCTTAGTTAACAGTTCTAAAAGAGTATCTGGATAGGTAGGTTTAAATGTATCTAAGGAATGTTTTAGTTCCTCTATAGTTTTGTTTATAGTAGTTTGTAGGTTATTAGTTAGTTCAGTATCTTTGAGCTTATTGATATCTGTGTTTAGATCTATTACCAGTTTATGATTCGATAAAGATATGATAAAGGATGGAGTAGGATTGATGAGACCTAGGGAAAAGAACTTATCTCTTAATCTATCCTTAATAGTATTTCTGTAATCTATAAAGTTAGAATCTAGATCTGTATAATACGAGTCAGAGATGATAGCTTCGAGTCTGTAGTTTAACGTAATAGTGTCATGATCTGATGATGAGAGAGTTATAATGGCTCTAGCTGTGGATATAGGTATTAGATCATTCGTATTGTACTGGTGTAAGAATGTTAGTTCTTTTTCTAGATCGGAAATTGACATTTGGAATAGTTTCATGTTTTGCTCCTTTTGTTAGTTTAGTTTTATTACGTTTGGTTAGTGATATATGAATAAAAATGATGAGAGAGACATTCTGACTATATAGTCAGAATGTCTTAAATTCTTTTATATAGGTTTTTTATAGTTTAAGACTCTAAAGTTTTTACCTTGGTCTTGGAAGTACTTTAGACGATTTTTATCGTACTTTCTATGTTGTTTTATATCAGGAGTCCATACATAGACAAAGAGTACATCTTTGTCTTTTAAATCCCTTAATCTACCTATGGTTTGCTTATTAGCATTAGGAGAGTCTATAGCTACGGTTTGGATTACAGTAGTGAGATTAGGAATGTCTACTGCAGTACCTGAGCTGAGTATAGTGGACACTATAATGTCTGAATCCATTAGTACGTTGTAATCTTCTTCGGCGTTGTATTTTTCTATCTTTAGAGTCTTATCATCGATGGTGTTTCTTAGATGATCTCTGATAGTTTTACACATGTTTACCGTACCTGCAAATATCAGACACTTATCTCCGGGAGATCTCCTTTTGAGATAGAATTCTTTAGTAAGGAGTTCTATCATTTTTAGATAGTTTTCTAACATATCAGAGTTTCTAAATAGGGAGTTTTCATACTCAGCCTGGCTATATCCAAATCCTTTATCATATCTCACTCTCTTTGGATTAGAGAGATAATATTTTACAGATAGTACATTTATATACCTGTTTACGTTTTCTTCTCTGAGACGCTTCTCAGAGGGGAATATGAGTTCATACATTCTTCTAGTCCTACCGTCCCTGGCTTCTAGGGTAGCAGTGAGGCCTATAAACTTTCCTACGTTTATAAAGAGCATAGATCTTACTACGTTGTGAAACTCTTGATGAGATTCATCGTTTATCAATAATCCAAAATCCAGTGTCTCTGCCAAAAGATGAGGACCTACCGGATATGTAAAAGTTTCGTCTATGTTTAACCATTCCTTTATATAGTTATTCATAGTGGAGAGTGAGAAGATATAACATTTTATACTATCTCTCTCTTCATCACTGTACGAGAGTAGTTTTCTAAGACTATCTCCTCCTTGGACTACATAAATTTCTTCTTTCTTAACATCGGTAAGAGTGGTGATGTCAGAAATCCACTTGTCTATATAAGTAGGCAATATCAAAATAGCAAATCTCTTTTTTAATCTAGTTGCTATTTCAGCAGCTATCACAGTCTTACCCCTACCTGGTTTTAAGTTAATTAGATTAATAGGATCATCACTGTTTATTACCTTTTCAATAATTTCTTTTTGATAATCCCTTAGCTCAAATTCATAGATTGTATTTATATCTATGTCCTTACCTTCGACAGGAGGTACTTCTTCAATGACTGGTTCTTCGCCTAGTCTGGTCCTTATTTCATAAAGGACTTCCCCGAATGCATTAATAGGATACCTCAAGACCTGATTTCTCCAATCTATTACGAAAAACTCTTTATCCTTTTCGATTTTTCTTTTCTTTGTTCTTCTGTCAAATTTACCATATTTGAAAGTAACTAAATCGTTATGTAGGAAAATCATTTTACTCAGCAGCTTATCAAACATTTCACTAGCAACTGTTATAAATAGCTTATATTTTTTTACATTAATCATTTTTATCTCCTTTTTTTGTAGAGTCATTACGTCATATTAGTAATATAGGGATAAAAATGACTGGGTATGAGGAGATCTCTCCTCATACCTTATCCTAACATTATTTGTCTAATGTTTCGTTGTTCCAGGCTACGTATTAAAGCATTTCTGCTTACACCGAATAACCTACATAAGTTTCTGACATATGACTTCATGTTGTTGTTAAGCTCTCTTCTTTTGTCGTTTTCTGACAAGAGAGGATTGTTTTCTAACATTTGCAGTTTTCTCATATATCTACTGGTTAAACTTAATAGTATGGATAACTGGTTCTTTCTATCCATTACGTAATAGATATACATACCGTCTAGGATCAGTATGGTCCCTGAGATCGCATATGTAAGATACATACCGAGCTCTTTATCCAGGTAGTTCATCACGACTGGTAAGATCATCAACATTAATGCTAGTAACCCTACACCTAACCAAAATTTAGTTTTGTATGTTTGTAAAGCTCTATCGGCTTCGTTCATGACGTAGTTTAAATAACCAATTACGTCATCGATGCCTTTATTCTTTAGGAACTCCTCTAATCTAGTTTTCATTTCTCATCCTTCAGTAGGTCGTAGTATTGTCTCTCTTTTATAAACTTAGAGAACTTGTTAAAATGTACTCTAATGTAACCAGAGAGTCTTTTAAGACCATCGTCTCTTTCTTCGTCAGTTTCAGCATAGTCAAGTTCGTTCACTATGTTTTCTAAGGTATTCAACCTTTGCATTTTGTCTACCCTGTCATAAGTAATAATAGTGTAGGTTACAAACAAAATACCTACCATAGGCATAATTGACAAAATATCGTAACCAGTAATGTATATCATGTAACCAGTAATTAAACTAAATCCAAAAGACATAAGTAGTATCGTAGCAAACGTCTGTCTTTTACCATTACGTATTTCTTTTTTCAAGTTTTCATTGTCTACACAGTCTTTCATCCTATCCTCCGTTCTACCACCAATAATGATTTATATAAATCATGGAAAAATAAAAAGATAGGGGAGAGTAGGTTAATCCTTACCTACTCTCTCTAAAACTTCATTCGGTCTAAATAGTACATCAAGAGGATGATCTGGTTTATCCTTGTCTTTATGAGAGACAGGATCCAGAATTTTATTAGTCAGAGCATCCCAGTCGTAACTACCTCCTATACTCCTAAAGTCAATAGCAGGCTTAATACCTACCACATCGTCATAAGGACTATTTCTGCCTATGTCATAATTATCGTTGGTAATATCATAGGCAGTGAATCCATAGACGATAGTTTCCAGGAGAGCTATGTTAATGTCTAGCTTTTTGTTAACTAGTTCAAACAGTTTACCTACCAATACATCAGGAGTAAACTCTGATCTAATTCTACCGTTTTGTTTATAATACTTTCTCTTCTTGATAATATTTTTGAATTCTTTACTCAATGCAGCAAAATCGAATTCTACCTTTTCATATTGGATTATAGGATACTTACTATCCCAATCCGATAAATCTATTTCATAGTTATCAAATTCGTCTATCTGATAACCATTCTTTATCACATAGTCCCAGAAATAAGTAGTGAAGTAACCGAATCTATTACCAGATTTTAACTTCACAACATCGTAGTTAGGAATCTTCCCTGTTTCCTCGATTACTACTTCATATAGCCTACTAGCTTTTCTGAGGTTTACTTTTAGAACATCTTTTGTGTCTATAACGGATTTAAGTCCAAATGCTTGTTCTTGCGGGACATGTAATTTTATCTTCTTAGTCTTCTTATTCAACCATTTGGAATAGAAGAACAGTTTGTTTTTATCCTTGACCATAAAATACTTCTTAGCTGTATCGTCTAGTTCCACAGTACCGCTACTAGCAGATTTAGTTAAGTGCTTGGTACTGATGATACTTTGCGAAATAGGCTTGGTGGTATTAGTGGTGGTAATATGGCCCAGATTTTGATGTTTAAAGATGTTATAAGCTAATTCTCCAAAACATTTACTACATACTTTTTTCTTATCTCTTAGATTACATCCTAGTACAGTACGTAGTTTGATATGTTTACCTTCTAAGTGTGTAGAATCTTTAGTGATGAGTTTCTCCTCGCCAGTTTCTTCATCTAGATACCATTTACCTACAAGGTTTCTGAGATCTCCTTTATAGATCTCTTTTCCTGTAATAGGATCTATTTTTCTAGGCTCTACAAAGAAATCCATATAGTTCTTACTACCGCAGTCACCAAACTCTAGTCTTTCTATAATCATTGTTACTAATTGTAATTCTCTAGCCATGTATTCAGAATCTTGGATAGCTTTACTGGATAAATAGAGAGCTTTAGCACCAGCTCTACTCTCAATTGCTAACTCATATATATTTTTACATCCCAGAGTAAATGAGTTAGTCATAGGTAGAGCGAATATTTTACTGTTAATCTCAGTAAGAAACCCTCTACTACCAAATAGCTGCTGTATTTGAGAAATACTAATCATCTTACTCAGATAGATTAGTTTAATAATGCTGTCATCTGGGGCTTCTTTAATCACATCATCAAGAGTTTTATATGTGTTTTCTATTTTCTCTTGTGTAGGTGTATTATTTACTTCTACTATAGAGCGTAATAACTTCTCATTCATTTGGATTTCTAACACGTCAGGGATTTCGATCCCTACCACGTAATTACCTAATAGTTTGGAAAGCTTTTTAGCAATCATGTTTACAGATTCATACATTCCTTTCAGTATGTGCTCTAGCAGATCATTATCATTATTCGGATAGATGTACTTTTCTTTAAACTTTCTGACAATAGCAGTATATAGACCGGTATACGTACCGCTGTTGAAATATCCGGATTCGTAGAAGTTAGATAACCATAGATCACTAGTTAACTCGATAGGAGGAAGGTCTTTTATAAAATCCATAAGAAACCTGTAAAGTATTATCTCTTTCCAGTTTGCTTCAATTTCCACACCATCTTCAAATACTAATGTCAGGTCGGCACGTAGATCTAGTATTTCATCTAGATCTACTTTAAAAAGATTTCTTACTGGTAGTTTAGCCATTTCTTGTACCTCCTTCTTCGTCTTCGTCAGTTTCTACTTTCTTAATATCCAATGTTTCGTTTACCTTCTCCGTAGGTTCGTGATAGCGATGGTTATCGTCTACATATTTGAAATCTAACCCTATGCTCTTGAACAATGTTTCTAGATTCTCTAACGCTCTATCTGTTCCATATGGATGTTCATTTCTATCTACCACATCGTCGATGTTAGTAGGTTTTTCACTTTTTAGGATGTTTTTGTAGACACGAGTGTGGGTCTCTATGGATGCACCTCTATCTTTTAATTCTGCTAAGAACTCTCTTCCTCCATACGAAGCATATAACCTACCCTCGGTCTCTCCTACAGTCCTTACCGGAGAATTTCTCCATGGTAATCTATATCTGTCATTCTTACTAACACCAATAGGTAATCCGAAATGATTCACTTTTGCAGAAGATACACTTAGCACAGAATCAGCAATTTTGTTTAATAGTAACATGTGCATAGGCGCAATCATTACAGGCTTTTTAGTCCTATATTTTACTCCGTTTTCTACAAACTCTACAGGACCATAGTTTGGTTTAAATTTACTACTCTCGATGTCTAGTACAATTTCCCAGGCTTCTTTATCTTTTTCAGAGTTATAGTGGATATAAAACTCTTCTTCCACTATCTCCTCTATAGTAGATAACATGTCTTCTATTTGAGAATGTTCTAATGCGCTTTTGAATATTTCATACTGCTCTGTTCCAAACAACTCTAGGAACGGTAATACTATTTCTCTCCATAATTCTACTACATCATCATCGGACATCCTTCTAACATCCTCATGAGTTATTTCATCTTTACCTACTTTACCTTTAATAAAATCCACTACCATTCTTTTTGCCTTACGGCTAGCAGCTCCGAAATATCTTTCATAGAGAGTACCGATATTTAACCTAGAAATAATAGAACTAGGATCCATTATTACGTCTGCTACTTCGCCAGTGACTGGATCTCTAGGCATTTCACTTCTAGGTCTTACTTGGACTATTACACCCTTACCACCATGCATAGTGGTAAGCTTAAAACCAATAGTAGGTGTGACTGTATACTCAATATCAAACTCTGCTCTGTAAAGATCTATTTCTTCTTTACGATAAGCCTTCTTTATTTTCTTTTCGTTTAACAGACTGAGAGACTCTACCACTCTCCTAGTGAATTCTGGAGACACTATAAGATCTTCTCCGGTTAATTGCTTATGTCTCTTGTTAAGTTCGTTATAAACATCTACAATAGCTCTGTGATAACTCAATAGAGCTTCTTTATATTTCTCTAACTGGACATCAGTCCCCTTTGGTAGTGTTTTCCTTTTTGTATTTTTCAATACTTTTATATCCACTACTTTACCGCCTTCTCCTCTAGTATAGAGAACATTATCAAACATTGGATTAAAAGTCCTGCTATCAGATACTGAAGTAAGACCAGGTATCAGCGAGATTGGTGTTTTTCTAGCAGCTAACACTGCGGATGTACTGTTTATTTCTTCTCCTATTTCTGGAAAGACTTTATAGTTATTATCGTCTCCATAGATATTCAACAGCACTACTTCATCACTGATATTAGCTGCTCTATGTTCATAAAGGTTGAACTTTAGCTCTTCTAGTATTTCTTCGCTGACAATAAAACCATCCTCAGCTACACCATCTAACGTCATAAAGGCTACGTTGATATTTTTACCAAACCCGTAGCTACCATCCTCTCTTAACGTAGGAGGTCTGGCTACTATTTTACCGGCTGGTATCATATCACCGCTAAACAGGTTTTGTAAATATTCTTCATCCCTTATATATTTAAAACCGAAATAAGGATGGTTTCTTATAAAATAAGGCACCTCCATGACATCTATTACATTTGTTTCTAAATCTCTATACACAATTAAATATTCTACTGGGTTAGGGGTAATCCCGTGATGATATCTTTGAATCACAGTGATTACTTCACTGTCGTTCTCGAATTTCTTGGTAATAGCGTGTTCGCCGAATTCCTCTTCAAACCCAGTATAGATTATCTTTTTATCAGGTTTTATTAGTGTTAACACCTGGGCTACATGCGAACTCATCATTAATCCTCTTGGAGAGGAGTTATGTTTAATGAACGGATTGAGTACAGCTGTACCCAATAGTTCTGCTTTTATTTTAAGTTTTGAATTTGTTTCTTTGAATTCTGGTAATAATGCTTTTATAGTGTCGTTTATTTTTAGATTAGACACGCTACCTCCTTTGTTTAGTTATTTTCAGATACGAGACCATATAAATAATATATAGATAAAAAAATGTTTGATCTATACCAATGATTAGGAGAAAGGTAGAAAAATGACCTTAGGAATTGATACAATGATTTCACTAGTAGTACTCTTAGCTACTGGTATTTTGGGTTTTGCTAAAGTAAGGAATATGGCTTTAGACAATAGTACTAGAATATCTGATCTGGAAGAAGATCTGGATAGTGTTAGACAGTCTATATCCATTATAGTAAAAGAACAATTACAATTACTGGATGACAGAATCCAACACCAATTAAACAGCATTTTAGAGAGACTAGAGAAACTAGAAAAAAACTTAGTGAAGATAACAGATAAATTAGAAATAGATTTTAAGAATAAAATGGAACTTATATCTACCGAGTTAAATTCTAAAGTAAATACAGTATTTGCAAAACTAGATGCGCATAAGGACACTATCTCAGATATTGATAAAAACTTAAACGGTATGAATACAAAACTTACTAGCTTAGACGAAGCTTTTAAACACATACAGTCTAACAGTGAAGTATTCCACGAATATAAGGTAATTAAAGCGGAACTTACGCGTATCGTAAAAGAGATAGATGCAATAGAAGCTAGGATAGAAAGAATCTTATTTGAACTAATAAAAGAAGATAAGGATAAGAAATGACCATAGATAAATTAATCACTCTTAAGACTAGAGAAATAAATCTAAATCCGGATTTGATTCAGTTATGGGATAAGATAGTGAACTTGCCTGATGTGAAAGAAAATACTGTAGGTAAAATAATTAGTCCTGCCGTGGCTAACAGTTATATAGGGAATTTCTATGGTTTATTAGGAAACGAGCTAAACCTACCTGAAGATGCTTTTTATCCTACGCTCTTAGTAAATAATCTCAGAAACCCGGTAGACTATTCGGGTAGTGAAATTATTTACATAATTAGTCCTGATGTATTTGAAAAATATCACACACTGATAAAAGAAAAAATATCACTGGAGGAGTCTCTCCAGTGATATTAATTTTAGTATCCATATGGATAAGGATACATTGGTTGTTGATAACCCTGTTGAGGGTAACCTTGTTGCTGAGGATATTGTGGTTGGTTATAGTTAGGGAATAGACTAGACTGATATCCTTGTTGACAACCTTGTTGCGGCATTTGTGAATATGCTTGTTGAGAATATTGTGGCGCCGCTGGTTGAACAGGTGGAGTTTGTTGTCTTAGCGCATTCACATACCAGTCATCGTCATTTTCTTCTTCAGTCGCGTTATGCACAGGTTGATTAGTTTCAGCACCTCCAACTATTTCTGGGCCAGCACTAGTTTCCGCTGATAACAGTAGATCAGATTCACTAGGAATCATTTTTAGTTCTGGTCTAAGATCTTCTATTAAATTCTCTAGATCTTCTATTTTTACAGGAAGATCTTTAAGCTCTAACTCCTGTAGGTAATCTACATCATAGTCTGTTCTCTTTAAGATATTTATGACATCGTTTATTTTATTCTTAATAAACTCATAAAGCATCATTAATACATGGAACGCTGGAGAGGTATCGTTTTTACTACCAAACTGTATACCCTTCAATATTTCATCTTGACTCGCATCGAACGTATATTCGTGGAAAGATTTATACACGTGTTTGTCTTTGTTTCTCAGTTTCACGCCGTAAAGACTCTCGTCTTTTTTAAGCTTATCTAGCTTTTCATAAACTGGGAATGTCAGGACTCCGGTTCTGTTTTGTTTCTCTCCGTTAATCTCTCCTCCTCTTTTCAGAAACGTGTGTAAGAATAATTGATTTGTTTCTAATCCTACTATCTCCTTATAGATTTTATACCAGTTCTCAGTAGTTTTGTCGTCTACCATTTTCTTTATACCGGATGCTTTGTATTTGTTAATGATGCTGATTAATCTAATCAGGTCAGGGTCGTTTATCTCTTCATTCTTTTTATCCAGAATAGTAAACGCTACTTCGCCAGCACCAGCAAAACTATTATTGACATGTCTTTCAATAATCTCCTTTAGTCTTAAAAGAGATTTGTTCTCTCCTCTTAACGCGTTTTCTTCGAGAGGGTTAAACAGATGCATCACTAGCTGTGGTTTCCCATTCTCGTCCAGCTGAACGCAATTTCTTATATTCTCTCTAGTAGGGAGAACTAATGGCCTCCCGTCTATAGTAATAGGTAGTTTTCCTCTCTTTTTACTTCTGAGGAATATATTGCCCGCGTCATCTGTTTCCAGACCAAATACTGCTAATAGATCTTTATAGAATTGTATTAGATTTTCCATTTTTTCTCTCCTTTTAAGATACTAACATCATAGTGTTTATAACGTCGCTATATGCTTCTGACAATTTATTAAATCTGTGCTTAGGTGCCAATAGTGGACTAAATGTACTATCGGCGAATGTAGGGATAATATATCTGATTGTTGGTCCAGTACCTATACTGATATCCACGACAGTCTCTCCAAAAGCATTGGCAATTACTGTCATTTTTACCAGTAGCTCATTGTTGTGCGTCAATACCGGAGCTACCTGGTCTATAAACTGTACTCTTAGTCTCTCTAACCATGAAGTTATGTCGAGTCCTTCTAGAATAGTAGCTCCTCCTAGTATTTGAGCATCATAAACACCTGTGGCATTTGTGAAACCTAATGCTACTTCACTGAGAAGATTTTCACTCATTAGGGCATTTATTGCTTCTGCAGTAAATACAGCTAGTCTTGTTTCTAGCTGCGGGTTACTTAACTCCTCGCTGTTACTATTATGTTGGATAACAGCCATAGGGTCTCTAGCTAATGTCACAGTAGTAACTGCATCAATACCTGGCTCTAAATATTTCAAATCTCTCCATTTGAACGCATTTACTTCTTCGTAATTATATAAAGCACTAATAGCTGTGAAGAAGTCCATGGTTTGTCCATTTTCCTCTTCATATACAGATCTAGTACGAGTAGTGCTAACTGCCGATGAAGTAATGTCTGATTGATCATAGCCTATACCAGCTGCTTTCTTAGCTTTTAATAATCCGGTTAAAGTCTTAGCTAGATGAACAGAAGGAATCACTAATTCTTTGTTAGCATCTACTGGTTTAATCAATACTCCGTCAGGAATATAATCTAGTTGATACCCGCCAGTCATGTCGTGACTAATACTATGCTTTATTAGAATATCCTCAGGTCTAGCTGCATAAATATTTGCTGTTATTGTCTGTTGATGCTGATATGGATTAACTTCATGTGTTAGATCCAGGACATCTATACCTCCGCCAGGCAGATGTAAAATACTTAGTTTCTTAAGTATTCTAGCTATTATAGATCCAGTATTAGGATCCATCATCCTGTGTACAATGATAACAGAGTTGACAAAGAATGTTAAGTTATCATCTATTATCGATTTGTCTCCCCTTACAATTGCCTCAGGGGTATCGGTATATCCTTGAAGGACTGTTACTTTTTCTCCGAATCCTCCAGCACCAGGTTCCACTACTTCTATAAGGAACTTAAATCTTCTTTCTCCCCATCCATACGGTAATTGAGTTTTGATGGTGGGTGCTGCGCTAGGCAGCATAATGTCTGAAATCGTATGTGCTATCTGCTCAGGCGTAATGTTCGTAGACTCTAGTCTATTCGCCTGTGAGACAATATCTTCTATTTTGCTAAGCGCCCTATTGTCTAACTGCATGTCCAGAGATCTAACATATTGATCTTTAAACCCCCCTGTTTCGGTTAATATTACTTTGTTTATTCTAAAATTCTTTTGCATGCTCGCTCCTTTTGTTTGGTTTGTTGGTTTACATCTTAGTAATATATCGTTAACAGACTATGGAAACAGTCTATTAGCTGCCATAGATTTCCTTACCGTAATCCTCTACATCTATAATAAACCCCGCTAGTTTATTTTTAAACTCAGGACTAATACTAATTATTCTGTCTTTCTTACCAGATAGTTTTTCTATTAGTTCAGAGTTTAGTACTGATGCTAAATTCTTTCTAGGATATTCTTTAGATACACTATCTATCCATTCCTTAACCACAGAGGTATACTTAACTTCTTCTTTGCTTATTATACCTCTATGATATGGAAAGCGTTCTTCCAGCTTCTCTAATAAGTGTTCGTCTATTTTAGTTTTTACAGACAAACTCAATCTGTGACTATCATCTTCAAGCTCTATACCGGAAAGCAGCAAGGCTATGTCATTATGTCCTCTGGTCATTGCCCATGTAATAGCTACAGCTAGTCCATTAAGTATGCCGTCAATCGGTATATAATCAATAGTTCTGGGATCAATAATATGTTTCATTAGGATAGCGACCATATTTATATTTTCTACGGGTATATTTTTATTTTTCATAGTCTCTAACTGACTTCTAATTTCATAAATCACAGGGATATGTTCCGTCATTTTCATTTGTCCCGCTAATCTCTCTATGTCTTCGTAGATGAATATGAACTCTTCTACAAATCCGGGAGGTACTGTAGTCGGTACTCTATATGTCTCCAATGCCGATTCGCTGTCGCCATCCTCACCACCACCCATAGTGTGTTGTTTAATCTTTATATTACTACTGCTGCCTATATCTTTCAGTTTTATCTTATTCTTCACAAAGTTATATAGTCTGCTTACTAGATGTTTTTCATCAGTACCAAATATCTCGCTACTTAGTAAAAGTTTCTGGAATAACACAGAACCTAGTACATAATATGGCATATCATCGTTGCTAACTACTTTTTCTATTAATCTTACAGAATTTTCCTCTTCGTTTAGTAGTCCTATGTTAACTAGTTTTGTGACATAGTCCAATAATTTCTGAAATGGAGGAGTCTTAAATATAGGATGTCCTACATAGAAGTTTAGTAAAATGTACTCTTTGTAGTTAGCAGGTATTTGTCCGGCTTTTAAAGTAGCAAACTCTGCTACCGGTCCTAATGTAGATTTTAAGATAGTAAGTAAAGCTACGAGCCAGATGTAATCTTCTTTTAAATAAGTTTGTTCCCTGCTGCCCTCTTCATTGTCTATCATGGACTGATCGAAAACATCTTTTAATATACTAGGCGGCTTAATAATGCCGGTTTGTTTAATCCAATCATATACCTCTTGAATGTCAAACATGTCTAATATATTATGTACTGGTTCTACTGGTAGAGGTTCTAGACTGGGTCTGGTAATGACTTTCTCTAGCTCTTCTTTTGCCAACTCCTCTCTTTTATAGAGCTCTTCGGCAAAGTCCTTTCCTTTATGCTCTATGAATCTATTAAGGATATAGAACACTCCTTCAGGATCAGGTCTATCTTTCAATCTCCTATTAATAACCGATTCTATGTAGAAGGTAAGCGGTTCCTTACCTTCTACTTTTGTTTCTACACTCGTGCTACCTGCAAATAGATTTTTTAATGCAAAATATGGATATACTTTAGGAAGCTCCATTTATTCTCCTTTTGTTTGGTTTATTAGAAAAGTTCGTCAAAATCGTCAACAGCTGTATCTTTAGATTCGTTTTTAGGTTTACTATTCTTTTTATCAGATTCACCTTGTCTTAATGGTTTGTTAGAATCAAAATCAGATTCTTCATCTTCCAAGACTTCAGGGAACATATCTAACACTTTGTCCAGTGTAATGGCGTATCCAATAGTCCAATCCTCGCTAGCTTCAGTTTCAGAAACAGGTTTACCGTTTTTGAAAAACTTCACATATGGACTTGGTAACAACTTAAAGTAAAATTTTTTACCGCCTGCGTCTTCTACACCAAAGTAGTTAATTATCTCTCCTTCAAAGTCTTTTCTACCTAATACTATATAACCAGATAACTTAGTATCCCTGGTCATTTTGTCATTTTCCCATACAGGAGATCTTACTTCTACTTTGTAATTATATCCTGGATCTTGGTTATTTAGTTCTTTCAATTTTTCTACTACTATCTGTAGCGCCACTCTGTTTACAGGTAAATGTAGTTGCATCTTAGGAGTCTTACCTATATCACCTGTAAAAACCATTAATCTTAGGAAATTCTTATAACCGCTTAGCTTCAATCTAGCTTCTTTATTACCGTTTACAGTGAATAAAGTAGCTTTTGTTAATATCTTTTGTTTATCCATTATTACTCCTTTTGTATTTTCTAGACTGCGTCCTAATTAATGATATAATTGTAAAATAAAATGTGTATACATGTGAGATACTGCCTCACATGTATACTCTAGGTATTTTTGTTATTATTGCGTTATATCTAGACAGATCAGAAGATCTCAGATCGTCCTTAATTTTAGTTAGTTTGGTATTGTAATTCCATCTTTTGTTTAGGGCTACTTCATAAATCCATTCTCTTAACTCTAGCTCTCTAGGTCTGATATATAAATCATCACCCATTATATAATACAATATTTCGTTAAATGGTATAATGCTCATATCTTTTTTCCCTATTTTATGCATCTTTGTATACCATTTATTGTATTTCTTAATCTCTCCAGTATAAGATTCTATCAGATGTGTGTCTGGATGGTATTGATAATTTAACAGATCTATACCTACATGTGTAGTCAACAGTGTCTTTTGTCCTCTCATATCTGGTTTTGGTAAATATAGTGTCGTATTGAGAATAGGGAACAATTTCTCATCTGTCAAAATTTTAGCCATAGTTTCTATAGCAATCATGCTTTCTTGTTTAAATCCTTTAAAATCGGAAATCTTTCTAACATTGTCTAACTTCTTAAACAGAGGTTTGTAGTTGTTAAAGTAAAAAATAACCTTTCCATCTTTCAGATTCTCATTTATTATTTCAACTTCTGATAATAGTTCGTCTATTATCTTTAGCAAATTGGATTCTAGTCTTAAAAATCTAATCTTATCACTTGCTCTACCAGGCAGTAGGTTTATTAAATTTCTTAACAATGTTTTTACGTTAAACAGATAAACATCGTAGAATTTTAACAAGTCTTTCTCGATTATTTTTTCTAGAATTATACCGGTAGCGAAATTAATACCGGTATAACTTTTGTACTTACTGGGTATTAGACTCATCTTCAATCCTTTCTTAGCTATTTCTAGCTAAGTAATATATTATAGTATATTTTTTAATTCAGCTTCTAACATATTTTTATCGACGTCAGGAGATATATTTTCTTTCACATATTGCTCAATGGTTTCTGAGTCTAATTTAGTTAATTCTATTTCTGTAGTTTTCTCAAGATCGAGTTCTTTCTCTTTTAAGTTTTGATTAGATTTCTTTTCTACTTTGAATTTTAGGTTAGGATATTTTTCCTTTAACTCTATCAAGTTTTGACTAAGAGCCGATCTATCGTTTACTATAAATCTGATATGGCCTTTATCTAGTTTTTTGTTTAATTTTTCTAATTCTTTTTCTATCGCATCCCAACTCGTTTTATCTAAATCAAATGTCTTAAAATATAACGCATTTGTATTTTCTAATACCTTGTAATCAAATGTCCCGTCAGAATTCAGATACACTAACAAACCTCCCTTAATATCTCCCTCGTCGGCAAAAGTCAATCTATCAAAACTTCCAGGGACTAGTATGTTTTCATATTGACTTCTATTATGTACATGTCCGCAATTTATTGTATACCTAGCTAATTTTACATATTCGTCTTGATCGTGAAACGACTCTGATTGGATATGCGGTATTTGATATTTAAAAGCACCATGCATTACTATCACATCTACTTTATCTAAATCATTTTCTTCCAACTTCTTTTTAACATCTTCTAACACCTCAGAAGCTTTATGCTTCCATTCATCCGGAATATATAGAAACCATAGACCTAAATCTTCTATGTACTCGACATCCAACTCTTCGAAGTATTTATAGTCTACCTTATCCTCTAGTCCTAGTGATTTTATTATTTCGGTAAGCTGTTTCACTTGCTTCCTGTCATGACTAGGAGTGCCTTCTAAGATTCTTAATTTAATGTTATTCATACTGCAATATTGTACCAATCTTGATAACCAACTATAGGCTAATATACTGTCTTTGTTAGCATTTGATAATAATCTGTCAAATACATCCCCAGATATTATTATCATATCCACGTTGTCTATATCTCTTTTATATTTTATAAAAAATCTGTCCAAATTGTTTATAATGTTGGTTGTTTTATTTATATCGTGTCCCAAATGTATATCTGATAATAGTAAATATTTTACTATATGTTTATTCATACCTCTGCCTTTCTGTGAAAATCATATTAGTAGTAAGGAGTAAACAATGTCAACATTACCCACATTATCAGGGGCTGGCTTTACCAATGATGGTAGAGTAAAACTCTATAAGTTATTTGCTTACTTTATAGCTAGTGATTATTCTCAAACAGTATTATACTATGGGAATGTATCCAGCCTAAAGTATCTATTAATGAAATACGGAGACGACTTTACTACATTAAAGTCTGAAATAAATTCTACCTTAATGTCTATGTATAGGAGATACTTTCCTACAGTAGAAGTAAACACTGATGTAGTGGAAGAGAATGGTCCTGATGGTACTGTCTACAATAAATTAACCATAGAAATTACATGCATAGATAAAGATAACAAAGAGTATAGTCTCACCCAGGACATTAGATATGCAAACGATATCATCCAAGAGTTAGACAACATACTAACTAGATTAAATCAAGTATAAGGAGTGTTAAATGGAATCTAAACAAAACAATAACCCTATGGAAGCTTTAGTAAAACAAAATAAGAATGAACTAAAAAAGTATCTAGAGGACATGAGTGGTATAGTGAAAGAAGCAATAGTGGAAGATGTGGAATTAGTTAGATCGGATTTTGAAAAATACTTTTTACCTATGATTACAATGCAGGTGGAACCTAATGAGGAAAACATGAAAAGGTTTATAAACAATATTTTGGCAGTGACTGAATCTTACTTCTTGGGAATAAAGGTAATCGATGATGTTACCAAGGAAGAATTATTCCTGTTACCTCCATTGATGCTAGATCTAGACCTTAACGACCCTATGATGAGAAACATTAGTTTCTTTAAATTACTAAATATGTACAAGAGCATCGAAGAAAATAGTGGTTCAGAAGCTAGAGCTTTTCTAGGTAAAACATTACCAGCGTTAGCAAGTCAAGCTTTCAAACCTGATCCTGAAAAAACAAAGAGATATATGGAAGGCCTATTAAAGCTATATAAGTTCTACGGTTTATTAGACGAAAAAGGACAACCGCTAGAAAACACCCAAAATGGTAATAGAGAATATGAAGATAATATAGGAGAATTTTTGGATTATGACGATTAGGAAATATCCTAATCGTCAATCACTAATTCTCTTTCTAACGGATCTAGTAAAATACTATAGAGATACATATCGTTTTCAAGATCTCTACTTATCACCATCATTCTTTTTTTGTTGCCTATAAAAAATGTTATCATAATAGGTGTTCCGTCTGATGTTAAATTGTTTATCAGGTCCTTATTTTTCTCGATGATATCATTTGCCAATAATCTAGTAAGAATGTTGTAAAACAACTCCTTGTCCCTAAGAGGATCATATTTGAATTTGGTAATAGATTTCATAATTTCCTTAGTTCTCTCGATTAAATCCTCTATACTACTCTCTAGAATGTAAGAATTATTCTTCTCATGTTTTAACTTCATTTCTATCTCCTTTATTTTTCTAACGTAAAATTCAGTAATCCTGCATTTTCTCGCTTTATGATATTGTAACTTAAACTCAGTTGCTGTAGGTTACCTCTCTTTTCCGCTACTCTATCGTTTTTCAAGTACACGTATTTTAATAACATACCTGGCTTGAATATTCTTTCATCTATGTTTCTTAACAATACTTTAGCGTCTATTGTACTGTTTTTTAAGATCTGGCTCCTGAATTTATATAGGTTATCATCGAAGTTTGTGTTAATTAAATTAGGTATCATATTCGCTAATTTATCAGAGAAGACATGCTCGGTCATGGCATGTTTATCCACTACCATCTCTTCTTCATTTACTAGAGTAAAGTCCTTGCTGATTGCTGGTAGAGGATATGTGATATTTAAACCACTTCCATACTTGGTTAGTTTGTTAGCTACTTGATTATCTATCTCTATATCGTTAGTGACGATTTTGTAGATTTTATTTTCCTTTAAATATGTGACATCGTTAAGATCAATACCTATAGTCTTACTGTTATAAAAGATAAGTTTAGGTTCATGACTAATATCAAATATCTCATGGTTATAGAGCTGGTAGATGTAACTTCTGTATTTACCCTCTCTGAGTTGTTTTATAAATGAATTTATCCCACCATTATATACACCATAGTCAAAGTCCTGTAGATAATGAGGTAATTTAGCTAACTTAGTAAATGATTTTACAATTATGTGGTCATAAATCCTTTTATTATCTGGTAGTCTCATATCGATACTATAGTCAATATTCTTACCTGCAATTCTTACTCTATTCATAGAGTAAGATAATAATGTCTTTATTACGTTTTCTACAGTAGTGTCTTTATAAACGCCACTCACATACAACTGCCTATAAATAGCTAAAATAGGATCAATGCATTGTCCTTTTACTAATACTACATCCATAGTGTTTAACTTATCCTTATCTAATCCATCATACCTACTGTTTTCAAACTCTTTTTCTTGCGATAAAATCATGAATTTATATCTAGTTATTCTAGGCACATTTTCATCTGGAAACTTTACTAGAATTGATATTTCTAAGTTATCCTTTTTAGGGTAAACATGTTTTAAGTAATCACCCATAGGCATCAAGAAGTCTACCGTGATTTCAGAAGATATAGCCGAGTTATAATTCTCCACCACATCGTAATACAATGGATAGTTGATAGGGATATCTTCAGTATCCGTATGTAGTATATACCTAATATCTGGAAATACAAATCGATTAGAATTATTGATTATTGATCTTACCTCTTTTTCTAGCAATTTAGCTGTATACATCGTCATCCTTCTTAATGTATTTTATTCATAAAAGGATAGGAAAGAATATTAATGCTAGAGGTTTAGTCAAACCTCTAGCTTACTGATATCGATCTTAGGTCCAGTAGGTCCTTGGACAAACATGTCTTCTCCAAAATCATCTTCCTCAATTTCTTCTTTAATTTTATTCTGGATATAATCTTTATTTATATCTAATACATTTTCTAGAAATAATTCCATCTTTTCCTTTAGTAAGTTGTCATCAGTGCTTACTGAGTATTTTAGTAGTTCTAAAGCTTCTGCTATGGATTCTGCTATATGCGGGATTTCATTACTGTCTTTTATAAATATTGGAAAACCGTCGTAGTTTATGTCTATCAAACGACTGATAGGCAACATTACAGTATCCATTTCTTTTACTGTTTGCTTTCTATCTAGTTTGCCATCCACAAACACTCCAGGTAGACCAAAGTTCTCCAGTTCTGCTTCTGAATAAAGAGCCAGTCTAGGCACTCTCACTAGCACTAATCTTTTTAGGTTATCAAAAACTTTTCTTCTTAGTTCGATAGGACTAATATAGCCTCCAATTGGTGTATTCATTTTCAAATCCTTTGTCTAGGTAAGTTCGATAAATAATATCTACCTATAGTGTACAGGATGGGTATGAAATATAATTGTTGTATTTCTCCTATTTCTGGTAGTATTCTGATGGCATTTATGATATCGTTAAACTCTATAGGTTCTCTATAAATTACTGACAGTGTCATGTTTTCCAGTTTAGTCAGTTCTTTATCTGTGTTATTTAAAAGTACATCATAAAAGCCTTCTCCAAACAAGTAATAGTCGTTTGTCGATAAAACAGGGAAATATTCATTCTGTATATTGTCTTTTATTTCTAATTTACCATCTGGATTATCGGCGGGTAATAATACTTTAGTAACATTACTATATCTTAATGGTTTTAAGAATGGATTAACTCCAAAACGTGTAGGATATTCCAATTTGAACTTTGTTTTAATATATTCCGGATAAACACTTTCATCTAGCATCATGTCTAGAAATGTACTTTCTCCTACATCTAGACCATAGGTATAAATTTTAGGACTAAGCTTACTTCTTCCCATAACTTCTAAAACAAACTTTTCTAATATAGGGTCATAAATTATATCAGCATCTGATTTAAAACATAAAACATTGTAAAGATCAGGTCTGATAAAACGTCTGTTAAAATACTTTAACAGATTCTCTAATTCTTCCTTTAGAAGAGAGAGATTATTATAATCAGTCTCTGTATATAGAGGTTCTGATTGGTCAATAGCATAATCCTTATTGTACACTAACGTATTGACAGTCTTGCTTAACAGTCTATCTAATATGTCTTTATTACTCTCGTCTATTATGGCACGTATTTTAAATTCTATTTTAAACACATTGTAGAGATTATATACGCCTCTTTTCACGCTTGTTAACGAAAATAAACCTATCCTACCGTCTACCAGCTTAGCTGTAAATAAGTCTCCTAGTTTAGGCACGATATTTAGATCTATTAGACCACTGCCTTCTAACTCAGTAGGAGATGCATTATTCAAAGGACTATCCAGATAGATGACAGCGTCTTTTATTCTAACATATTCTGTAATAGGTAAATCTATACTGATATCGTAATCTGATTGATAGTCAGTAAGATCGGTAATCAAATTGAAATAATCCACTGTCCATGGATATCCTCTTAATTGCTTCACAATAGCTGTATCCGGTGCTTCTGATTCCATTATAGGTGTAGGCGTAACATTAACTTCTTTACTCTCTATCTTTATATTTTCTTTTACATTAAATATTGACATATTCGCTCCTTATTACATATCTTCACGGAAAAGAATGAGTAGTATCCTGATAGTCTATCGACTATCAGGACTTAATATTAACGCTATGATTCTCATCAGCATTACAGTAAACATAGAATTTCCATACTCATAATGTCCGTATATGTTTAGTTTATCTAACATCTCTCTCCATTGCGATATAAAGTCTTCAGGTAGACCATTCACATTGTAAAGCATATTTAAATCCCAGACTACGTTCAATAACAATCTATAAGTCTTTAATGTGTCTAATGGTTTGCTAGTCCTTATTTCACCGTTCTCGTTTAGATAAAGACCCATGTCTTTCACAAAGGCATCTTCCAAAATTTCAAAATGTACAAAATCCATACCTGGAGTAAATAATGATTTTCCTACTCTTGTTTTCAAGTATTTGAGAAAGAAATCATTCATATTCAGAGCTTTAAGTTCTTCTATACTAGTGATGTAGTAAGGATCACTTGGGTCTACTTCTAAGAGTATAGATAATAATCTTATCATACCCGGTTTTACAGGCACATGTTTGAAATCAAAACTATCAAAGTTAGGTATTCTTATTATCACATCACCAGTTCTGAGATATCTATAAATAGATTCTTTTATCTTGGCAAATGCTTCGGCATAGTAACTACCTTTTTCACCTACTAACGTAGCTTGCTCCTGCGGAATAAAGTCTTTTTTAATAGGTTTATTATTTACTAATAGAGGGTATTGTGTAAACAATGTATACGGAACTTCTAAATCTATAGAGTATTGAAATTCTATGTAATATCCTTTGCTGTCGTCTTTATCAATCCTTATTTCAAAAGGATCTGTAACAAGATGCGTGAGTACACTAGGTTGTTGTTCCCTTACTACCGGCACGGAATATTCATCTGTTCTGCTTCTCATAAAGTCTAGAGGTACCGCAGCTATGTTAATCAAATAGTCCTTAGGAGGTATATTTTTCAACTCAGCTATGTTTTCTATAAGAGCCAATAGTGGCACCGGAATAGTATAGTAATACTCCACATCAGTATGGAGTATGTTATTATCTAAAGTAGCGGAAGATTTAAGTAATGATAAAATCTTAACTAAGACATTTCTATTTCGAGAATAATATCTGAAATTTATGTTATACGTAGTGTTAATTAGGTTAGGCAATACAAAAAATCCTATTCCTTTATCTCTCAAGATAGCCTTAGTATCAGGATCTGATACAGTATTGTTATAAACATATTCGCCTTCAGTGATTTTCTCGACAGTGATTTCCAAATATTCTTCTTTCATCTTGTTATCAGCAATATGAGGCTCGGTTTCAAAATTGCTAGCCTCTTTATCAGATAAGTAAAATGTGTATAAGTTTTCAGACTTTAAAATAGTATTTTTTACTAGTTCTACTACAGATTTTACGATAGGTCTATCGATGGTAAAATCTGTATTATTCAGTAATACTATTCTCTTTATCATTTTCTACTTCTTCTACGAAAGGTTTGACCTTCATCATTGTTAATAAATCTACACTTAATACTAGACCTAATACTGCTCCGTAATGAGCAAATGCAAAGGCGATAGCATCCGTTACAGTAAGATCAATGTTTCTTTTCTTCATATCGTCTATTATTTCATCAATTTCTAATTCTAAAATTTCGTAACCGTATTGTTTACCTTCTTCTAGTGCTTTAAATCTTTCGTAGTACATGAATAGTATTATATCCCTATGATTCTGATCTTCTAACTGGGATATCGGTCTTAATGCTCTCTTTCTAACTAACTCGTCTAAAGACAGAACAGGACTGGTCATTATTTCTTTTACCTTATTTTCTAAATCGTCTGTTGACATATCTTCAAACCACTCATTAACTGCTTTATACATGTTTACGTTGTTGACATTTAATTCCACATTGTCTAAAATATCTTTTATCTTTATTCCTGGATCAGGTAGTAAAGATACTAAATATCTGTTTAAGCTACCTACATTATTTCTTACATCTTCACAATCTAAAGTACCTTTTCTAATACATTTTATTGCTTTCAATACCAGTGTTTCAAATTTAGCTTTACTTATCATTTTCTTTCCTTTCGTATAATTTAATATTAGCATCTAGGTAATCGTAAATAGAGTAGTTGTTAAATGTTTGAACTGTCTTAATCAATCCACTAAATGAATCGTTAATAAACTTAAACTCTGTTCTAAGTAATACGTTTAACATTAGTTTGTATGCTTCTGCTTTTTTGCCTTCTAGACTACTAGCCTGTACTTTAAGTTCGTAAATAAAGTCTTTAAATGTCTTTAACTTCTTTTTATTTTCTTTTAATATCAAAGCCATGTATTTACTGTTGATCTTTAACTCTCTGACTATGTTTTCCATAGCACTTACTGATAATACTTTAATCGGTACATTATTCGTATCCACGTTTTTATCATTAAACTCGAGCTTGCTATATTTGATTAATTTATAGATACTAGGCAATCTCTCTAGAATAAATGAAATATTATCATCGTTCTTTCTATTACTGAGTTCTAGTATCACGTTTTTCATTTCAGGATTTTTATACATCCTGTCAGCTAACACTACCTTATCAGGCTTTATAAATAGTATGTTTATGCGGTGATCATAATTGGGATCTAATCTTTGGTTTAGATATTGATCTACAATAGGTAAACCTATACGCTTATTGTAATACCCATGTATGAAAAACATTTCGTAATAATCTATTAAATCATTTTGATCTCTAGGTATCGCTTTCTTATCAGACAGATTTACTTTTAAGAATTTACTAGCAATACTCTTTACCTTTTCTTTAAGAAATGAATTAGTATCTTCTATGTTTGCTAGTAATACAATATTATTATATTCTTTCACATCTAATCCTCTAATTACGTTAAAGAATCTACTCAGACCTATGTCGCTAATCTCTCCTCCTAATATGTATACTCCGGTTAATTTTCTTCTCAACGTCTTAATATCTTTCTCTGTAAAAGAAGTCAGTGGACTATCTGAGTACTTTAAATTAGAAATCTTTTTTTCAATACTACTTAACAATACTGTCTTGCCGGTAGCTAGTCTAAATAAGATAGTAACAATTTTAACTAATAAGTCTGCTAACAATTCGAGCGATTTAATAATTATATCGACTAATTTATAAAAAACTTTTTTACCTAATTTTACCCAGTCAATATCATCAACATCTTCAAATCCGAGTACTTGTTGATTGTTAGCCAAGATATCCAAATTGGTTTCATATTTTCTATCTAATATCTCAAATGCTAGATCTAGTTCCACTAGTTCTCTAGACTTTTCAATCATCGCATCTAGGTCTATGTTTGCATCAATATCTTCTACAGCCAGCATTTCTTTCTTCATCCATTTACCCATATACCATTCTTCGTTAGGTATTTTTGTCATCTCTGAAGTCTTTATTTTATCCTCGAGATATTTGTTAAAATCTAAATTAAACATTCTTTCTCCTTACTGAAACGTATTCACAGAAAAAAAGTAGAATAGTGATCGACTAATTGTCGATCACTATCTTATTTACTCAGCTTTACCTTCTTCAGATTTTTCACCTGATTTTTCTTCTTCTTTAACATATAGTTTAGCAGATTCTCTTACGATCATCGCTATTCTAGATTTAACCAGATCAGCACCACTTGAAGCAACTGCTGTAACTGCATCTTTTGCTACTTTGTTAACAAATAGTTTAACTACAAGTCTAGTAATAATACTTGCTTCTTTTTTATTTTTTAGTTCTTTAGCAACAGTTTCTTTAAATCTTTTAGCTTCTTTTTGGAATTTTTCTAGGACTCTACCTACAGTTTCTCCTGCATTTTTAAGCTCTTCAGCAACTGCTTTAGCTTCGTCAAATGTAAGAGGTTTTAAGTGTTTTTTAGCGTTTTCAATCGCTGCTTTATTTTCGTCGATTGTAAATGATTTAACACTAATGCTTGTTAGTTTTTCAAGAGGTGTTTTGAATTCACCTTTCTTAGCGAAAATTATGTTTCCTCTGATTTTGTTAGCTCTAATCTCAGTGACAACTACAGTAACTTCAGAATCCTTCATATCTTTAGCATATCTTTCTTTAACAAAGTTTGTTGCTAATTCATACGCAGGTTTTATAGAATTCAAACCAGTCTCAGCGATAGCGTCGATCTCTTTTAATACTTTCTTAAGCTCGTCGATGTTTTTAGGGTCTTCTTTAACAGTGTTTTCAATTTGTTTTAACGCTTTAGCATAACTTACAGTTACACCGCTAAACCAACCTTCTAAAGATTTTAGATATTTCTCAATACCTTTAGCATCTAAGCTACCACCAATTAATTCTACTACCCAGTTATTTTCAGCTAGTTGTTGAACTGTTTTGTCGTCAAACTTAGCATCTTTAGGTAATATAGTTTTACCTTCTTTTTCTAGTTTCTCTAACATATCAAGAAGTTTTTGTCCATCAGCTTCTCTCTTACCAAATAGACCAGCGATAAAGTCTACTACTTTCTTAACAAATTTTACTACAGCTTCCCAAACTTTAATAGCGGCATTTTTAATACCTTCCCAAAGTTTAGCAGCTACGTTTTTCTTTTCTTCAGGTACGTTTTCACCGTCTGCTTCAAATCCAGGTGTAAGAAGTTTGCTAGGTTCAATTCCTAATACTTTTAGATTTGATTCTAACACGTGATAAGATTCTTGAGCTGCTACTGCGTCAAATTTACCTTTAGCAATTGCTTCAGCATCTAGTTCAGCACTAGCTTCAATGTTTTCAACTGCAGCGATAGCTACTTCTGTCATGATTGATGTTTCTACAAGTTCTTCAGTAGCTTCCATAATGTCTAAGCTTACTGCATCTACGTCGATTTCTGGATTACCGAATGGCTTTGTATCCTCAACCGCTTCTTCGAATCCTGAAATGAATTTTTCAAATGTTTGCATTTCTGCTCCTTTACTTTATTTTATACTTTTTTAGCTAATACGTAGTAATCAGTTAAAATAGTCAAAAAACGACTAATCCTTTTAGTAGTAAAAATGAAATGTCTATAGTAAATAGTAGTACTATGCACAATACTAGCTACCTGTCGTGTTGTATACAGTAATAGCTCATTATAACCAATCCATACTTTCTTTATTGTTTTCTGACATGGATCGTCATCTGATAACTTTTCTAAGATATTATTTTCTAACTTTATCAGTGTCTCTGTGTTGTTTAGTATTTTCATAATACCCTTTAAAGCAGTAGCATCTTTTTTACTCTCTCTAGCCATTGCATCAAATGCTGCTAACTCTTTTAAGTATTCGTTTATGTGTTTCAAGGTAGGAATGTCTGAATCTTCTATTAATGGTTCTAGATTAAAACCTAACTTTTTCACATCCTCAAAAGTCATTTTCTGTGTAGTAACAGAAAACTGAGAATACAGTGCTTTTAATTCTCTCATTACCCTAGAAAATATTTCACATAGTTTCTCACCATCCAATAACTTACTAGTATTCATCAAACACTTCACATGGTCTACATGTTTCTCGAGAGTAGTTTTATCAGGTATATTGATTCTAAGGAAACTTATCTCAGTAGGAGAAATACTGCTTAACACTATAACTTCTTTTTCAGGAATGTTAAATAATTTCCTTATATCGCTCACAGCTCTTTGGTTCATAGGGGACGCATAATCTATGTTAAAGAATAACGGTAGTTCTTTAAATCCGTTTAAGTCAGTCTTAATCTTGTCATAGAACGATGATAGTAACTCTGATAAAAGCTCGCTATCACTGATAGCAAAAGCTTTAATAATATTTTCCATATTATTATCAGTACTGAGGTATTCTATACTTGTTCTAGGTAAGATAAAACTTACAGTACCTTCATTTACTACATCCATTAGTCTTAAATGTATTTCTTCCAAAGCTTTGAGAAACTTACTAACGTTTCTAGGATGCATTGGTTCACTAATATAATACATAACCATAGGCATGGACTCTAAGGTACGTTTTTTGGCTTCGTCCAAAATATTTAACACTCTAGGATTTTCATCTTCTTTAATTTCTTCTAGTTTTTCTTCTAAGTTTTCCTTTCTCTTTTTAGCTTCTTTTTCTGCTTTTTTTACACTCTCCTCTACTACTTTTTTAGGATTATTGTCTTTTCTGGTAAATACTTTAACAATAAAATCCCATACTTTTAAGATAAGGTTTTTAATATAGTTGATTAGTTTTAATATAGCGTCTCTTATCGCAGCTAATATGTCTCCGAGTATCTTTTTGGTTCTACCTAGTATTCCCTCGAATCCTATAAATGTCCTATAGTCTTCTCTTATATCGATATCTAAAAATTTAAGATCAGTTTTAATAACCTCCATGCCTATACCGATATCAAATTCTTTATCTTCTAATGTTAGCGGATGTTCTATAAATTGTCCTAAGTTTATTACCGATAATTTATTCTCGGCTAATTCCTCATATGCTTCTATCACATCACATATAGTAGGTTCAATTGTTAAAACAGTATCATTGCTGGTTACGAGCTCGTTAAACATCTTTCTATCCTTTATATTTAGTTAATCAAAAAATAAGGACTGAGACGGAACTTAGCCGTCTCAGTCTTCTATAATGGATCTTATCTTTTCTTCTGTTAATGCTAACTGTTTCTCGTAATACTCTATTTGCTTTTTAAGCTTTTCGTTCTCAGGTTCATTTTTTAATCTTTGTTTAAGTTCTAACAGTTTCAGTTCTAGTAGTTTTTTTCTTTCTTCTAGAGATTTTAATCTATTAATCTGTAAATCTACTAGAAACTTTCTAATGTGGTAAATAGGGTTACCGGTAAATCCTAACGAATAACCTTCATTAATGGATTTGTTAATAAATCCTAATGTTTTATTATCAGTAAAACCAAGAGATCTTAACACTTTTAACACCATTGTTGATACTAGGTTTTTACCAGCAGGCATTTTACCCACAGTGTTAATCACATCTTCAATATCTGTCTTAATATAGAACTTATAGAGCTCCACTAAGCCTCTAATTTGTTTAGTAACGTCTTTAAACATTTCGTCTAATACTGAACTGCTGTAACTATTTGAATCATTGATATAGAATCTATCTAACAAGTAGACCAGTATTAGTGGTAGGTCAGTAATCATGAATATACCTGTATTGTATAACATATAGATAGTTCTTAGATTAGGGTTATTAGTTCTTAAAGGTAATTCTTCAGGAAGATCCTTTATCTTAGCTCTCAATGCTGGTATAGCAGCTTTATATCTTTTTAGGATAGAGATTAAGTCAGAAATAAACTCTAAGTCGTCTTTCGTTTTAATATCTTTAAATATCATTAACGAAGTAAATCTTTTTCTATTCTCAAACCCTTTTAATGTCTTAGCTATGTTTGTTAATGTAGGGATTACGCTATCAGTTAACTCAGCTTCGATTATATCTAGTGTTTCTTCAATATCTGTTTTCGATATCGTCTTTTCGAACAATTTAAACATCTCTTCTCCTTTTGTTAAAACGGTGATTTACCGGCTATTAAAGTTTTTAGTAATTCATCAGTATCTAGTCCTTGTTTACCGTTATTTAACATATTAAACGGTATAACCGAATACGGTCTAGTGAATTTTGTTATATAAATCATCTTTTCTTTGTGTAAGTCTATAAAACTAATAGAATGTGCTTTTAATTCCTCTATTAGTTTCATCTTACACTTATCAGATTTAATACTACATTTAATAGCAGATTCTATATACGGTCTCTCTTCCATTGTGAAATTATACAGGTTATAATAAGCAGATACATCTTTTAGTGTCAATAATTTCTTCAGTCCAGCTTTTGTTTCTTTCTCTTTTATTAAAGCATAGAGTTCGCTTTCGCTAGAAATTCTTTTCTTTTTATAATCTTTTACTAAATCACTAGCAAATAGAAATTCTTTCCAGCCAATTGCTCCTGATCTTAACTCATCCAGTCTATTAGAAAATGAAGCTCTCTCTACTTCTCCAATCATCAAGTCTATAAAGTCTTTAACATCGATGTAAAGTATAGTAGGTTTAATAAAGATAGGAATATCTATTACAATTGTTTTATCTCCCACTCTTCTTGCATACTTGATATTAATATAGACATTCACACCTTCGATTTTGATATTACTTGCATTACCTTTGTCGTTTTCAAAACCAGCAAACAATCTTTTATCGTCTAAAATCTTTTCAGTAACTTCTTCTGCACCTAATGCTCTTATAACATCTGTAGGTACGTGTTTACCTGTGATAGTAGAAATCTTAAACTCATCTGTTCTAGATACGTTCAATATTATTTTCAGCGCTTCCACGATAACAGTACTGAAATTTATCAACTCGAATTTGATAATGTTTTTTATCAGAGACTTGTCAGCGTATTCTAGCTGTTTACTCAATATCACTTTAGGTTCAATTACATACCTGTTGATAATATCAGTAACGTCATCAGGTTGTGCTTGAATTTTATCTAGCCAGCTTATTAAATCAGCAAACCCATTTAAAATTTTAGGTACCATTATTACTCCTTAATACGTGTTATGTTTCATAGTAAGCCAATCTGGACTATCCGATGAAGATAAATATAATTATAGTAAGGAATGAATGATGGCAATTTATGACGGTAACATTAACGATTTTTTAGATAATACCGCTTTAGGCGGCATGGATAAAGCTGTAGCAAATACCCTATACGGTTTAAAGCATACCAGGACCACACCTCCTGTAAAATCGTCACACGACTACCAAGGATTTACGTTTTTCGTAAGACCGCAACTCAATCTCAGATCTGATAATATTAGAAACATCAGACAATTTTACCCGCTCCTAACTAAGGACAGACTTTCTATACAGAGATATGTGAGAGTAATGCTAGATCCTAGACTACCTTTTAAATTATACATAAACGGAGAATTAGAAGATAGTTTCTACGGTAAGGAAATAATCGATTGCCCTATAGTAGATAAGTACAATCCGTTTATACCAATTCTGACAAATACCATCACCAATATGTCTGGATGGCCAGATGTAGTAGTGCCTGAGTGGACTAGTAACCCAGGAATAAGAAAAGAACAAATCAGCATGGTGGATGGTACTTATGAAATCAATGATGTTTTCGACATTGACGTTACATTTAGAAACATAGTAACTGATCCTATCCTATACATGATGCAAATATGGACTATGTATAGCACATTTGTCTTTGAAGGAATGTTGGCACCTTATTGGGACTTTGCCTTAGAAAATGAAATAGACTACAATACCAGAATTTATAGAGTAGTATTAGATCCTACTTCCAGATATGTAAAAAGAATAGCTGCTACTGGAGCAGCATTTCCTATAAATGTGCCTACTGGAAAATTCTTTGATTTTAGTTTCGATAGACCATATTCCGACCAGACAAAAGAAATTAATATCAGATTCAAATGCATAGGTGCTACTTATAACGATGACATATTAATCAGAGAGTTTAACCAAACTAACGCTATATTTAATCCAGCCTATAGAGCGTATCTAAATGGTAATAAAAACACCATGGTAGAAATCCCTAAAGAGTTATTAGAAATAATAAACTTCAGAGGTTATCCGTATATAGATCCAAATACATATGAATTCAAATGGTTATTACCTAAAACCAGTCCTACGTTTATGAAGCTAGACGAAATTGTAAACAAAAAGAAAATTAAACAAAACGAAATTACCCATGAACAAAACATACCTAATTTTAACCTAGAAGGAGTATTAAATGGCTAATATTTTAGACGACATATCAAATCTACTTTATAACCCTAGTGCTATACAAAGTAAAGTATTAGAACTCCTTAGTAAAGGAAGCGAAGGAAAAGTAGATATTCCTGATCCTACTAATCCTTTTGTTTTTCTTGTAGAGAGTAATGCATTAATAGGTTCAGGGATAGTGCAGGAGTTTGGAAACAACATTAAAAAACTCTACCCGCATTTAGCGGAGAATAAAGAGGACTTATATCATCATTTATCCGATAATGAATTACAAGATATATTTGCTAGTCCATCCACTGGTAAGTTTAGATTTTTCCTAAGTATCGATGAAATAAAAAACAATATACCACTTACTAACAATTATTACGAGCTATTAATACCTAAATTAACTAAGATAACTGTGAATGATATAGTCTTCACTGTGTTAAACGATATAGTCATTAGGTACTACGATAGCAGAAAAACGTTTGTTAAACTAGTAGGTAATAATATAGGAATTAGCCACGATAATGACATAATTTGTCCATCGGGTATAATTACTGATTCTAACCTGAATGAGTGGCTAATCTTTGATGTGGATATTCAACAGTTGAACTATACGATTATAAACGATACTATCATAAATTCAAAACCTTTCTATAAAAGAATACCTATTGAGAATCAATATGCTTATGCAGAAGCATATGCGTATAGTCCTACGAATGGTAGCATGATTAAACTAAACAAAACGTATAGTAGTTTTGTGTATAATCCAGCTATTCCGACTGTCTACTTAAAGCCTATTGGTAAAGAGCTAATAGTAGAAATACCTTTAATCTATACGTCTAATAATGTAATCACAGGAGATTTTAAGTTAGATCTATTTACTACACACGGTGAATTAGATATGCCTCTGGAAAACTATTCTATGTCAGATTTTAGCATTAGCTTTCCGGAAAATATAGATGATCCAAGATTTAAACCATTATTAAACATGAATGTACTTACAAAAGGTATAGGGTTTACATATGGAGGTAGAAACGAGTTAACATTTGAAGAGCTAAAAAATAAGATTATTTATCACAGTACAGGTGATAACTTACTACCTATCACAGAGGATGAAATAAAAGAAGAGTTAAGTCAAATAGGTTACGAATTAATTAACAAGGTAGATACAATTTTAGATAGAATCTATATAGCTGATAAAAAGATAAGCAGTTTAGGATTTGATGTAAATGTTCTAGCAGATGTTTTTTCAGAAAACATAGTGATAAGGGCTAACAACATAGATAACATCTATATTAAACAGGATGGACCTAGATTAATTATAAATCCATTTACTGTGTTCGAACTAATGGAAGGTAAGTTAAGACCGTTAACTGTAACGGAGTTAGAAGAAATAAACGAAATGGAGAAGGATGAATTACTTACTCTCATTTCCCAGAAGAAATATTTTTACAATATATACAAATATGTATGTGACTTTGAGAATAAGTTAAAAGTAAGGGCGTATGATCTAAATATGCCTAGTGTATATAACAACCGAAATATAGTTATTAACAGTGGTTTGAATACACTCACTACCTTATCCAATTATAAATTAACAAGATTGAAAGACGACTTCTATCTAACATTTACAATTAATCCAGATGAGAACTTTTTAAATCTAGACCTCAATAGTCTAAAAATCCAACTAACGTTATATGGAGAAAATGAGGGAGTAAAATATTCATTCTTTGGAGAAATTCTAGAAACAGAAACAGGATTAGTAGGTAGAGTAAAGATAAACACCACTGGTTATATAAACGAAGATGATAAAGTTGAACTAAGTAATTTCATATCTAGTTTAACAGTAGGTAGCTGTAACTTAATAAATGATGCTTACTTATTAATTTACTCTACTACGAAATTAGCTAATGATAAGGATCTTACCTTACTATCGTTAGCAGAATCGGAAGATGTTCAGACAGTAATTTATAAAGAAGATCTGACCTTAGAATTCGGAAAGAGATTAACTTATCTATATACTAATTACGATGTTAACTACACTTCTAGAAAATATAAAACTTACGACGAAGATGTTTACTTAACATATGAAGAAGATGTCTATGAACTAGATGAAACTGGTACTCCTAAGCTAATCCCGGTAGACACAGATGGAGACGGAGAACCTGATGATGTAGAATTCGTAATATTACACAGAAAAGGAGATCCTGTATTAGACGATGAAGGGAAACCTATAATTGTACATAAAGCAGGAGATGTAGTGCTAGATGAAAATGGAGATCCTATAATTGACTATGAATTAGGATTAGAACATATCCTAAATTTATTGCTTTTAGAGTATCCGATAAGAAGTGCTACAAATCCTGTTTACAGAGATTATAGAATAGCATTATACAAAGAACTAACGTATACCGTTACTACTGAGCTAGATGATATTAACAGTAGGATACTAGAGAATACAGTAATTAAATTCAAACCTAGAAACAATTTAAGAGATGTTAAACTAGTGGTGAATGATACTATTTATTCAGTACCTAACTTTATAAATCCTGTTATTGATATCTATGTAGTTAACACAGTCCTCACACCTGACTTAAGTACTAACTTTAAATTAATAGCAGGACGCATATTACAAGAAGGTTTAAGAGAGAATAAGCGTATCTCAGAAATAACTGATGACATTACGAAAGCCCTAGGAGACAATGTAGTATCTGTTAAGATTTACAATACTGATAATATTGGCGATATCGATATTAAGACATATACTCCTGACAGTAGCAGGCTGGTAATAGATAAAAGACTATCCATAGGATCAGATGGTACTTTACTACCAGAACTTAAAGTAGACGTAAATATTTATAATCTCTAGGACTATTTGTCCTAGAGATTATGTTTTTTATTAATTAGAATTTCTCATTCCTGAAAACAGTCCTTCTAATGTAAACACGCCTAACAAAAACATCTTTTTATTTTTTCTTATAGCAGCTAGATCATCTTTAGAAACTATTAAAGATAGCGGTCCTTCTGTCATGACGTCTAAAGTAAAATTATTAGTCCCTAATACGTAATTAAATTTATGTTCTACTAACAACATTGCTGCTTCACTTACATCCTCTATTATTTCTGCAGGTACATCGTAAGAGTTCTTTAGCAAGTTTTTGAAAATTATCTTGCCTCCTAAAACAATCTTTGACGGTTCAATACCGTTAGCTTCGCAATAATGTTCTTTTACAATTTCAACTTTAGAAGCAAGTCCTGCAGCTAAACCTGCTTTGAGTTGTTGTCTGGTACTTTTATCCCCTGTTATGTATGCTTCGTTAAATTTAGCTAACGTTTTCTTTGCATACAGAATTGGGACTGTTCTTGTTAATAAGTCTGCATTAAGTTCTCCCATGACGAAAAATGGGTAAAGTACATCCTCTATTCTTAAACCTAACATGGATTCTCCTTATTCGTAAATATTATCATCAACGTAATCATGATTTGAAAGAAGTAGCAATAATAAGGAGCAACACATGGCAATTTTTTATGTAGATGAATATATGCTCTATAACACATTATCAGATGTAATAGAAGCTGAATATGAAGTATATTTAGACCCGGGATTTAACAACTTAATAGCCAGCGGTAAAGTGAGTAAACCTGATAATGTTTTAGAATGGTTTAACAGTCTGCCTAAAAACATACCGCATAAGTTTATAGAAGAGGATACAGATATTTATCCTAGAGTAAAATTACATACAATAAACTCTGTATCACCATGGTATTTATTAAAACCAGATAAAAGTAGAAATATCAGGTACTACGATAGAGATAAATTTGTTAGAGAGAGAATCTACGATAAGAGAGGTAATCTATTAAAAGATCTATTGTTTAAAGAAGATGACAAACCTATTGACATTTGGTTCTATAATACTATCTGGAAAGAAGACTTCTTACTACCTATGTTAGATCCGAATGAATGGAAAACAGAATACTTTACTTTAGGTAATAAAATAATTGGTAATAGAAATTTAAGAGTAGAAGAAGATGGAATTGAAGGATGGTTAAAATTAGGTACAGACTACGAAAATGAATTTATGTATGGTAATCAGATAGAATACACATCACCTATACCTATACCAAAAGATGGTTACATAGAGACTAAGGTATACTTAGATACTATGGTTAATAGTAGCTTAACTGTAAATATTCAGGTAGGTAGTTACACCTTACGATTAGCATCCTTTATTTCTTTAAATGGTGTAACCAGGTTATATATGCAAGTACTAAATAAAAACATATTACAACAACAGGTCGTTGTTAATTCTGAGGACGATAAAACATACATATTAGGTATAGCTATAGAAGGAAGAGTAATAAAGTTTTATCAAAACCACAAAGAACTAGGAAGATATATAGCATTCGATGATTTAGAAGACACAGGTAAGTTAATAATAAAAACGGATCCACTAACCTTAGATAACAGGGGATCATATTCTATCGATTATATATCTGTAATGAAGAAATCAGACTTTACAGTAGATAGATATTAAATATCCACATGAGTCGTATGACTCATGTGGATACCATATTCTCTATTATATAATTAGCTAACAGTTTTACTTCTTCATTTGTCTTGGTTAAATTTCCTCTGTGATTATTAATATTAATATCTGGTTTAATCTTATCTACATCATATCTTATTCCATTTGCGCCGCATGTGCTAATATCTGAGTTTACTTTTACTATTAGCGATTTGAGTGTTCCATCTTTTAGCACATGATACTCAGGTATAAATCTTAAATCCGGTATTACAACTACGTCGACATCTCTTTTTAGAGACTCTTCTACTAAAATTCTAGCAAAGATGTCTTGACCTAATTTACTCCTTAGACCTTCAGCATATCTTATTATGGCTTCTCTGGTGGTGATTATCTCTGCCCCAAAACCCACTAGTACATTATCGTTTTTCATCTTTTCTAAAACGATAGGATCAACTCTAAAAGATTTAGCAACCATTTCCTTTAATGGTCTAGCTAATGAATCATAGTAGACTTTATAACCTGCATTCCTTAGATGTTTGGTTAACATGGTAGCTACGGTGTCTTTACCACAACGATCGTAACCTGTAAATGCTATAAATATCATTTTTATTCCTTTATCGGTATTTTATTAAGAACATTGTAATCTTTATACAACTCTATATTTTCACCTATCAAATGGCTAGAAACTTTAATATTAACCACATTAGGTTTATTACTACTAATATAATAAGCATCCGCAGTACTGACCGGGATACAGATTATTGTGTTTTCGTTATCTAGACCACATACTTTATTCTCAACTACCTGGGGTTCTCTTAACCGGATAGTAGAAACACTTTCTCTCTGAAAAAACATAAATAGTATTAAGAAAGTTATAAGACTTACTATACTATAAACTACAAGGAACCATACTGTTGCTGCTAGTAAATAGCCTGTCATGTTGTTATTTGTTCCGTGATCTTCAAATATAACAATCTTATACAGTACCACCACGAATGTATAAAACAGAAAGCCTAATATCAGAATCTTGCTTTCCTGATATATTGTAGCTAATATACCAGTTATTATAATTATAACGTTCATTAGTATAACAGCTATCTTATAGTTACGATCATTCCTTTCCATATCTAGCCTTTAATAAAATAGTAATATATTTAGCTGCTTTAAACTTCTTGTAAAGCCTATCTATTCTACCAGTCTTTATACTTAAGACTGCTTTTCTTTTTTCTTTTGGTGGTCTATTCGATTCCATTATCTCTAGATATTTAGAAATTGCTTTCAATTCGTTTTCGTTCATAAATTCATGTATCCTACCAGTAATATCTACTACGCCACTAGGATCTTTTAACAAATAATTTCCATCTTCATAATGATATTCTATTTCTACAGATCTATTAACCAATTTTGATAAATCGTGTCCATCGTCTTTAGGTAATCTCGATTTGGCTACCCTGATCACTACGCGTCCTAGCTCTAGCAAAATATTGTTAATATCTTCAACTGTACCTAAATATACAATACTGAATTGCCCGTCGTAACTGCAAGGATAGAGCTTATGTTCTGTTATTCTCTTAATAGAATCAAATCTTCTATCAAACTCTAATAATTCTAGCTCTTTCTTAAGAGTGCAAATAACAGACAGCTCCTTTATAAAAATTGAAATCAAAGATTTCTCGTCCTTATTTAACTTTCTGTTCAGCTCTATTATCTCATTTTTATTCCCTGTACTTACTTTTATAAAAACTTCCATTTTCAATCCTTAGATACTTGGTAATCTACTGCGATATGAGGAATATCTAAAATTCTTATTATTCAGCGTCTCGATAGCAGAAAACATAAATCTGTTAAACTTATCACATTTCTTAAATCTTAATAGATAAGGAAACTTATCCTTTATCTTTTTTCGTTCTTGCCTGGAATTAATATTACTCTCTACCTCATCCATAGCACTTAATTCTTCTTGGGTTAGATATTTCTTTAAAGATTCTCGTCCCCATACTTTAGCACGTGTTAGGACTCTAAGATTCTTATCCAGTAATCTAATTGTATAAATATCAGTATCATTGTTTTTAGTAACTAGTTTAAAAGCTGTTTTAAACATTTATTCCTCCTTAAATCCATTTAAGATATAACAGATAGCTCTGGCTTGATTAATAGGCGTTACACCAAACATATCTGTAATGGTTTTATCTTTTGCCTTTTCTTTTATTTCTTCTAGCAACTCTGGTTTCTCTTTAAAATACTCTACCCATAGTTCTACGTATTCTTTAAATAACTCTTGTTCGGACTTATTATTTAGAGGGGGTTTGTCTTTAGCTTCTTTCCAGTGGCTAACTTTACCTCTATAACCTTTTATATCTAACTGATAAATCTCTTCAATGGACCTACCGTGATATCTTGTTAGACGAGCATAAAGAGCTGAATATCGTTTATCCCCTTTACTACTGCATTCGTAATAGGGTTCTCCTCTCTTAACTCTCCTAGCCCATCTGTAAATTACTTTTTTTCTTCTACTCCATTGTCAATTAGATCTATAACTTTTAATCCAGGTTTAATGTAATACCCTAATGAGTTTAGGATCATGTATAAGACATTACAGTTATCTTTTACAACTTTGTCTATATCTATTACTGACATAATCTCTTCTGGGAATCCTTTGTTATATAGGTTTACTAATGGAAACTTAAATGTCTTTATTTCTGACTTGTTGTATTTTTTAAGGAACTCTTCAAATCTCTGCTTAAGCTCATTGTCTTTTATAGAGTCCAAGAAGTTTTTCATATCTGTTTTATTATTAATAGTCGTAGGAATTTTAAGAGCCATATATGTAGGCTCAGGAGCATGACCGTACTTAGGTGCAAACACTTCTTCCCATAGCAAGTATTGTAGATATGGTGTTTTAGAAATATCTGGTTCTTTATACGCATTAGCTTCTTTAATTTTCTCTAACTTCAATACTTCCGGAGAACCTTCTTGTATTTTAGTAATTATATGTTTCTCCATGTCTGCTACTTTCTTCACATATTTACGTAGTGATATTTTCTTGTTACTACCTACCTCACTCATAATCTCCATCATCATTTCGTCTGCTAACTTCCTTACTGGTCCATACGCAAATGATGCAATAAGATGTACTCCTTTCTTTTCTAAATCAGGTTCTTTAAACACGTTACCTTCCTGTATTCTCACGTTAGCGTAATAGTGTTTAGATACATCTGTATTTACAAATACATCCCAGAAAAACTCATTCTTCATTTCTAAGTTTTTAGCAGCGTCATAATCTAAGTTCATATTGGCTCCTAGGAGCTTAATATAGTGGTCGATTGCCTGCGTCGTAAATGTCATAATTGCTGCCGTAATGGATACCGCGTCTTTATTAAATACCATCTGACCATCATTATACCACTCTACCCAGTTTTGATATGTAGCACAGGTAGAATCCGTATCTGATAGCACGATTACTTCTCTTAGCATATCTTTTATATATGCGATCGAAATTGGAAACACTTTAGTAACAAAAAATGTTTTTATCAAGTCTTCTTTTTCCTGGAACGACTGCATTAGTCTGTTAGCGGTAGAAGCTAATATCTCTACCGTGTCATCGTCTAACGCGTCTTCTCCATCTAAGACATATTTTCTTCCTCTCATTAAGTCAGATTCTACATGTAGTAGTAAGTTAGTAATCCAGCTAGGTATCGATTTTAGATAGTCTCTAGGATTATCTACTTTGATCGGTTTATACTTAATTATATCGTCTAACCAACCCTTCATGAATTCAGGATTTAACTCCCGTAATTGGAATAGATCATTTACGTATGCAATAGCTGCTAATTCGAATCCCGATAGTGATTTCAGAAATTTATATATCTCTCTTTCCTTTTCTGTATGCTTCCAGTACGGTCTTGTATTTTTCTTAATTACATTTTCCATCACATAGTCAGGTGTAGGAATAGTAAGTCTATACTTCCTTATTATTTCTTCTATCTTATCTACGTCTACTGAGGCTAATATAGCGGTAAGATGATTTAATGTTACTTCAGGGTTTCTATAGTGTCTATTACCGGATATCATTGATTCAGAGATGGCATTTCCTATACCAGCTACACATCTGGTAATTGAAGTAAGCGTATAATGTGCTGATGGATTATATAACACCGTACCGGCACTAGCATAAGCTCCTGATAGAGAGTTGTTTTTAATCTTCATGGATTTTTGCAATGTATTGTGGTAATTATGTTTTTCTATATCTCCATCCATTTTGTATTTAAAAGCTAGTTTTTTATGTTTAGATCTTAAAGCAATGTTATCGCTAATAAATTCTGCATGTAGAGATTTTTTCTTTTTAGGATTAAAGTAAACTGTAAATGATGGTACTATTATATCTCCTTGTTGTTTAACATAGTTGATATAACCGATTAGTGTAGTGATTTGATTATTTAGAATCTTACCATCCAATGTTCTTTCTCTAAACTTAACTCTAGGGTTTTTTATTTTACCTTGTTCTTTAAACTCTTGCAATTTCTTTTTTACTAGTTTTTTAGATTCTGGAAATGGTATATCTTTTTTCTTAGTTATATAAATAGCTGCTTGTTCTATGTAATCACTTATTGGATCCATATGTGGTTTATAATCTTCAGGTCTTAGCTTAAATATATCTGACATCATTTAGTCCTTTATAGGTTCTATGCATTCTATAAACCATTGGTGATATTTGATAACCAAACTTTTTTAATCGGATTAAAATCTGTTGATCTTTAAATAAGATGTTAGGGAACATATCAAAATCTCTCTATAGATATAGAAGAGTGCGATCACTGTTCTTAGTAGGCCTGGACAACCTACGACCGTGTCATCTTAGCTATCGCTCTCGGTGATCCTGCCTCTCTGAGGTGGGGTCATCGAGGGTGGTAGTAGAGAAACCATTAGCTGGTGGGAATCACGGGGGAGCAGAGGGGGAGGTCTATGTCCGGGTGGGGGCGGGTGTAGGGAAGGACAATACAATCCAATGTTTAACCGATTAGCAAAACTATTTGAACGAAGTGAGAATACTCTGTAAAGAGTAAATAAGAAAAAGAAAAAATAAAGATAGAAATATTAGGAATAGAGAAGAAAGTACTAGAGCAGTGTAGATAAGGATAGATAGGAACTATATCCTATCTATTTGACTTTATGTACTGTATGAGATCATCAAGTTCATAAACTGTTAAGTTAGATGTGAGAAATGATAAGAATGTTTCACTAAACATCCTATGTCTTTGTTCTAATAGTTGTGGAATGTGATAGATTAACCTGTTTGACAGATCAGGGTTATCTGGATTATATATCTCTCTAAGGTATGAGGCTGAGGAAATGTTAATAAGTGTTGATTCTAATAGATGAGGTAGTAGATTATTATCAGACAGATATTTTACTAAGGTAAGTAAATCTTTATCCGTAAACATATTATCGATATTACTTTAGATGGTGTGTCAAGACGATCTAGTATGGCTGGGAATATGTTTATCATAATTTCTTTCATGTCGTGTTCCTTTACAGTGGTGATATTTTAGTATCATTAGTGAGTTGCTTTCTGATAAGGTTATTGAACTTTCTATAGTTTTTTCTTACCATGGTTTTAGCGTTACCTGGGACACCCTTCTTAAAATGTCCTATCGTGCAGTTTACTGTAGGATAATGATCTTCAGGTATGTCTAGCTTTTTACCTTTAAATCGTTTATTCAGATCCCTTATAAAGCCGTCTAGGTAGTTCTTATCTAAGTCAGTGTACTTATAAAGATTTACAGAATGTCTTGAACCATCTGGTAATTCTAAAACCACGTATACTTTATCATCACCTTGTAAATATTGATCTGCGGTGGTGATGAAGTAGTCTGATCCGTATGAGAAAAATAGAATCTTTACTTTCATGTCGTACTCCTTTTGTTAATTTTGATTCTTCTGTTTAATAATATGTAAACATATGGCATTAGACATCACAGTAGGAAATATCCTACTGTGATGTTAAGTTTCGTTCTAATATTTCTCTTTCTTTCTTAAGATCTCTTTGTAAAGCATCTACTTGTGTAAATTTATTAGGATATCTGGCAGAGAGCTTTTCTATGTTAGAAATCATTAACAGTTCTATGCTATTATCATATGTGGCGTCTCTGATAAAGTAACATAAGTCTAATAGATCTTTCTTTAACGCATCTATGTCAAACTCTTTTCCGTAGAACAGAGTCTTTTTAGAGTTATCAAAACTGTTTACTAGTATTGTATCGAATTCTATGGATTTTATTAGATCGGTATTAAATATTTCTTCTATTTCGTTTATAAAATTGTTATCGTTTAATTCATCAGCAATTATAGCTAGATACCATAACATATCTCCTACTTCTTCCAGAGCATTTACATTATCGTTATTTTTAATAGCTTCTCTGAATTCATCTTTTTCTGTAATTATTCCTTGTATACCATGGAATAATCTAGCTGTTAAGCCTCTTTCCTCTACTTCCTTTTTAAAAGGATTTAAACTGCTTTCAGTTCTTATTGCTAACGGAATATATTCCTTAAACTTCATTTTACATCTCCTGATGTTAATTTCTCTACTAGTTGATTATATGTTCTAAATAGATAAATATCGCATGTATCTCTATCTCTGACTATATAAAAATGAGGTATAGTACCGTAGTCATATATTTTATCTCTTATAGACAACGATCCTATCCATTTGACTTTACCTACAGATTCGTCGTATACCTCTTCTTTAGTATTCTTATTCTTCATATGGTTATCTTTATCGAATTTAGGTAGGATCTGTATATGTATGTTATTACCAGCTAGAAGTTCTTTATCCTTAGGTTTAAATATAAATGGATAATCTAGTTTCTTATATAGATCATTATACAGTCCTCTTACCGTACTGTTTATACCATTTTCATCTATATAACTCTTAATCAATCTTTTTAACTCCACTACGTCGTAATCTGAGAAGTTCTTTACATCTACTGTAAGTGTACTAGTCTCGTTTGTGATGTATGCTATAGGTATTTCAAATACCATGGGTTACTCCTTTCTTTTTTGATCTCATGGATATTGAAGACAATTAAAAAACAGTATAGGGTAAAAGTTTACCCTATACCTTGTGCAAGTTGTCTTCAATTACGTTTTCAATAGTCTTTATTATTTCTTTGGTTTTGTAGAATGATTTTCTAGAATCTGCTATTTTTCTAATCATGCTCCTATTGTTTATACCTTCTGTTAAAACAGAATAGATAATTGCCAGGAGAGTAGGTTTATGCTCTACCATAGCTATTGATAGTTCTTTGCTGTTTACTGCTATGAACGATCTACTTAGTCCATTTATAACTAAGTCTTCAGTAATTCCCTTAGCTCTTTTGTTATCATAAATAACTTTAATATTTTCTACTAGGTCGCTAATAGTTCTAGATGGTAATATTAGTCTCTCTTCTTTATATGCTCTTTCTAGAGAATCTTTAAGATATCTCAAATCGCCAGTAATTAATCTTCTTAACGTTAGGTTAGGTAACATGTTGATAATCGTATCAAAGTCAATTTCTCTCTCTATGTCCATTGCAACATAGTGTAACTGTGCTAACACATTTACAATATCGCCTAACTGTTTATCAAATACGGCAGTCATTATCGTAGTAGATATTACAGTACTGAACAAATAATTAATAGGTTCGTTGATGCTTAACATAAACCCTGTATCGCCTTCTAAAAACATTTTATTTAGGATTAATCTATTTAGCTGTAATCTTCCGTTGTATCTATCCGCAAAGTAATCAGTCACATTGATCATATCTTCTAAGTTTTGTTTCATAAACATTCTGAGATCAATAGCTATGGTATCTCTATCCTTCACATCTTTAAAGATTAAAGGATGATGGAATGGAATTACTTCTTTTTCTATTTCATGTTTTCCAGTAATTAATACTACTTTGTATTTGTTTTCAATTACCTCGTAATTTAGAGGTTCGCCTATTTTAATAATCAGCTCATTGAGCTCTGTCTTAATTTTATCTAGATTAGGTGTATATTCACCTAACGTTCCTTTATATACGTCTAACACTTTCTGCTCCTTAAATTTTAATTCAAAATAACGTTATTTAATATCTAGTTCTTTACTGAAAAAAAAAAATGAAACTATTAAGGAGTGTAAAATGATATGGCAAAAATACTTAGCAGATATATACGGTATCAAAAATATACCTGATGGTCTTTTTGATCTAGAAATAGTAAATGAATCTGAACCGGTAATGAACGTAAAAGATGAATTATCCAGACTAAATCCAGAGACTGTTAACGCTTACACATATTCTATAGTTAATAGAAGAAATGAAAACTCGTTATATATAACCGTGAAAACAAGATATGGTAAATCAGAAGAAATAATAGTCCATGGTGTTACTGAACCTGGAAAAGGTAATAAAACAGATATCCTGTACGAATTTAGATCTAAAAATAAGTTCACAGATGACGAATTAGCCAAATTAAAAGAAGCTCTAACATTCCTCAAATCTGTCATAGGCGATTCTGAGGCGTTATTTAATTCTAAACCATTTATTAAACTAAAATCATGGTTTTTAGCAAACTTAGTCGGATTTGATATTATTGATTCCATTAACAACATAAATCGTATTGTAGCAGGCGTAACTGGTAAACCTATAAAGTATTGGTTAGAAAATGACTTATGAAGTTTTAGATGTTAAACACGGGAACAAAAGAATTATTTACAGATTTAGCTTGCCTGCTAGGCTAGATTTAAAAACAGTTAATTTAGGTAGTTCAGATAAGGCTAGGAAGTTTGCTATCGATACTTATAACAATGTTATTGATGAATTAGGTATTAATCCACAGGATCACTTAGTAGCTTTAAAATCGATGAAGAAAATAATAGCTACTAGGATAAAAGAAAAAATAAAATCATATACTCCATCATGACAGGTTAATTCCTGTCATGATGGTTATAAAGATTTCTCTCTTAATACAAGTGGTAACTCGAATATTTCTACTAATTTTTTATCTAGGATTTCATCTGCTTCTTTTATCTTATCTATTTCTATATGTGTTAATGCCGGTACTTCACCTATTTCTTCTGCTATCATATCTCTTACAATTTTCATATATGTTTCCAGGTGCTTTAGTTTAAATTCAGGCAGTTCAAAATCGCGAAACACTATCATAACTTTTTCATGTTCCGGTAATGTTTCAGATAAGGACTGAATTTCTTTTATTACTCCTAATGGAAAAACCACTTTAAGATTGTCAGTGTTGATACTTATTGCAGCTCTAGATTGCGTATCTAACGTTAATACACTGTCCAACTTAAACAACATATTAACTGTCTTGTCTATAGCTCTTACTGCTGTCATTGGTTTATCTATAGATACTAAGAGTACTGGGTATTTCATGTTTTCTCCTTTTTTTGTTTAGTAAAAAAGAAATAGGAACGGAATACGGATTAAGATCCGTATCCGAACATTCCCATTCCTGGCATTGCGAATTGTGGTCCTTGTGGTCCTGCGTATCCAAAGTTAACTCCACCAACTTTAGCTCCAGCGTAAGCTGCTGCAACTGCTTGAAGATTACTGTAGCTAGTAAACTCTATCTTACCAATATCTGCTCTTGGATTTAATCCAGCTGCGATTGCTGCTTCTACTAGTTCTTTATAGAATGCTCCGTTTAGAGTCACTCTCACTGCCTTACCTGTAATTACCGCGTTTGGAATCAATGCGTTTATTACTTCTAATTTTAGTAGGTAAGGATCTTTCCCAGTGATGTGCGCAGGAGCATTACTATCGATCCATTTAAGCACTAAATCCATATCTTTAGCATGTTCTAAGACATATGCTAAATCCACTTCTCGGATGTCTCTCTTAGTACCAGTGTTATCGATCCATTCTCCTACTGGCACCACAATAGTAGAGGCAGCTACTTGTCTGTTAGCGAATGCGTGTCCAGTTAGTGATTCAGCGATAGCAATAATTTCTTCATTAGCAGCTTCTGCTGCTCCTGGTACTGCTAGTGCTGCAAATGGTGCTTCGATACCGAAATTCGGACCATAATATTCTACTTCCACAGCGAATGCTTTTTCAAACTCCACTGCGTTAGCTAAGAAATTGAGTACTTCATTTTCGTTCAATTTACCGTCTTTGAGTTTGATCTTTTTACCGAATTGCGCATTAGGTGTTTTAGGATCAACTACTGTTTTAGTTAACACATTGAGTACACCTAAATCTCTAGGCACGTTCATTAATAGTTGATAATGCATGCTTTGGTTGTTAAAGATGCTGCTATTAATAATGTTTAATAGTATCATTTCAGCTGTAGGTCTGAACGCATGAAATTCGTTCAATATTACTAGAGGCATTATCATTGTTCTAGGAGGCTGCCCAGGTATATTAGCAATCATATCTGGCAAATACTCTAGATAACCTACCTCAGTAGTCTGAGGTTTTCTTATATTTCCTCCTATTAAACTTTGCGCTCTATTAAATACTGCTACTAGATCTAGTTCAAAATCAGTTCTAATAGGTTTACCGACAGCGTTTTGAAATACACCCATATTGAATGTTGTGTCTATAACTAATTGTCCTTGTTTTTGGGCAATTTTACTAGTATATGTTCTCAAGTCCAGGTAATTTAAGACACTGTTTTCGATGTAAAGTTTTGCTAGATTGTTGTTTAGCGCTACTACTGTAGCCGGAATACCAACTTGTTCTGGATCTTGATCGTGTGGCACTACCAGACCTTCAGTAGGTCTTAAGTTGTCTTCAGTCGTGCCATACGCATCCATCAACACTCTCTTAATAAGGGATTGTAGATATGTATCTGCAAATGTGTCAGCTGCTACATAAATTAAACTTGATCTTTTGAATTTAATCTCTTCTAGTATATGTGCGATTTGTACAGGTTTTCTACCTGTCGCTTCTAACAGTATTACGTGGAAGTATACTTTAGGGCTATTGCTAGCCTGTGTTGCTACTATAACATAACTGTACGGTAGATCTTGGAACTGTGTATCTTTGTCTAACTTAAATAATCTAGTTCTGATCTCTACCCCTTTTTTAACTAGAGGTTCTTTAATAGCCGGAACTTCTTTAGCTTTTTCTATAAATTTGTTTAAATATTCGCTACCTGTTCCTGGTACTAGGAACATTGTTGCTCCGAAATCATCATCGTCGAAGCTTGCAGTTTGATTAACGTTTTGTTGTTGTTGCTCTTGTGCAACTTTTTCAGTTGTTTGTGTTGTCATTTTGCTTTCATCTCTTAAAGCCATTTTCTTCTCCTTTTGGTTTTGTTTTTTTTTAAAGGCACTGATCAGTGTCTTATGACACGCAACTGTGTTAGACGCCAACTCTTCTACACTTTGCTCAGAGGTAGTTCTGAGCAACTTAATAATATATTGGTTTAATTATTTTGGAATTAAACCAATAGTACCGCTAGGCGGTTCTTCTATAGGTCTGAGTCCGAAGACCCAGACCTGATACCTGTTTGGTATCACATAAGTAATATATGATAAAAAAAAGTTGAATTCACATAATATATAAGATTCGTTGAATAAATTTAATCAGTAAGGGAAAAAGATGTTTTCATTATTCTTCAGTAAGAACAATAATAGTATCAGTATTACTAATTCCAAGTTAGACTGGTTACTCTTAAAACTAGGATTACAAGTAAGGAGATTAAAGAACTATTATTATAGCAGAAACTTCTATATAGACAGACCAAACATTTTAGTATCCCTACTAGAACATTTACCTGTAAGGTATGACAGTTCTAAGGAGGAGTTAAGTGATATTGATATATACGACGTACCTATCAATGATTTAGTTTCTATTAAGTCTAAAGGTAGAATACTGGCAAATAATGTATTTGTAAATGTAAGTGAGATATTTGAGATACATAAAGGTGACTGGGTAAATATGGATGAAATCAATTATTTGGATTTCAGTCCTATAAAGTGTCTATACCATACTTTGGACAATATAGGACCAATATATCCCAAAGATTATGACTATGCGAGTGAAGTAACTGATTATGCAGTATTCAGTATAGACATCACAATACTTTCTCAACAGTTCTTTTTCTGGTTAAACGAACAAGTTGAGAATGATAAAGATACTGATCCTGCTAGATATGTAGCTAGTGTTCTTTTACCAAATTTAATAGACTCTATCACAAATATAAGCTTAATTAACAGATTTATTAGGTTAACGGAAGATGTTGAAAATGTAAACGTAATAACGAATATTAACGGTATCTATGATTTAAGCAGTAAAATAGATGAAGAGTTGTTAAGGCTACATAAGAAGTTAGATACCAAACCTATGTATTATACAGATTATCTTTATAATATCCCGGATATTACCAGTAATATTTTACATACCTTAAGTCTGTCAAATATACCATTCAATAGTCAAAACGAATGGTTAGTTTACTTTACCAGATTTCCTTACGTTAACTATTTACTCAGTCTGGATAAATTAAAGACAATGAATAAACCATACATTACCGAACTAAAGAATGAGATTAAACAAATTAGACGTTCGGTATTGCCTAAGTTAAATGATCATTATGTAATAAAATCAATCCTGGAGACTGAAATCCAGGAAGCTGAAAGGAGATTTTAATGTTAGCTATACAAAAAGCCATACAAGATATAGAATTTGAAATACCCTCTAAGATACTGGAATTAGCATTTCTATCAGATATTTCTAAAACACATATTTTAAGGCCTACGCTAGAGGAACAAATAGAGAAGGTTTTAATTAAGCCTAAGGTACTCACAGATTGTAATATTGTAGGAGGAACTACAATTACAATACCTGTAGAACAATGCTACCAGGAACTAGTACCGTATAATCCTACCGGTAACTATATGGTAATTTATGTACCACCTGAACTAAGGGATAATAAGGACATATTATCAGCATTATCACTTACGTATAGTTTATACACACCTCCTGGTGCGTATGGTATTAATACTAACCCTGGTTTGAAATTGACAGAGAGAGCGTTTAATGCTGTAGATGCTAATGTAGGTGGTTTTGCTACATCTAATTTAGAATTAATAGGGCCAAATACTATACTAGTTCATGAAACCATTTACTCCAACATAGGAGGTTATCTGAGAGTTAAGGTAGAAAATGATGATGAATTAAGAAACCTGAATCCTAGGTATTTCTTACACTTTAGTAAGCTATGCATCTTGGCTACTAAAGGCTATTGCTATAACAAACTTATTATAGGACTAAATGAAGGATATGTATACGGCGGTCATGAACTAAATAAGATAACAGAGATAGTGGAAAGTTATTCTGATGCTTGGGAAGAGTATAGAGAGTATCTTAACACTGTATGGAGAAAACTCTCATTTATGAACGATGATCAAAGTCATTCTAGATTCATAAAGGCTATGATAAATCCTATATTATAAAAAGCATTACGAAAAGAAAAAAAAAGAATATCCATAGGACAGTTATTCTGTCCTATGGATGTCTATCATTAATCTATAGAGAGTTTCCAGTAGTGGTCGAAGTTCAATTTCCTGATAGTAGGATAATCATAAACCGATTTTGTTACTATATATTGGTTATCCTTATCTGTATATATCAGGATTTCATACCCATCTTCCATATACGGATTGAGGAGCTTGTATAGCTTTCTATTACTTGTGAGTCTGAATATCTTACCGTTTTCCAATTCTGTATTTTTAGGAATTAGTTCTTGCGGTAATACAATAAATCTCACTGCAGAAGGATATATAATGCTTTTCACTCCCTCAATCTTGTATCTTTCTAAGTCTTCTATCAGTTCTACCTCTATCTCCGTTATTCTAGTGTCTAGGTTATTTTCGTTAAAAAGCTCTATGAACTTTTTATATCGAGGATCTTCTTTAGCGGCTTCTATGATTTCCGCCCTGTCTATATCATAACTATCGATACTCACAGGACCTATCATCGATTTAAGTTTTCTGTTAACTTCATTAGTTAACTGCACGTTTAAAAATTCTTTTATCTCCATAGGAGCGTCTTTTTTAATTTCAGGTAACAGTCCCTGGAAATCTATATACTTTCTTAGATCCCAAATAATCTCACCGTCATTATCCTTTTCCAGAGGAAGCATGTTTATGAGCATGAGATTTAACATTTTAGGATTGTCATTCTCAAGATGGTCTATTAGTGATAAAGTTCTTGCTTCCATCTTATTATCTAAAAGAATAATTGCATCTGTTTCACTTAGTTCTTTAATCTTTTTAAAATTCATATCTTCTCCTTTTTTTAGTGTTTATTGTTCATATATATTAGATATGGTTAAATGTGTTTATGAGGGCTAGACCTAACATTCTTTAGGTCTAACGATAAACTCATACGTCTTTGTTAGGTCATCGAATACAATTTCTAGGATCTCTGTTTCCTCGTCATAGAGTGGAGGGAACTCATTGCCTGGTTTTGGTTTATAATTGCTTCTATCTAATTGAGTTGTTTGCGGTCGTGTTTGCTGTCTTGGTTGTGCAGGCTGTTGAGGCTGTTGATTTTGATATCCCATAGGTGGCGGCGCAGCAGTAGTTGCACCAGGTCCCATATTCTGGTAAGCAGGTTGCCCTATCGCCACCCCACCTGTACCAACATTAGGTCTCTGATATCCCATTGGTGCCGGTGCGATGGTAGGGCCCATAGGATTCATGGTTGGAGGCAAACCTCCTCCTTGAAACATTGGTCTAGGGCTTTGACCTGGATACATTGGTTGTTGGTATCCTTGTTGTTGTGGATATTGAGGTGGATACATGGGTTGCTGATATCCTTGCTGGGGCATCGGTTGTCCCATAGGCGGCGGCTGCATTCCCATATTTACAGGCTGTCCCGCTGGCTGCTGATAACTTTGTTGTCTATATTGCTGATACGCTCCTGGTTTTGGACCAGGTTGTTGATTAGGGTATTGACCTGGTTGGCCATAGCCAGGTTGTCCCCATTGATTTTGGTTGTTCCACATATTTTCTCCTTTGTTTAGTTTATCTTTTCCGGAAAAGATGCTAGGATGGTTCCTAGCACCTAAATAATGTATATCTACTTTTTATTAGAATTTAAGGTTTTTAGTATTGTTTCGATCTTTTTAATGTCAAAATCTACTACACCCGCCCCCACTAAGTCTTTTAAAAACTTAACAGATTCTTCTACGAATACCTTTTCTTTATCAGAAAGACCTTTGATGGTTTTCTCAATATCTTCTTTAGTTAGGTCCTTAAATGGTTCTACCATCGCCATTATACCTGATAACACATTATTCCTGAATATCTCGTTAGTAATATTCTTTTCTAAAGAACCTGCTGATCTAGTTATGGTGTTTTCTACTAACAACTCAACCTGTTCTGGATCGTTAGGATCTGTAAGATCATTTAACGCCACATCTGTAGCGACATACACAGCATCTTTTCCGCCTAATATATCGTCTAGTCTAGTATCCTTTATCACTGCACCAGAGTAGATTATTTTATCGTCTACATCGTTTATATCTAGGGTAGCAACCTTTACGTCCCCACCTTTTCTGTATATTAGCATTACTGCTTTATTGTTTGCTTCATTCATGTTTTCTCCTTTACTTAGTTTAGATTTGTCCTATTAGTAATATATAAGCATATACTAGACCAGGTTAATCTGGTCTAGTATGCTATATTTCAGGTTCCTCTATCGTATTAGTTTCTTCAGGTTCTTCATCATTACCAAGCTCTGTTTCTCCATTACCCTCAGTTATAGGTTCTTCTTCATCTTCTTCGTTCTCTATTTTCTCTAGTTTTTTCTCGATTTTCTTTTCTTTCTTTTTCATAGATTTTAGGAATGGCATAACTACCTTTTCTAGTACTTCTATGTAACTTTCATATTCTTCCAATATGTTTAATGCAGGTTTACCATCATCAGTAAGACTAAATAGACTGGCTATGTCTTCCATGTAACCGTTTTCACTAATCCATTTCTTAATTAGGATTACTTTAATTACATTTTTAATGTTCTCTACCTTATCGCTAAATTCTCCTAACAGTTCATCAGGTATTACCTCACTATTAAACATAGTCTCTAAGATAGAATCTAAACTGTCTACATATGCTTCAAATGTTTCTTTAAGGTTGTCGTTGTCTTGTGATTCTGGTTTAGGTAGATTCACTCTCATTGATTTAAGTATTTGCCTATAGACGTGTTCTGCTAGTTCCGTATCTGATAAATGTTTTAACACTGATATTTCTTCTTTATAGGCAGTCTTAGTTAATTGTTTCCTTATAGAAGAAATACTCTTGAGTATTACATCCATTAACTTTCTCTTTAGTAATCCATCTACAGTGCATTGCTTTCTGATGTTTCTACTGGCCTGATCGTTAAATATTTCTTGGTACTTGCTAACTCTTTTGGCAAACAACACGTTATTATTTCTAACAGTCGTAGCAAAATCAGGACTATATGCATTATCAATCATTTCCGGAGTGAGTCCTAAGGTTAATGTAATGTGTTTATCTACTTGTTCTTTTAAATCATCGTTAACAGGATTTACATCGAAAGTCTTTTCGTTTATGTCTATATCTACGTCCGGTAAACCTGGGTGTTTAAAGTTAAAACTAAAACCTATCTTATGCACCCAATCTACTAAGTCATCGACTTTCAATATCCCTATAGGCAGGTTTACTTGTCTATTCTTTAAGACTTCTGTCATTATCTTTTCCATGGTCTTTTCATAATCTACGTCATCATCATCCAGTTTAGCATTTACCTCTGTAATAGGAATAGACGACTTAATAAAACTTAACAAACTAACAAACACTATTATTGCTCTAAAACTAGCTAGTACTGTAATTCTTTCTAATAAAGATTTTCCAGTACCGTTCTCTCTATAATCAAATGCATAATACGATAATAAGTTTTCAGGAACAAATAATAATTTTGTTTTCTTCCCGGTCAGGATTCTATTTAGTAGTATGTCTATTAGTTCAGATCTGTCTTCTAAACTTAGTTTAGCTACTCTACCCAATTTACTGTCTTGTATTACTGACTTGAGTTTTTCTATTACTAACTCTTCCCTTAATTGGTCTATATTTTCTAGTGTAGGAGCTCTGCTTACTTTGTCCTTGACTAGCTTCTTAGCTCTTCCTAATATATCGTCTATCATAGATTTATTATCTTTATGATAGTCTGTTAATTCGGTATCGAAAGCACTAGTGATTTGATTACCAGATTCGTCTAATAAGACAAAATACCCAAAGTGTTTACTAGGGTCATTTTTGCTAGTAATAGGAATGATTGAATTAGTATCTATTTTTTTAACGAGCGGCATTCCGTGGTTATTACCATAATCGTTTAACATAGTGATAGGTTCTTCTTCTCTTCTTAACGCACCAGAAGTTATATTCACTTCCTCAAAACCTAATGCAACTCCTGTTAGTTTGCTTTCTATCTCTAATTCCAATGCTTCCTCATAGGCTTCTTCTGCTAATAATAAAGCAGGATTGTCACTTACTTCTAATAACGCATTTCTGCCTTCTTTTACCAGTGCTTTGTAACCAATAATATCTATACTAGTTTTAGCCATGGTATCCATGACGTGCTCTATATTCTCGAAACCTATTCCTATTGATTTCTTGTTAGCAGATATAAAGCTGTCAGGGATTATAATTTCCCCGTATGAACCTTTTGTAAAGAGTGCTTCTTCGATAATCTTAGGTATCTTTTTGGTAAATTCATATTCTTTCTTAATATGGTTTCTTAAGATATCTGTAACTAATAATCTAACATCTGACGGTAAATTCAGATCTTCAAATTTTATGTTAAAATTAATTGTTAATAGGTCGTTTGGAGATATAATACTAGATACCAAAATTTCTTTCGCCAATTCTAGATCTGGAAAAATATCTAAGATATCTTTATTTACTTCTGATGTATTTTTATTATGTTTATAAATTCTAAACAAATCAGAGTAGGTAACGCTTGTCGGTTTTTCTTTTATATTTCTTTTAGCTAAATTTTTTTCTAATTCCTTTACAATTGGATCTTCTGCTGGATCAACTGTGTTTACTTTTATTTTTTTTGTTTGTTTGCTCATAAAGGCTCCTTTTTTTGAATTAAGACTATATAATAAGGAATAAACGATGATAAACTTAAGAGATTATATCAAATCAACGCTCCAGTTAGTAAACAGTATGACTATATACATACAAGATGAAGCATACTTCATAGAAGATACTATTTTTAAACTAACTGGTAATAGGGAACTGGATCCTTTAAAATGGAAGTATGTGTTAAACCTGCAGGGAAAACCACATCCTCTTATAGACGTCCCTATCTACACATACATTCCTGATATAGGAAAAGTCGATATAATAACAGTAGATAACATAAACAGTTATCCAGTACTGAAACAAGAGTTGTTACGCTTCGACGATACTTTTCATAGGTTAATTTCTAATTATCCTAGGCAAGCTACACAGATAAGAGGAATTTTAAATCCTATTGATGAAAAAACCGTCATTGAAGCTAAAGATGGAGAAATCCTTTATTATAACAAAAATTTCATCAGTGAGAATGAGACTGACTTAATATATGAAATACAAACATTTGTTTATAATTTCTTATCCAGATACCATATAAAAGCCTATATGGTAGATGAGTATTATCTACCTGCAATGATTTCTTTGTTGTATTCGGTGTTGCCTGGATTTGTATTAGCGAAAAGATTAGGTAATATACTCAGTAATAAAACTGATGCTTTCCATATAGAGAATTGGTTATATACGTTAAAGGAATTAGATCCGGGTAACTTACTTAATATGTCTACTAAAATCTGGTTATACGGTAACTTGAACGACATCAGAACAAATGTAGGACATAACAGGATACTAGGTTATCTAGTGGAAAAAATTCTTGAGGAAAATAACGTAGGGGTAGGTAATTTAACAATCAATAAGACTGCCCCTGTCTTAAAAGATGATATTGGTGACTTAAAGGATCTACCATATAGCAAAGATCATATTCTAGATATTAAACCTGTTAATAAAGCATACATAAAAGAAGACGATGACGAAATAGATGTTTTAAAGACCTTAGAAATTGAGAAAACGTTAGATCTAATACCGGACGACATAAACATCTACAGATTGAAAGATATCTATGAAAAACAAATCAATAGTATTAAATTAAACGAAGCTAACACTAAAGTCTTCTTTTTAGACAAAAAAGAAATGGGTAACTTCTACCCAGAGACCATTTTAACTATACTGGTCTACAACTTTATTTATAAACTAAAAAATAAAGAAATATATGTAGATAGCAAGTATGTGGATCCTATCGCTAAAAAACTTATAGAGATAGATACAAACAAAGCTTTCTACATATTTATTAAATATCTGCTGAGTATATCTGGGATAAATGATGAAGAGATATGGTTGACTGAGTACACATTTGATTATGTTTACAAACCAATAACCGACACTACTGAATTAACTAAAGATTTAATGTACGGTACGGAATTAAAACCTTTTGCAGATATTATGGTACACACACTTAACGAGTACTCTAATACTGTAAACCTACAGGTATTCCACAAATATATCCTAGTGTTATTAAAGACGATGTCGTTTATGTGGTACTTAATATCCAACGTAAACGACCAAATGCTATCAGCAGATTTAAAAGTGTTATTTAATAGGATGTTTAAGAAGGGGAGAATTAGAGAACCTAGACCCGTGGAACTGAATTCTTTAATCGAATCATATGGATTAAGAACTGAATTTCCTAAGGATCTAGCTTACAATGGATTAAGGAGCATAGTAAAGACATTCTTTAACTTAGATATTAGAGAAATAGATGTGATAGTAGATACATTAAAATCATATTTAAAACTATCTAACAAGTTTAAATCTTATACTATCCAATTTGTCTTTGATGCTAATGTGATCGAAAAACAAAATATACAATTTAACAGTGTAATGCTAGGTAGCGCTAATAAGGGTATAGTTACTGTGCAATACGGACACTTTAGATATTATATCGACTCCAGAATCTGGCATAGATATATTCAATTACCGCCTGAAACAGTAGCCGTGGCAGTAAACCCTGATTATTATATAATCAAACCTACTGAAAAGCTTAAATTAAGTTCAAAAATGAAGGATATCATAGTCCTTGATAGTTATTCTACTATCCATAGAGGTGAACTGTTTGATATGTTAAAACCAGCGATGAATGGGACTATGAGTGACGGTAAAATTACATTAGGTAATATAAGTATGCTAGATGAGGCGGTTGTGAAAAATCCTAGTATAAGATATAATGTAAAATCTATACAGACTAGTATGGATGAGTTTGTAGAGACAAATGCTATTTATCCTAATTACCAAACTAAAGGTCTGTCTTCTATAGGTAGAGAAGAATATTTTAGAACAGAAAATGTAGACAGCGTAAATGAAGTATCTACTGAAAAACGACCTATTAGTAGGTCAACTGCAAATGACATTTCTGTAAATGAAGTAACAACATCTAGAGAACTAAATACATCTAGATATTCTCCTATTACTAGTAGCAAGACAGAAGAGGATGGATTAAATACTAACGAAATCAAAGATAAAACGAAGGCATCCGCATATACCACTACAGTCATAGCAGAAGAAAATCGGATTGTTACTGTTCCTACAAATACTACGTACACAGTAGATCCAGAATAATTTACCCACACTCTAGGGATCAGTCCCTAGAGTGTGTTTTTAAGATGCATTGCCGTTAAATAGTTTTTAAGAGCCTTAGTAGACATTGCGCCTTCCGCATATAAGTCTACCACTTTTTTAGATACTCTACCAAATTTCAGTAAAGCATTTTTCATTACTGTATTAGCAGTAATGTCACCTCCTCTATCCCTCATAATTTCTACTAAAGAAGTTTTTACACCTAGACCTATTAACACCTGTAACTCAGGATAAGTCATCTTACTGGTAGCATCATCGTCTTTAACTTGTCCAGTGATAGGATTAATTTGCTTACTGGATTCAGCTACTGATATACCTTTTTCTAGTGTTTGTTTAGTCCTTCTAAATGGTAGTGTAAGCACCATAAATTTTTCAGGAGTGATGTACTGTGGTAGGTCTTTATCTGGACCTATTGTAAGATGTTGAAAGAAATCAAACCCCAATTCTTTAGCTAGGGAAATATTTCTTTTTAAATCTATCTTTCCATCAAATCCATCTGTAGGAATAATTACTTGTAGGATTTTTTTACCTGTACGTAAATCATTCATAAACTGCTCAAATTGTTTGTCATCCATAGAAGAGAATAAGTCTTCATAGAGTTTTACATTAAACTTACTTTGGGTAATTTTATAAATCCAGTCTTTAATAAATTTTTCTATCTCTTGTCTCTTTTTCATATTCATTACCTTTACTTTTATCTTTCAGGAAAAGAAAAAAAGCGAGATGAAGAACAAAGACGTAATAGAGGAAGACTAGTTCTTCATCTCTTTGCCGCTTTTCTATCTCTTTTATGTCTATTTCTTCTACGTTTATTTCTTATCTTCAACTTTAATTTTCCGAATCTTTCTGATAAATCCAGTTCCATGGAAGATGAATTTTTATCCAATATCTCGTATCTAATGGCGGCTTTGGCGTCCTCAACGAATTTGTCGAGGTACTCCTCTGGTATATCGGCCATGATTCTTCTCATGGCCGCATTCCAGTCCTTCACAATTAAGGCGGGATCTATATGGTTTGTCCCGCCTTCACTCCAGACGCTGACCTCGTCTAGAGTGTCGATGATGTCGTCGCCACATACGTGGCTTATTTCTACTAGTTCTATTCTATACTCTTTTTCCCCTCCACTGGGGAATTTTAATGTAGTAGAGAATATTACATTATTACCATTATTTAATTCTTTTACCATTTTGACCTCCAAAGTCCCGGACGCCATATTAGGAGACTCTAAAGAGTCGCTCAATTGTAAGGCGGCTTAAGAGCTTCCGCCTGGCGCTACCCGGAACAAAATTTACGTTAATTAGTTTTGCTTTGTCTTATAAGTTATATATAAGTGAAATAAAATGCATGCTAAAAATACATACCTTTCTAGGAACGTTCCTAGAAAGGTATTATCAGATAGATTTTATCAGGTTGTTTTAAACTAACATATTTTAGATTAAAGTTAACGGTGGTCTTAGGGAGTATAGTGTATAGAGGTAGTGTGGCATCATTGCCAAATACATTACCTCTGTCTAATTCTATAAAGGCTAGGTTATTTACCCTTTTATAAATACTAACACCTCCTATATCTTCTCTCACTCTTCCATCATATCCATTTCTTAAACCGTGTAAGTTTAACATCCTTACCCTATAGTTAACAGGTGCGTTGCCTTTAGGTAAATTCACTACTGGAAAGTCTTTGAACACATAACTGAAACCATCATCTATGTTACTAGTATTATAACCTACCCTGTATCCAGTTAATTCCAGGTAAGCGTTAGGAATAATACTTAAGTCATAACTATCAGGATTAGGCATCATGATATAATCGTTGTATTTTGCATCATGATAGATAGCAAAAGGTGTGTCTCTAAATACTGATTTACCTTTTACTAAAAAGGTAAACCTATTGTCCATATCTGGGTCATATGGTTTATTATTAGGTTCATTATTACTTACCTCTAAAGAATCAATCTCAACTTCAGATATTAATTTATCAGGTAGTGTTATCATTGGTACACTAGAAGTAAAAACTAAATTTACCACAGGGTCGCTGTTTTTCTTTTCATTACCATCGTACAGTTTGAAGGATCTCCTATCAATATTACTCATTCTCTACTCCTTAAATAGCGTCATTATTGAACAATAAAGGTATTGTATAATCAATCATGCAATCTAGCCATCCTTCTTCATCTGCATAGTATGGAATAGCCATCAATAGAGGCATGATGTCAATATTTTCGTCTTCTGCTTTTAATTTATATAGATGATTTATCAGTACTCCGCTAATAACCAATTTTTGTACTTGATCTTTCTTATTTTCAATATCAGGTTCTTCTGCTCTAATCATCTCTTCTATTTTCTGTGCTTTTTCAGGATTTATCTTATAAGCTGCTTCCATCAGTTTTCTAAAGATATTTATATCGGCATCAGATTTCTCACTAGCGTATAATTTTAATCCTGCCATTCTAAGTTTTTGACTAGCTTCTTGTAGCTCTTTCATAGATTGTTCAATCTCGTTTAACTTTTTACCGTCCATTTCTTCTCCTTTTATAATATTATTGTTTCAGTGTATAAAGAGAAAAGAAAAAAGTTGACTAGGAATATTTCCTAGTCGTTAAACCATTTTTCGTATTCCTTTTTAGGCTTTTTAGTTTTCTCATCCATCCAGTATGGAGTATAAAGACCTTTTCTCATTTTTAATAAATCCACTGTACTTAGAAACGGTGGTACGTCGGGACTATATTGTTTAATTGTCCACCAGCCTCTAGTCTTAAGCAACATATTCCAATCATATCCAAGTTTTTCCAAATCTTCTCTCAGTTCTTTAGGACTACATAATAACCCTTGAGTTTTCATAACAGGTTGAAATGTGTGTAATTGTAATAATTCAGAAGTAATATTTACAGCTCTTCTTAATTTTTCATCTTGTTCTAACTTATTTCTCACAGTAGTCCTACTCAACTTCACATCTGGATAGAGTTCTAACCAATAGCTTCTTACTGATCCATCTAGTCCAAACTTATTAGTTTTAATATAATGGAATTCTGTTAAGCTAGGTAGTACGCCTTCTGTCTGGCTAACTACTATTGGAAGAGTATATCCCGATGGACCGGACTTGCTCCTTACTTGTAATAAGTTTACTACATTCAGATCAGTCTCAATATCGTCTTCACCCCTAGGATATTCTGGTTGTTTTGTAGACTGATTAATTAAGGCAGACGGACTAAATGTTTTCCAGTAATGAGTAGTTAAGAACATTACTTTATCAGTAGCACCTTTAATCTTTTCGTCTTGCTTCATAAACTGTAGATCTTTTGTAGGTTTAGCAAATGGATTACCAGACATATCTATCTTTTTACCTAAATGTGTACTGAAAAGAAAATAGATATTTGCTCTGTTAGATAATCCTGGCATGTCCTTCAACACCTTTGTTTTATATAATCCCTGTTTCATAAATAAGGTGTTTGTTTTATCTTCTTCAAGATTTTCTAACATGTCTATTGTAGTTTCTGATTCAAACTCTGTTAGAGAATCTATTTCTACAAACGATGGATACGGTAACTTTAAAGGTTCCTTTTTAAGGTTATCTAGAAAAGCTTCATATACTACCTCAACATCCTTATCTTCTTCTTTTTCCTTTACCATAGGATAAAGCTCTTCTTTTAACCATTTATTGGCCGGTAATTCTGATTTAGTCCTGATCACCCACTGACCTGTCATAATTGGATCCCTATCCAAATATTTTGTATGTTTATTCACTAAGTTATTATAACGGTCAGGATTTAATAACATATTGTCTTCTGTATCGTAAGTCTCCATCATAATTAATTCTGGATAACTAGCAGCCATTCTATCAGCTGCTGTGTACATCATATGGTGCATTAAGGTAGATTTAAACGTATTACCTAACCCAGCAAATCCTTCAATACTACTTAGTCCTCCATTTATAATAGATTCACCTTTAGCTCCTGTTACTATTGCTCCTGTAGGTATATCCAGTAAAGCACCTACATTTATTAACGGTCTTAATCTTAAGTTATTCGGTTTTCTTATTAATTTTTTCTTAGCCATAGTTTCTCCTTTATCTTTTTCATTCAGGAAATCATGTTGTAATAAAAAAGATTACATAGAGTAAACAAGTTACTTTGAAATAAACGATAACATACAAAAAGGATAAAGCATGGGTTTAAAAATAATCAGTATTAGTAAGTGGGATGATGAGAATACAGGCTTAACACATTACGCCACTACATGGCAAGTATCTGATTCTCCTGATTTTCAAAATGTATTGTTAGAAGAACCGGAATCTGAAACTTTCCTAGATACATGGGAAGTTAATTTAGCTATCCCTACTGGAGAAGTATACTATGTGAGAGCTAAAAGACATTTTAAAGATAGCGAAGGTAACGTCGTAGAAAATGATATTTGGCTAGGACCAGAGCCATTAATAGAGGCATCGGAAATTAAAATAGAACCGCTTAAACCTAGTGTTTATGTAGAAGACCCATACGTGGAATTTGTATCTCTAGATGCTGAGAATGGTTTAAAATTAAGAGCCTTAGAACCTAAAGACGGTATAGGCGTAGTATCAGTAGACTGGACAATAAAGGCAGACGGTAAGACCGTTTATAGTATAATGGATAAAACTGAGGATCCGTTTGTACTTATTGTTTCTAACGATGTTTATAACTTTACTGCAGCAGAAGAGATTGAAGTATTAGTTAGATATAATGGTAAACTAGGCGTTTCTAGTAGACTTTATAAAGACAAAATAGAGTTAACTAAAAGATTATTTCATTTAGACGTAGATTTAAGTAATTTCCCTCTAAACGAGAATACATTAGTAAATATAATTAGTGATAGCGATATAGGTGTGACTGTGTATAGTCCAGTTCTGATTACTACACTCGATAATAAAGTAATAGCTGAGGCACAAGTATTAGACGGCAATAAATTGGATATCCCAGCTTCGTATTTAAAACCTAACACTAGTTACAAGATAAGCATACCTGTAAGTTATGTAGACCCAGTTGAGAATGTAAAAAGATCTACAGAAGTGGTGTTTTATATCAAAACAGCCAAAGCTAGTGAAGCATTTACTATTAATCCTGATTATGAGTACAAGAATAGATTTGTGAGAGTAGGTTTAGTAGACCCTAAAGATTTTGACATAAAACCAATACCACAACACACAGAACAACCTATTACTGGAACAATACCTATGCTGGATTACAATGGTAGAATCGATCTTAAACTACTGACTGGGTTAGAGAATGGATTTGGATTATCTAGTATCAAGAAACTATTCGATTATGATTCTGAAGCCATAAAATTCGAATTCCTTCCTTACAATAGATTATTGGTATTCAGAAAACCAATAGATAAAGATCCTGTAATGGAATTATACGAATTCGATCCTTATAAAGATGAGCTAAAAGCCATTAAAACAAATGTCATCTTTCCACAAGCAATGTCTATTATAGAAAGAAATCCAACGTTTATACTAGATGATAAGTTTGGATTCGGTATAGTTAATGAAGGTTCTTTAGAATTAAATGTTATTGATAAAGATGGTAACATAGAGACAGTTAAAACTCTTACATTGCCAGGAGTAGAAGGTCTTAGAAATGTAACATTATCACAATTTGATTACGATACCCTAATGATAGTACCTGAGGGAGGCACCGTACCTACAAGATCTATTGTATATGATTTTAATAAAGACGATTTATTCCTAGGACCTGTAATTCCTGAAGATTTTAGAAATAAACCATTAACTAATAATAGACTAATTAATGGTAACATCATTTACTTTAAATTAGACACTCCTGATGATTTCATGGTTTACAATAGAAAAACACATAGTTTCGACATTACTCTAAACGACTTAACAACAGAAAATAACTGGATCGGTAGTATCAAACTTAAATCAGGTAGACTATTAAAATACCTAATTGATAGTGACGGCAAAATCAACTTTTATCTATATGAGTAGAGTCAATACTCTACTCATATTTTTTTATCTTTGGTCCATTATGATATTACTTTAGCATGATTACTATTTTAGAATATTGAAATTAAAGGATTAAACATGGCAACAACACCAGTTAATGCAGCTCCTATGTTTATACCATTAGGAACTGACGATAAATCAACTAGACCTATCACACCAGCACCAATTCCAATTCCATCACATCTACCTCTAGTATTCCTTAAAACAGCTAGAGGACCAGTAGTAGATGAAATGGGATTAGCAGTAAGAGAATTAGTAGACGGTAGTAAATTACTAAAGTTATACGGAGATAGAACTCTCGATGTAAATGATGTGTTTTACAATCATGCTACTAAATTAGCAAATACTGTATTAGGGAAAGGTAATAGTATATTAGTTCAAAGACTAGTATCTGAGGATGCTAGAAATGTTAAAGCTAATATCACTGTGTACTTAGATGTATTACCTACAAAAGTACCGAACTACAAAAGACACAGAGATGGTTCAATCGCATATGACGAAAACGGTGAACCTATCGAAGATGAAAATAGTCCAATTGACGGATTTAAGGTAAAATTAGTAGGAATTTCTGAGAGATCTACAGATGATGTAAATCCTGCTACAAGCCCTATCGGTACAAAAACTACTTTACCTGGTACAATGGTAGATGACAGCGGTGAAAGTACTGTACGCTCACAAATGTACCCTATCTTAGAATTCCAAGCAATGTACCCAGGTAGTGATTATAACAACATTGGATTTGCCATTAATCTAATATCTAACGATATGATAAATCCTGATGTTATAGAACTTATTAAAGCACTGCCTTTCGAACTTTATGTTTACGAAAAGAAAGATGGTGTGCCTACTATTAAAAGAACGTTATTCGGATCACAGTACAAAGATTTCGTATTTAAACCAAATACAACTGATCCAATTACAAATAAACCATATACATTACCGGAAGTACTGTATAGAGAATGGTATAATACAGATAATATGGAATTACCTCTAGAATATCCTGATGTTCAGAAACCATACATTTACTACGATAATCTAGAATTCTTGTTAGCTGAATTTATTCAAACTGAGAAACCATATATCAATGCTGATATTGAAACAGTGGACGGCGTAATCGTAAATACGTCAGAATGGTTTGATTTCTTACCAGATGCTACTGATAATGAAAATAAATGGTTATTAAACCCATTTAACGCATTCTCTAGTAAGAGAGTAAAATACTTTTCAATAGTGTATGACGATTCTGCCGTAGATGATAAGATATACAAAAACGTATACTTTAATGCTAACTTGCCATTCTATTTAGCTAATGGTATAGACGGTGATCTAACAGAAGAGAAGTTTGAAGAACTAGTATCTGTAGAAATGGATAAGTATATTGATCCTAACAGTGAATTCATGGATCTAGCTAAAAACGTAGAATCAGTATTTTACGACAGTGGATTCAGTATAGACGTTAAGAAAAAACTGGCTAACTTCATAGGCTTAAGAAAAGATACATTTTTAGTATTAAGTACTAGAGAAGATAAACTAGGTGATAAGTTCGTAGATTTATCTACAGAAAGAGCTATTGCTATTAACCTAAAAGCTAGATTACAATTATTCCCAGAATCTACATTCTTCGGAACTCCAGTGGCTAGAGCTATGATTGTAGCAGGCAATGGTATTGATAAAAACGATAACACTAACCACAGATGGCCGTTAACTTTACACGTAGCTGCTAAAGCTGCTAGAATGATGGGTGCTGGTAACGGTAAATGGAATCCTAACTATCTATTCTTCAAAGGTGAAGATAACGTAATTGAACAGTTTATAGACGTGCAGCCGGCATTCGTGCCTCAAGGTGTTAAACCAGCACTATGGTCAGCAGGATTGGTATGGCCAGAGAAATATGATTTTAGAAGATACTACTTCCCAGCAATGCAAACAGTATATGACGATGATACTAGTATCCTGAATAACTTTGCTGTAGGTATGGCTATTACTAAGATAACAAAAGTAGCGGCAGCTGCGCATAGAAAATTCTCAGGAGTAGTAGAATATACTCCAGACAGATTAATAGAAGAAGTTGAAAACTATATGATGTCTGAACTTAAAGATAGATTTGCTGGGGTTGTAAAACCTGTAGTAAAAGTAATGATTACTGATTATGATAAAGAAAGAGGCTATAGCTGGACAACTGTTGTTAAAATGTATGCTAACAACATGAGAACTGTTAACACATTCTCTATCGAAGCTTGGAGATTAGAGGACTATACAGGGTAATCCTGTAATCCTCTTCTCTTATTACAAAAAATATAAAGGAAGTTAAAATGGCTATTAATGTAAATTCTAACAACGTAACAGTAAGTGCATTTGAAGCAGTTACTAAAGATGGAGCTACTGAAACATGGGCTAGTAAACTACCTAGCGTTGACCTAAGACATGGTGGACAATGGGGATATTTACCTTCTATAGGTGGAGTAAGAGACGGTAAAGCTATCCATTCATGGATGTACAATCAAAGATACATCAGAAGAGATATTATACCTGTAGTCTTACAATCTCCTAGAGTATTTGACTTACTACCTAACAGTGAGTATTGGCATGCCGCGTATAAAGCACTATGGGAAAGACATGCTAGAATTATCGAGGGATTAAATTCTTCATTATCTGTAGAAGTAGGAGAAACTGATTTAGGCTTGGAAGGTGCTAGTCTTGAAGAACCTACTAACGTAACAAGAGAGAAAACAAATGTATCTACTACATTAGACGAGAAGTATGGTAACCCTATCGAAGTACTAATCGACATCAACATTAGATTCGGGTTTATGGATCCTGACACTAAAGCACCGTTATTAACTACTCTAGAGGGTGCTGAAAACATTGGCGTACATAGTCCTGAATGGTGGACAGGTACAGTATTATTTATAGAACCAGACGTGTTACAAAGAAATGTAGTGCATTCATGGTTAGTGTCTAACTTATTCCCTAGAATGAATCCAGACATCATTGGTAAAAAAGAAAAGAAAGCTGCTAAGGAAATGAAAGAGATGACTATCGACTGGGGTGGTCTGGCATTACCTCCGACTAACATCCATGTAAGAAACTTAGCACAAGAAATTCTTGACAATATGAAATTATACACATTAACACCAGATCAAATCCTATTACCTGCTGATAAAGTTTCAGCAACATTATCTGGATTTAAAGATATGGATGTTTATTACCAAATGAATAACACTAATGAATCTTAATATCACATAGGACTTATGTCCTATGTGATATAATTTTGTTTTTAATTAAAGAAAAAAAAAGAGTCACTAGAGGTTTAACCTCTAGTGATTGCTTCTTCCAATTCGTCTCTAAGCTCTCTAATGTGTGATTTAGACACATGTGCCATTTGGGTAGACACTTTAACTTTAATAGAAGGCTTCTTAACAACTTTGTCTGTACCAGGAATTCTTACTTCCTTTTCTCTTTCTATAAAAACTTCAATTTTGTCACTTTTAACTAAGCCGTATGGCATTGCTGTCTCAATTCTCTTCACGTTTTTATCGCTAAAGATGCCTTTAGCTTCTTCTACTGTAGTATCCACCGCAGCCCTCACATATGACTGCATAACTTTTGTTACTTTCTTAAACTCTTTCTCAGTAACGTCATGCTCGTTCAAATAGTTTTTAAATACGTTTTCGTCTTTAGGCTTCACAACAGCCACGCCGTCATTTACCTCTACATCAAATTCTACACCGTTTAAAATCATTTTTTCTTTTGCCATTATAGCTCCTTTTCTTGTTTTGTTTTCGACTAAATAATATACCAACAAAAAATCATGAATTCAATACCTCTTCTACACTGATCTCATGAATATTAAATAAGGAGAAAAATATGGGAATCACTACGAACGACTTAAGCTTTGTTAAAGATATAAACAGTTCGTTTACAGATTTGATAAAAGCTACAGAAAATAAAAGCAATAAGACACCTAGTATAAATAAATTACCTAGTTATAAAATAAACAGTCTAGGTGGTTTAAAAGAGGTAGACAATAAAACGCTAGAGGCAGATCTTAAAACATCTGATATGATATCGATAGATGATATACGAGAAAACGTAAATGATTTACTAAAGAACGAAGAAGTTAGATTAATTTTAAAAGATGTGGTAAAAAACACTAGCATTGAATTAGACGCTACGACATTAGCTAAGATAAGATCCAGTCTAGTAGAAGAGGTAAGTAAGAAACTAGACGGCAATGAACTAACGCTGAAAGCTAAGAATGACCTAAAAAGTCTAATTAAAAAATTATGTAATGGCTCCGGTAAGAACAGATTTAATCTAAATAAAAACTTAAAAGATATGTTAAAAGGTCTGGGTTTAGCCGAGTTATTAAAGCTTATAAGATGTATAGGCGATCCAGCTACTTATCTTACTAATATAGTAAATGGTTTAAAATCAGCTCCAAGTAAAGCTGGAAACATTGCGTTTAAATCAATACTCAAAACCGGTAAAATAGATTTTGCTAAAATCGGTAAGGTCGTATCCGATTCTACTATTAACGGAATCGCCAAAACTAATCCTGGTGTAGGTAAACTTATATTAGAATCCAAAGTAATGAAGAACAAAGAAACCAGTAATCTCGATAGTGAAAGTAAAAAGATAATACTCAACAACAGCCTTTATGCTGCTAATGACGAAGTTTATAATTCAGATAAGACATGGTCGAGTTTTGCTAGTGATGTCGCTAAATATAAAACTAAAAAGACAGCCAGCGGATTAAGCACAGATACATTAATTTCTGTATATAGCGGAATGAGTGTAAATGATTTTGATGATCCTACTTTTCATAAAACGAAAAGTAATGATAAAAAACCTCAAGCTGTTAAAAATGAAACAGACTTTGTAAGTCAATTAGGTATTAAATTCAAAGAACAACAATTCGTATAAAAGGAAGTATTATGAAGATATGGGAAAAAGTTGATATAGAAGGATTATCATTAGCGGACAATTTGTCTGATAAAATGCTGGCGTTAATAGTAGCTAGCGATGCCGATAATTCAATACTGAATTCAGTAGATACTACTGGAAATATAGAGTTTCTAAAAACTATAAACGAAAATGAAAATCTAGGACTGAACAATTCTATGTTAATGCTAGCTCACTTATTAGGTGGCGGATATAAAGATATCTCATTAGGTTACTTAATATTATTCAAACAGATAGTCGATAGTTTAAAGAACAAGAATCAATTGCAAGTCTTAAAGACACCTATTCCTCTAAGAAAGGAATTTAAGACAAAAGTACTGCCTCTATTGGAGAATGATGACATTGATTATTCACATATTTTTAAAAAATATAAAACTGGAGAGATAGGAGATTAATCTCCTATCTCTCTTATTGATTTTCTATATAGTTTACAGATTTATTCTCAAGAATATCTTTTACAAAGTCTGGCGTAATATCGTATAATTTTGCAGCAGTATAACTATTGCTAAATACTTTATCTACATTAGCTTTCATTCTAGCTAAGTTTAATTTAGCTTGTGGTACGAAAAACGTACTATCGTTTAGATTTCTAGCTGCCAGAGTAGATATAAATCTATTAATAGCTGAATCTTGATTAAAGCTAGTAAATGCTTCCATACCTATATCTGTCACAATTGGTACTGTCATTATCTTGCTAAAGTCAGTAACTGTGAAGGTAACATCAATTGCTAGCGGTCTGCGCTGTTTATTAAACGGAAGATTAGATACTCCTCTTTCTATTGTTAATGAAGTAATCATACCCAACTTAATATTATCATAACCTCTTAAAAACATACTGCATAAGAATGGAGACGTATAACTAGATGGTCCTGTAGCTCTAGGTAATGCTCCCGCCATCAATGCCGCTAAAGGTATATAAATATTTCTTAGCTGACTAATAGGATTTCCGTAAGGAGATATTAACCTAATTTTAAATGTATGTTCTGGGAAGCTAGCACTGCTGTCTATCCATCTTTTAGGTATGTCTAAATTAGCATTACCTAAAAGAGCTGTCAGTACATTCGATAATCCAAACGTAATTTGATCCAGCGCACCCATAGCAAAGTCTTTTAGTCCTTTTATTAAATCATCTACACCGGGCAATACACCTCCGGCTAAATCATATTTTAAAGATTTAGATTTACTACCAATTGATTTTAACATACCTTCTAATTCAATATCTCCTACTTCGTTATTAAAAGATACTGATACTGGTCCAGGATTTTCTACTCTGAAAACTGCATACGTAGCACCTCCTTCTAACATGGCTTTATAATGGTCAAATACACTATTTAATTTTTCAGGATCATCCATAGGAGTATTACCTCTATCAATTCTACCCTCTTTGTCGTAAACTTCGACTTCGCCTGGTAGTTTATCTTTAATAGTAACAGAATTAGATTTAGGTTCTTCTTTACCATATTGCCACGATTTAGATAATGTTTCTCTCACGTACTTAAAGTAATCAGATTTTTTCTCTCTAACATGTATAGGAGCTTCTAATAACTCTCTTGCTAGTCTTTTTACATCAGGAGCTTTTTGACTAGCTTCGTATAGCTCCATTTCTTTCTTATGCATATACGCTGCTAATCTCTGAGTCTTAGTGATCATAGAGAATACGTCTATGTAATTGTCTCCTGTTATTATATCAGGCATGTATTGTCTAATAAACCTCAAGTCTTCGTCGTCTAGTTTAATAGGTAATCCGAGTTTATTCTTATCAGCCTTACCAAACATAGGGCTGATTAAACCTAACTCAGTAGCAAACATAGTTACTAATGAATTCACGCTAGACCAGTATTCAAACATAGCAGGCTTCATATGGTAATAACTAAATCTACCAGGCCCTGCCACTACATCGTAAATAGTGGATAATGTCTTTCTTAATACTACTGCTGCTAGGCCTACCACACCAAATCCCATAGTAATAGCGACTATCCCATATATCTGACCTAGATTATACATAAATGGGCTTCTGCCTTCATTAGCTATTACCGATTGTTTATAATCGGCTGCATTAAGAATAAATGTAAACAAGTTATTAAACTCAGGCACTCCAAATGTCATAAAGACATCAAAACTATTATCATCTATAACTTCTCCGTAGTATCTACCCATACCTATATTACCGCTAATATTATTGACAGTTACTTCATTTCTACTACTCAATCTTCCCTTTAATCTAATATCTGAATATCTAGTAAATTGCGGATAAACATTTATAGGTATATTACCTCCTAAACTAGTATCCGTAAATTTGGTTTCAGTAATGGACCAGTATCTATTAAATTTATCCTCTTCTGTTAGTTCAGTAGACTTTACCATAAATGAATCAAATACCCACTCATCGTCATTAGGTTCTACTTCGTCACCGATATATGAGGAAGTATTTCTATATTTTCTTATTACGTAATCGTCTTCTAAAAGACTATCGACATCGTTTAAAAAGTCATTCATTCCTTACTCCTTAAGTTCTATATTCACAAAAAAGCAAACCACAGTGACGTAGATATCTACATCACTGAGTTAGTGTTGATTTTAATTCTACATCCACCTTATAACCTAATGCCGCTATCATATTCTTTATATTAATAGCATCTTCATTAGTGATATTTCTGATTGTGAAAATAGCATCTACCTGATCTATCGCGATAATACTACTAGGAACAATCCAGTCATTTGCTAACACAACTGTCTTGCCATCCATTGTCTCAAACATCGTATATAGTACATCACGAGGATTTAATAGTTCTGCGGATGTCTCTTGTATAATAGCCTCCCTAATACTTATCACATCTGAAAACTTAATAGCTATATTAAAATCTACATTTGCTATAGCTTTTACGTTATTATATGTTTGACCTAGAGTAACAGGTGCTATGGTCGTAAAATTATATCTTTTACCTACTTCGAATAAAGCCATTTTATCTCCTTACTATTTTACCTTTTATCAGAAAAAAGAAAATAACAGTCTAGGAACTGTGGTCCCAGACATAAGTTATCTTAGCTATCTTACCATTTACCTCTACAGAAGTAATTACAGGATTTTTAAGATGCTGTGTTAATTGTTTAAACTTTGTAATTATATTCCTCCATACAGTATCGGCTATCCTATAACATAATATTGTTTCATTGGCTGTATCTATCTCTAATCCCAACGATTCAATAGCTTTACATACTACGTCGTCAAAGTCTACCTCTTTTTCAGGAATGTTATCCAATAGCTGGAATATAAAGAACGACTTATCGTATGTAGAAGTTAAGCCAAGAGTCCTTAACACATTGACTAGTACTGTAGGTATGTTTATTACCAATATACCTTTATCTCTATTTACTCTCCTCATTTCTTATGTCCTCCTTTTATTACAAGTATTACTAGTCTAGCATCATCCAACCATTTGTACGGTAATATAGCCTTGACCACTGTTTGCGCCCTAGACATTACATCTATTATTATACGATGTAATAATGTTTTATCAGTAAGGACATTTTTTATTTTTAATTGTTCGTCCTCATTGCTTAAAGTAAAATCATTATCGAACCTAATTTCTTCTATTATGTCACTTATCACGCCTTGATAGTGGATATAGTCATAATTTAGGTTGTATGGATTGTCATACGACAATAATACAAGATGTTCGATTACGTGCCGTATTAGTCTCTCATCAAGACCATAATGCGTAGTGAGTCTTTTATAAATAGGATTTACATCCAAAACTATTAACTCACTATCGTATTCATCGTTGTCTTCTACATATTCTAGCAGATTCTCTTCTAATAAGCTAGATATAGATTCGGAATGTATGCTAGGTCTCATTTACTTCTCCGAACAACAGATAATCATAGACCCACATCACTGGTATGAACATACTGGTATCTATTTCTTTGGTTATTCCTGCGATTAAATCAAATCTATATCTTTCGTTTGTACGTAACACGTGGTTATTTATAAATCGATTTATGGCTACCTCTAACCTATTCATAAGTTTATTGGCGGAAGAATAAGGCAACTCAACTAACCCAGGATCCAACATCAATCTTAGCTCTCCTAAAAGAGCTTTCTTCCAATCTTCGAGTTGTCCGGGATGAGTCAATTCGTAATACTCGATTGCTAACATGTATTCCAACATCACTCTGCCTCTAAATAAGTCAAACTCCGTCCTGTATTTATCAGATAGTGTTAATTGGTTATCACATACATTTGTTTCTAATCTAATACCATCACAAACTTTACTTAAATTTAATGTCTTTAGACTCACAAAGTTATTAGCTCTGTGTTCTATCAGTTCAGCTAGAGTAAGAGTGTATAGTCTTAACCTACCTTTTAAACCTCTTAACATGTTCCACCTCCTTTATTCAATTCCTAGCACAAGATAATTCTCTACCCAACCCAATGGTAATAAATTTTTATGTGGTACAAAAGACAGTTGGTTCTTAAGCCTAAATGCTAACGGATAAAAGACCTCATCTATTAACCTAAGTATAAATCTGAGAAGTTCCGGTCTATAATCTTCAGACGTCAGATAGACTTGTATAGACGGAGAGTAAAACTCTGTTAAAGAAATGGCATCATTTATTTCGTTTAAGAAATCATGCATATAAGATTTCTTTAAATTATCCAGATATCCTGGTTCAAAATCATGCAGAGCTAATTCCTCTATTACTGCCTTAGCGATAAAAATTATCATTTGGTAAACTTCTATATTAGCGTCAAATTCTCTAGACGTTAACTCACCTATTTTCTCTAGAGGTGAGTTTAAGTTTAATACTCTGTACTCTCTAATGTTTAACGGCTGTAATGCTTCGTAAATATATTCTGTAGCTATCTTTGAATTTAGTCTTAGATTATGCATTTCCCCTCCTTATATTTCATTCGTAATAGACTCCTAATTCCACGGCTAATCTTCCTTCATCCTCTATATAATTTAGAACTCTAATATCTTTGAACTCATACCTTACCTTACCTACGTTAGACTGTATATATTTATCGAGCGATGTCGTGAATAATGATAATACATCGTATTTAGGCGTAGTTTTTAATTTATTCTTAACACTATCGATGTATTTCTCGATGGTTTCTGCGTAGTCTGGATATTGATAATGTTGAATCAATACGTGTTCTGTCTTAACATTATCTACTATTGTAAAAAAATAAGACCTAAAGTGAGTTAGGTCTAAATAGACCTTTTCTACCATTTTAGGTCTCCTATTATTAACACCTTAAATATAGTATCAGCCACGTCATAGACGATGGCTGCGTTAGTAGGTATCTCGTCTTCTATGATTTTAAATCTACCATATACATAATCCGATTTTGTCACGGTAGATATTTTGTAATAAAACCTCGCTCTGATATCTAAAATTTCTGAAGCTATTTTTTCTTCATCCTTTATCTCTACCGTTAAGAAACGAGATCTAGCTTCTTCTGCTAGCGTGTATTTAAAAGACAGTACAAATTCTCTAGCTTCAAAATCCTGACCAATGTATAGTAACTTTAGTATTATCGATTCTCTAACAGAATCAATAATGTCTTTTTCAAACTCTTTCTTGTAATCTAAGGCAGGTAAAAATCTTTCCGCCTGTATTGGAAAGTTTATAGCTACCACGCCCTTTAACAGATCCTTTGGTATTTTGCTTACATAATTTTCCAGTAAGTCAGTACTGAAAATATAGTTAAACATGCTTTCTCCTTTAAGTCTCTTTATTCAACAACTTTAATACACTGTTTAGAAGATATCTTCTGCTACTAGGAGAAGGTAAAATATCTATCTTAAACATTTCTTCACTAGTATAAATCCTAAACGTATTGTGTTCATGTCCTCTTAAAACATTATAGACGGATTCTCTTATATTGGAAATACAACTAGGCATATGATCTATAAATTCTGGGTTAAAGCCCAACGATAGGATGTATTGTTCAATGGTCTCTATGTCCCTTATATCGGAATGCAAGAATACGTCATTACTTATACCCATTATATCTTCATAAATCAAGTCTACTTCCGGATTATTCATTTCCATAAACTTTATTACGAAGTATTCAGATATTAGCTGGATCATATGTCTAGCTGATATATACGGTCTTATCGAACCCACATCCTCGTATGTTAAAGGTTCTTTTCTGGTAAAAATGGTATTACCAGATAATAGAAACTTCTTTACTTCTTCTATATCTTTAAATATCATAGATCCGGTATTTGTATAAACTGGTGTGTTGAATAGGAATACCAATTCCTCTCCGGTAAATATTCCCTCGTTCATCATGAATTTATTTGGATTAGAAGATACTACAAAATGTTGTAACCTCTTTTGACACATAGGAATGGGTACCACGAGACTTTTGGTGTTATCATATGCTGAGTTATCAATAGCAGGACTAGTAGGTGTTAGTCTCAAGGTTATGGGCAATTTTCTCCACATGATTACTCCTTTACATCAAAAACTAGTACTAGAAAAGTATCCCTGAAAAACTTATCCGTGACAACTATATCGGAGTACTTACTCAATACTGACAAAATATTCCAGATTTTAGTACTTAGTTTAGTATAAGTTTTTTCTTCTAATTTTACAGGGCCTTTTTCATAGACACTAATCTGTGGAAACATTTCTCCCAACAGTTTACTGACTATAAAGACTACTTCCTCCCTACTATGTCCAGCGTTAAAAGCACACTCCATATCTATAGCTATTATAATCTTCATACTCATCCTTTAACAAAAAATAATATCGCTATACAGACTCAAGAGAGTCTGCTAGCGTTATTTTTATAACACCAACCCATCGTCTTCTAAGCTATCTTCCAGCTGATCAAAAGTAGAAGACTGGGTGACTTTTAATTTCTCTAACTCTTTATGTCTATAACTAAGATTTTCTAAATCTGTATTTAATTCGTTCTTTTTAAAAGTCAGATAGAGCGGAAATACCTTATCTCCAAAGATTTCCTTATGCTCCTCTGTAATAACGCCTACCTTGTTATGTAGAAGAGGTACTTCTATCTTGTAGTCTTTAATAGACGGCAATAGAGCTGTCCGAGCTAAGATAGCGTTATAGTCGTCTAATATTCCTATTTTAGTTCCTAATTTATAAATACCGGGTTCTACTGTGAAACTCTTATATCTAGTGGGAATAAAGAAGTTATTCATGTCTTGGTGATCTATATCCTGCATAGTACCTGATATAAACATAGAAACCAGCGAAAGATATCTCAGGATGTTTCTATTTACTTCCTTTTCAGATTTAGGACTAGTTGAACCTTGTATGCTATTGCTAAAGTAAACTATACCTTGCGCAGTATTTGTCAACTTAGCCAATTTATTAAGACCTACTAAAGTGTTGATTGTATTTGTTACCGCTAATAAATTTGATTCATCTCCGACCACCACTGGGATAGTGGTCAAATCTTTTGCTCTCATGTATTTGAACAATAGCGATCCAATAATACTACCAGAACCGCCACTAGCACTATTAATGATTACATGGTATTCGTTTTTATTAGGTTTGATAGAATCTACGTAAGGTTTAATATTCTCTTCGATATCTTTAACTAAACCTACGTCTTTTCTTTCACCAGACATACCATCCAGAGCTTCTTTAGAGAATCTTTTAGATGTTACTTTTAAGAAACTCTCTGTTAAACTACTGTATTTAGACACAGTTTTATCAGTCGTATCTAAAGAATTTACCTCCACTTCCGAAAATGAGCTTCCTAACGTTCTTAACTCCTCTATTATATCAGCAGTAATATTAATACCGGCTCCTCCGCATGCATGGATAATCATTTTACCTCTCATTGTTTCTCCTTTTTTTCGATTTTACTTTGTTTTAACAAAGTGTAAATAATTTTGTTTAAATTCTAACTCTGTGCAAATGATTTATTTTTTTCTAGATCTTTTTTAGTGTATTTAACGATGCCTACATCATCGTATCCTTTTTCCAGCCAAAGTAACGCGATCTTATTAGCTTCTTTTAGAGTTACTAAATAATCATTGACTTCTACACCACCTACAAACACAGAATATCTTTTTTCTTTCATAAGTTTACTATTTTTAGACATATTAGACTCCTTGTCTTAGTTTATTGGTTATATGATAATCCTTGATCTTCTTCTTCATAACTAGATTTAGCAAAGTTTTCTCTAGTTCTTCAGTATTTACTGTCTTTAACTCACCTTTCCTAACATAAAGACTGGTAAAACCTTCAATATTTTTACCAGTCTTTAATGGCCCAGCTTTACTAACAAAATTTTCGTCAATACCGATGTTCTTTTCCAACACCAGCATTGCTACGTATTCGTTTCTATCTTTCATATTTGCTCCTTCTATAATATTTATTCTGGCGACCTAAGCAGTAAAAAGATACTAGCTAAAAATACAACTCCAGACATAATTGCACCCATAAACATATCCATTTTAACCTCCTTTGTTAAGCTTGTCTAGTTAATAATATAAGGGTGTAAAAATATAGACCTACAGAGGATTATTCCTCTGTAGGTAATTTATAACCTCTATTTCTTTTGTCGTAGATAGGATCACTAATTATTAGACTCCCATCTGAATTAATCCCTACGTTACCGTAATGTATATCTAACACCAATGGACTCGTATCTTTAAACCCTCTAACGAAATCATATAGCGCTTCTACCTGATCTCTTAAATCCGGATGAATAGACTCATCATCGGATATTTCATCCAGAATCATTTCTAGTTCTTTTTTAATGCTCACATAACCGTATAAATTACTTATTCTATCATCCACTCTATTACATGTCTCTATAAAATATCTGATATGTTTATTATTTCTACCAGGGAATTCCAGTTTATCCACTTCTATAACATAAAATGGTTTCAGACCAGGAATAGTGAATGTTTCTGTATTTAATACGTTAAATCTATCCCTTATTCTATTCAACCACATAAATTTAATAATATCAGATGTCAACAATATGACTGTGTCATCCAACGTAATAGCAGTTGTAGCTACACCGTTATTAATATCGTAATCCTTATCAGAGATCAGTCTGATATTTTTCTCTCCAAGTTTTAACTCTAAATTGTATTTGGATTTAATATATTTATTAACTTCATCCAGTAATGCAGGAGATGCTTTAAATAGTTTTACAGGTGGCCAGTATTCCAGTTTAGTCACATATTCCTCATTACCGAGAGTCAGTTCCTCTGCTCCGAGTTCAATTTTCTTACCTAGATAATGAAAGTCGTTATCTATTAGTTCTTCTATCAGTTTCTCAATCTCTTTACTAGGCTTAAGTGTTGCACCGAAATTAAAACCTGTTCCTTGGTAATGGATTAAAAATGAAAACACTGATTCCTCTTCTAGTTTCTTCATAATTTCTTCCAGTGCATCAATTTGTTTAATTGTTTCTTGCAAATCTTTTTTGTTTAGTTTATAAGATCTAAGTATTCTTATTAGATCTAATTTTATTTTCTTTATTCTATCAGGAAACTTATCATACCTACCTGCATCCATCATAAACATGCGAATTAAAATGTTTATTAGAAGATAAGATCCAATCAAAAATAGCGTAGCCCAGAATGTAAATAAAACGTTTGAGCTAAATGACCATAAATAAAATAGAATCATGAGTGTCAAATTTATAAGACCTAATAAACCGGACATAAATATTTTCTTATACTCAGGATTGAAGTATTTAATAAGTCCAGTTGCTAAGTACTCTCCGTAACCAAACCTGACTGCAAAATCGTCAGCATTCAACTCTACCTGATTATTATTCTTATAATCTGTACCTAGCTTCCTTAATAAGTTATCTAACGGTTCTACCAATCTGTTTACAGTATTGATTGCTAAAAGTGCTTGGTCTTTTTTATTTAACTTATCTATTTTCTCTCCAGTAACTATTTCTAATTCCTTAATAACCTTGTCTAAATTTCCAGATTTAGCAGCTAACCATGCCTCTATCAAGTGTATATTATTCTGTACTGAGTATGCCATAAATTCGAAACTAGTAAAACAATGTCCTATCTCATGCATAATTACAGCTGCTATTTCCTTTTTACTTAAGTGATTTCCCTCGATTTCGTTAGAGTCTATGAATAACCAACCTTTAACATTCTTAGGAACACCTAATACTTTTGCTTTCTCGTAGTCAATTTTTATTTTTACAGACTTTAATATTTTATAGTTCTCTAGTAATGTTTTTTCAATACCACTTGTTGGTTTTACTTCATGTATGTCTCCCACTGGAACATTTACCTCGGTAAGTACTGCAGGTGGTATACATGCAAATCCATCATCACTGCTTTTAACTAATAATCTAAATCCAAATCTGTCGTATATCATGTCTGACAGTTTATTAAAATGTTCTAACCTTACTCCTGTATCTTGCATCTCTTCTATTAGTGTCTCTAACTGTAAATTAAACGGATCATCGTACATAGGATGTACTAGTGTTTCAAAACCTTCTTTAACATTTTCCGATTTTGTTTTTTCCGGAATAAATTTATCAAACATTCTTTTCTCCTTAATATCGTTAAGATTTCAATTAAACCACGCATTCATTGAAGATAAATCTAACATAAAGGAGAAAATATGGACAATTATGTATCCATAGATACAGTGGACATAATGGAGAATATAATAGCTTTAGAAAGCTATTTAGAATTTGAAGATACTATAGAGAAGATGAACGAAAAAGAACAAGAATTGGTACTGAGACCAATTACTGCTGGTAATGAAAGTGTTAAGGAAACTGTAAACAAAATGATTAAAACAGTGGTAGAGAATGTAAAAAAGCTTTGGAAAGCTATAAAACAACTTATCAAAAAGATTATAGACTGGGTTAGAGGGTTGTTTGGTAAAAATAAAAAGAAGAACATAGATATAGCTAAAGAAGTTGAAAAACAAATGGAAGAAGAAACTGCAAAATACCTAGAAAATAAAAAAGAAATAGTAGTTAAGTTAGATAAAGTAAAAGAAGAACAAAAAGAAAATGATGAAGAATTAAAAGCCATAGAATTTAACTTAGCTAAAAGTTTTCTAATCATGTACACGGATAAAGCTATTGATTTAATAAACTCTGGTAAATTAAAACTTAAAAAAGATATAGAGATGAAAATCAAAAAAGAGTTGTTCTCAATAGCCTTTACCGATAAGGAAATTTCTCCTAAAAGATTTCTAGAATTTACAGCAGCACAAGGTATTTTTATTAAACAATTAGACGTTGTCCTAGAGTACGAAGGTATTAGAATAATTGATAAAAGCAAAGGAACTGGACTGGACTTAGTTTTAGCTGCTTCTCCGGTAAGATTGAAGAAAACTAGTCTTGATGATGCTATTATTAAAGTAATACAAAGACATTATAAATCTGCGTTTGTGGTAGATACCGATAGCTTTACTAGACATAGATTAAAATTCAGAATAGCTGATATGAAGAGCGCTGGACATGTTTCTTTCGCCATAGACAAAGCTAAGAAGTATAACAAAGTAAAAATATCAGATATAGAAAAGAATCCTGAAAAGTATAAAGCTATTGAAGACTTAATTAATAAAGCTAAAAAATGTAAAACAGAGTTCCTCACACTAGACGGTGATAGCAAGATACCTGGATTTAATTTAAGTAAGACTAAGTTGATCTTACCTAAATTATCAGATATGACTGAAATTGCTACGACCATGGATAAAGTTAAAGCCTTGGCTAAAGACATGACTGATAAATTGGATAAGTTACTGAAAGAAACTGATAAGGCTATTGAGGATTATACTAAAAGCAATCAAAATCCTATCCTGCTAAATGCTTTAAAAGTATTTATTAAAAAATACAGATTTATTAATCAAGGTTATCTATCTACCTTAGCCGATAGTAATAAAACAATTGAAGACTACTTATACTTCAGAACTGTACTACATTTATCCCCTAACTATTTCGAAAATGAACCTTTAGAAATAGCTGAAATGTTAAAACCAGAATAAAAATATATGTTACCACTGGATTAATCCAGTGGTAACATTTTCTCTACATTTAATAAAATAGAGTTAGAAGACATATACGTACTAACTGAAATGGCATATACTATTCTGATTTTCTTAATAGATCTTATCTCTACGTCTAGCTTATTATCCAAGTCTTCCTTCGTAAACGTGTAAAACATACTTACTTTAAAATCTGACAACTGGGAAAACTTCAATTTGGCTTTTAGATATTTCTTTCCGTTCTTAGTAAATACTCTAAAGCTATGGATATAAACATCTGATGCGAACAATGGTCTTGGAAAACCTTGACCATATGGACCAGCAGCCCTTACGTCGAATAGATTTGTAAACAATCTTTTATTGCTGTAAATTATATCGTCTACGTAGATTGTTTCTTCTCTACTTAAATCTTCTTTACTGACTTCTTCCACGAGTAGATTAAAGAAATTTTCTAGATCAGGTTTTATTTTTACACCTACTGCTTGCTTATGTCCTCCATGTTTAATGATCACATCTGATCTACTGTATATTTTATCTAATATCTCTTTAAGATTAGCCTTATTTCCAGATAACCTACCTGAACCTATCAATACCTTTTCTCCATCCCTATCATGTTCTGTAAAACATATTACTACATTATAACCTTCCGAAAATAGAATGTTGTTAGCAATAATGCCTTGCAAGCCTTCTGTGTTTTTTATAAGAGCTACTAAGACATTATCAGTTTTGTATACTACTTTATCTTCTCTTTTTAAAGCTTCTATTTGTAGTTCTTTCCTTTTATCGTTTAGGTCTTCTATCTCGTTAAGGTAGACCTCGGAATCATCTAAGTCTTCTGCTATCATTAATTCCAAAGCAAGACTAGGGTTATCTATTCTGCCTGCTGCATTTAGTTTAGGAACTACTTCAAAGCCTAATACCACTTCATCTATGAAATAACTAGTAGTTAGATTTTCTCGCACTCTCGTCCAAAACACATCATGTTGGATAACATTGCTGTTTATATCCTTTAGAGCCTTTATTAGTATCTTTCTGTTTATATAGTCTTTTAAGCTCACCACATCGCTTACTATCGTCATACCTACATAGGTGAGTAAGTAATAATAATAGTCTACTTTGTTATCAAATTGCGTCGGATATTTTATTTCTTCTAACTCTGGATACTTTTTAACTAAATTTAAGTATGCGTATAGTAGAGAAAAATATATTACATTAGCACCAGTTATATGTTTAGACATCTTGCTATCTAGTCTCTGTGGATTGATGAAAGCATCAGCTACGGTAGATACAGTGTTAGAAATATCATAGAGATGATGGTCGGTTACTACTATTTTTATACCTAGTTTTTCCTTTAAGTATTCAAATCTCTCTCTGTCATGACTACCATGATCAGATGTTACTAATACGTCAAATGGTTTTATCTCATACATCCTAACCAACATCTCTACTATTTTATCATTAATACCGTTACCATATTCTCTTCTATTCGGAATAACTTCAAAGTTATCCATATTAAACAGATGTTTATACATCTTATACGCTATAGCTCCAGACGTCACTCCGTCCACATCATAATCGCATACATGTATCACTCTCAAGTTTTTAGTAATTACTTCTTCCATAATGTTTGTAAACTTATCTACATCAGGTAGATTTCGTATAAAATCAGTTGTTAAGATTTTATTTAATCTAGTTTTATAATAGGGTTCTAGTTCTTCGAATTTCTCATACCTACCAGCATATATAGCTTTTACTAAATCCCTAGTTTCGTATTCACTTAACTTTAGAAACACTTCTGGATTTAACTTCCTCAATTTTATGCCTGTTTTCTCCATATCCTTAATTAGATCTTCTTTCATCATTTCCTTATCCTTTCTTTTATCTTTCACAAAATCCTAATTTGTTATTTAATACTGGTAATCGGTCGATTTGTTGAATAAAGATTAGTAAGGAGAAGTAATGAACAGATATAAAGATGTTAAATCTTTTTTTAGTTACTGGTTAAGAGATATTAAATTTGACGAGAAACTTTTTAAAGAACTACAAAATTTTAGACTTTCATGGGCGACTAAGACTGACGAATATGTGGAGTTTTTAGGGAGTAACTTGCTAGGAGTGCATAACATTGTATTTTCTAGTCTAGACGATGATGCTCTGTTGTCTATATTTAAAATCAGTGACCTGAAAGAGTTACAAGAAGATTTTTACAAGGTAGAAGGTATTAATAAGAAATTCAAGATAGCTAGTAATGTCATTTATCATATGCTAATATATACCGCGCATAGGTTTATCACAAATAGTAAACTTAAAAAGAACGTTCAGTATGGAGGAGCTAGAGAAGCTTGTCTAATTATGCAATATAGAATGTTTTCTAGTTTCTATTACCATTATTTTAAATATCTAGTAGACCCAAACATAGCACAGACAGTGTATGAAAAGTTATCTCACAAATACTTGATTAAACAACTAGGAAGCTGGCAAGAAGTATTCGATTATAGAGTAAAGAAATGTCTAGAAAAATCATCTCCATTTTACAAAAGATTAGTTAGACTAACTACTGAAGACGCTGTAAGGATAATAATCGATATACAAACTAAGCTGAGATCAAATGTCATAAGCATTTATAAAATACTAGTAGAAGTAGTTAATAATAAAGAAGCCATGAATACGGTAGATGCTACATTTACAGGGGGAGAGAATAACGAGAAACAAGTTAGAGATGTGGATAGTCTAAACAAATACGTTAACATTATGAAGCAGATAACATATTCTCCAAATGACTTTATAGATCATGACTTAGTTACAGTAGTAGTTAGTTTGTTTCCTAATATAAAAGAAGATCTTATAACTAAGTTTCTAGTCTGCATGACCGAGGAGAGAATAAATAAACCTAAAAATTACTATCCATTATTAGAGAAGATGATTTATATAAATCTGGAATATCTACAAAGATGGAATGTAAATATCTCAGATAGATCTACCATACCTAAAGCCTTAGTGATGGTCAGAAACTACTGGTCTAGTAGTAAGGTTAAAAATAAAGACATGGATGAAATAAAAAATTATTTAAGACGTATGGCTAAAGTATGTACAGGTAAAAGAACTAGTTGGTTAGTAAATAGTCTATCTATAGCATTTGTAACTTATGTATTTCTACGAATGCTAAAAAACGATTAATTAACTGAATTAAATAAAAAACAATTAAGGAGTTCACATGGATATGGAGAAATTTTTCCCAGAAGTTTATGATACTACAACTGAAGAAACAACTAATAAAGATGCCGATAAAGACACAAGTACAACAAACACGGATGATGCAAGCAATGAAGAAAAAGATCCGTATATTGGATTCGAAGTTAATGACGTAGATGAAGAAACAAAGAAAGAGTTTGAAGATGCTGAAGTAGAAGAGACTAAGGATAAAAAGGGCAAGAAGAAAATTAAGATTAAAATTAAACATCCTGGAGCAATGACTGAGTATTGTAAGAAGAAAGGGTATGACGGCGTAACATGTGGTTGTTTGTGCGAAGCTATGAACGACCCTGATCCAGTATGGCATAAACGTGCAAACTTTGCTTATGTATTCGGTTTTCGTAAAAACGGTAAACAATGTGCCTGTATGGAAGAAATCTATAAAAAGAGAAAGAAAGAGAAAAATAAAAAATAGATCAACGAGGGACTATTTATCCCCGTTGATCAAAATTCTTCTCGCGATCACTTTTAACAGGAATTCAGCTATAGTTTTCTCCTGTAATGGCGCGGATATATTCAACTCGTCATCCAGTATGTAGTAGTTTCCATCGGTCAGAGACCAAATATATTTTATGTCATCTATCTCGTGATTTCCTATCACGACACTTCCTTCCACTGCGAAAGCTTTATGCTCTTTGCCGTTTATAACTACTACGTTTATACTTCTGCTATCGTATTCTATATCTGCTCTGTCAAAGACATACATAGAGACGCATGCGTTTAGTCCTGAGGATATGTTCTCGACTTCTGATTCGATATTTGAAAAGATCGGAGCAGCTAATAGTTTATCGCCCAACATCCAAGCAACCATCTCGTAATTGCATTCTGATTCTATTACGTAATACTCGCCTAAGCTTAACAATTTCGAATGACCATTTTCTACTAAATATTTCCCTAGCTCTCTAGCTAGCTTCTTATTGCTGTATGCTTCAGAAAAGTCTATATCAGCGTCATCATCCATAAGATAAATCTTTTTAATAGATATAGCAAACTCATCAACATGTTTTATTATGTTATTTTTATTCGCCTTAACTCCGCTTACTTTAAGTATCTCTACTTCCATATCAGCGAATGTACCATAAATGGTAAAAGTTTTGCTTAACTTGGCATTTAGCGTTAAGGTTGTTTCTATTGTTTTTAGTTCGCTACTGTTTTCTGATTGGTTGTCAGATTGGGTATTCATAGGCATTCTTGACGAAGTTAGCCCGTCGCCAGCCATACGCACGTTAAACGTATCGTATGGGTAGAAAGGTTGTGGTGCTGCGTAACATGGCCCCGCTGCCGGGTTATGATGGTTTGTAAACATTGGTCCATTATAGCTCATTTGTCCACTAAATGCGTTCGGATAAAGAAATTGTGGTACTGTGTGGTAGCATCCTGACCCCAATACGAGATTACTGTAAGGCCCTGGATTCGTCGGCCCGTTATAATTCATATGTTCGATACCAGGTCTAAAGTTTTCTCTTTTCATATTCACTCCTTTTTTGGTTTAGTTTGTCTAGTTAGTAATATGTAAGTAAAACTAAATGAATTAATCATACAGATTGGAATAACTCCAATCTGTATGCATGCTGAATAAAATGGCAAAAGAAAAAATATTCAAATTAAAAAATAAAAAAGTAGGCGAGGAAATCAAATATCAACATCCTCGCCTAAAATATCATCAAACCAGTCGGTCGCGATATCCGCGACATACTCGCCTGTCTTCCAGGCGATCGCAGCCGCGAAAACTGTTAGTGCGGCTAGACCGACTGTTTTAACAGCCTCCATTTTCTTCTTTCTCTTCAACTTTTTTAGGGGATTCGTTCTTTCCCCCTTTTATTACGGCACAACCTATTGCCGTTACTACTACTCCTACTGCAGCGCCTATTGCTGCAGATACTAAATCTAAATCTTTCATTTTTGCTCCTTTTGTTAGTTTAGTTTTATTACATCTGAGTAATATATAAACATAATGTCTTGGAATCCAGTAATAAAACACTGTATGATAGGGTAGGAAATCCTACCCTATCACATACCGAATAAGTTTTTAATAATCATACTGTCTTTAACGAAAACTAAGTAAGTTAGCAATGCCAGTACCACTAGATTTATTCCTAATGCTACCAAATCATAGAGAAGAGTTTGTCTCATATCCAAGTCAAGAATTATCTTTAGTTTATCTAACTTTGCTTTAATAGATCTTATTTCCGTAACTATCGCCAATATAGTCAAAGCCCAAATCAAGAAATATATCATAACTTTCTCCTTTTATTTCCGCGATTCTAAAATATATCTCTCTCTCAGAAATCTATTCACTTTCTAATCTTCAAGAAGCTTTATATCATCACTGGATTATACATCAAAATACTTGTCATAGTCTATTCCACTAGTCTACTTCTGTGTGATTATTTAACGATCATCTAGACGAATTATTCACTCTCTTGCGCATGCATGATAACTCTCATCTATTTCCTCTCAAGCAATATAGCCCATCGGTAAAAAACAATGACCGTTTAAACAATCTAATCACTCACTAGCACTTGCTCTAAGTTATTTCTCAAATAATCACTAGATCAATTTCTTTTTCTTTCAACGGAAAGAAAACTTTTTCTGAAAGAAAAAGAAATTGATCTAAACAAACTCAACTGAGAGAATTCTCTCAAAAGAATTCTCTCTAACCGATAGGACATGCTAGGATCTCTACCCGATCTAGATGAAATTTACTTTCTTTTTGGAGTATATTATATATTCTCTTAAGAGAATATATAATATACTCTTTTTCTTTGTTAATTAAATAGTAACACAGATTAGTAATAGATGCTATAGATACGAGTATAATATAACTAAAGTTATATTATACTCGTATCTATAGCCCTATAATAATTTAACAGATTTATTTTTTCTTTTTCTTTTTTTGCTTCTTTTTTTCTTTTTCTTTTTTGCGAAATCTATTCCTTGAGAGAAATCAAGAAGACGAAAGCATATCTATCCCAGGCAAAGAAGAGGAGAAGCATAAGGCAAGGTAGTGATTAGAGTCTGGAGAAACAGTTACTTACAAGACGGAATTGAAGAAGTTCACTTTTTTTACCTTGTTCATGTTTTACTATGACGGTGGATAGAGAAGAAGCAAAAGAGTCTTATAGATCTTAAATTTCGCATGGTTTAGTTTAGCCCGCACCGCTTAGCTGCTAAGGATTTAATTATAGACATTTGCGTACCTCCTTTTGTTTGGTTTTTATTAATACTTTTTGATTTTTGATTTTGTCGGTTATTCGGATTATTCAGAGTTTAATGTAGTGCCCGATAGGAAAAGCAACATAGATTTTACTCTATCCATCGTCAATCAAGTTTCACCTCCTTTGTTTGGTTTGCATAGCGACTCTTGGTAAATGAATAGACACTAGGTATCTACCTAGTGTCTATCCGTATTTTTTGGCTTACCATGAAAAGATAAAATTTAAGGGAAATAGCGATGATTTTGTTTTATGAAGATTGGGAAAAGTACCCAAATGCTATAGTGCACCTTAATACCAAGAACGAGTCGTTTATAAGGATAGCTAAACTATTAAAACATATGGGAATAAAAAACCATGCTTTTATGTTAGCGCTACATAATCCATTATTAAAAGATATTGATCCTCATGATCCTAATCTTACTCTAGAAGAGAAATTAATGATTGGTGAGGAATGTAAAGTTAACTTTTGGTATTATATTAGAGAAGTAGCTAGAGTATCTCCTCCTGCAGGTAGCCAACCAATTCAATTCAGAGCCAATAGAGCTAATATAGCTCTTTTCTGGCTGTTCTTTAACCATATCACATCTTATCTGATACAGCCAAGACAGACTGGTAAATCTATCTCAGTTGCTGAATTATTAGGTTGGGTAGCTGATTTAGGTACTACTAATACAGATACATCTATTCTTACTAAAGACGACAAGCTAAGAGCTAAGACATCTCTCACTATCAGAGAGATAATCGAGATCTTACCAACGTATTTAGTATTCCTTACTAAGAAGGATGTAAAAAACTCCGAGAAGATTACAGTTAAATTCTGGAATAATATTATAAACTTGTATGTAGGTAGAACAGATCCTAAAGCTGCTGATAACGTAGGTAGGGGTATGACAACTCCTATTGTAAACATTGATGAGTTTGCTTATATTCCAAATATTGATATCACATTACCAGTTATCCTGGCAGCTACTACAGCGGCTAGGGAAGTTGCTGAGCAACAAGGTGTACCGTATGGTACAATCTTTACCACAACAGCAGGTAAGTTGAATACTAAGGAAGGTAGATTTGCCTACGATGTTTATAAGTCTGCTATGAGATGGACAGAACATCTATATGATTGTAAAAATAGAAAAGAGTTAGAAGATGTTGTTTCCAAAAATACGAGTAAATTAGGTAAGAGAAGTTCTAGAGTAGTATTGTTAGAGTTTAACCATAGACAACTCGGGTATACGGATGCTTGGTTAAGAGAGAGAATGTCTGCAGCCTTAGCAGAAGGTGAAGATGCTGAATGTGATTACTTAAATAAGTGGTTAGCTGGTAATATGAGCTCTCCTCTTAGTAAAGAACTGTTAGAGATTATTAGAAACAGTATGGTTAAAAATCCTAATACTAAAATTACAGAATATGGGTACGTGGTAAGATGGTTTATTAGTGATAACAGAATAGGAGAATATAAAGCTGGTAAACCTATGGTGATTGCGTTAGATACATCAGATGCTGTAGGTAATGACGACATAGCTATGGTAATCAGAGATGTGGAAACAGGTGAAGTCTTAGCAGCAGGCAATTATAACGAAACCAACTTAATCACCTTCGCTGATTTTATAGCTAACTTATTGGAAGAGTTTCCTAATTCTGTTTTGATACCAGAGAGAAGATCTTCTGCTGTAGTAATAATAGATTATCTATTAAGATTATTATTTAACAAGGGTATAAATCCATTTAAGAAAATTTTTAACTGGGTATACGACGAACCTGAAAAGTATAAAGACAAATACCCAGATGTATTTAGTAAAAAGGTACATGATTTTGAAACTATTACTGCATTAAAGAAATATTTTGGATTCGCTACCAGCGGGACAGGTAAGACATCTAGATCGTTACTATATGGAAACGTACTAGCAGCTTCCGCTAAATATACAGGAGATAAGACTAGAGATCCTGTCCTGATAGAACAGATTTCATCACTTACTGTTAGAAATGGTAGAATAGATCATACCGCTACTGGTAAAGACGATATGGTAATAGCTTGGCTGTTAGGTTATTGGTTTCTTACTAATTCTAACAATAAACAACTCTACGGAATCAACCCTGATACTGTATTAAAATCATTGGTGGATATAGAGATTATGAAAGAGGCAAATGTAGATAAAAACTACATAATTGAACAGAACAAACTAAGAAAAGAGATAGAAAACCTATTCAATATTCTTAAGAAAACAAATAACGAATTTGTAGCTATTAAGACTCTAAACAAAATTAAACAATTAGAATCTAAATTGGATGTTAAGGTAGTCAAAAACTTTAATATAGATGCTATGTTAAGTGAGTTAAAAATTATGAAAAAAATAAGTAAGTATAGAAAGGGGTAGTAGGTCTATGCCTACTACCCTCTCTTTATCTTACGTTCAGACCATACCATGTATGCATGGAGCAGCAGGAAGGCTACTAGCCATGCTATCATAGCAACCATGTCTGAATTAGATTCTACTCCTATCAGAGTAGCTAATAAGCCTAAAACTATTAAAACTAAAATGTCCATTTCGTCCTCCTCAATATCCCAGAAATTCTATACTTTTTTTCCATTTTCTAAATGCTAGTATTCTATTATATATTCTTTTAGCATACCAAAAATTAGGCATAGTGCCTCCATTATAACACCCCCAAATCTTTTTCCAATTCTTTCCATGTAGTTCTCTTAAATCTCTCAATTTCTTAATCGCATAAGCTAAATTGAAATCATTGTCTCTTATCAACTTCGTACGGACTTCAATCCGTCTGTATTTGTTCTTGTAGTTTAATTCATTATCTTTCATAAACCAAAATAAGTTTATCCCCATTAAGCCGTAGTCTCCGGCCTCGTTATCTCCCCATCTGTTAAACTTACTTTCCTCCCATGCTATTGCCACACAAGTGTTCTGTAAGTCGAATTGACTACAAACTTTGTAAACCTTAGATAACCAGTAAAGTTGATCCTGAGAAAGATTCAATAATTCTTTATAATAATTCTTGAACAACACCCTATCGAATTTCACCACGCTAGGTGTGCCGATAGGTTTGTTTCTCTTGCTATAAGCATTGCTTGCTAGTAATCCTATTATGGATAAAACTAATATAATGTTTTTCATTTTTCCTCCTTGATAGCTTTATATCCTGTTATTATGTGTTCTTTAACCATTTCTTCAAGTGCTTCTTCTACTAGGTCTCGTATTTTGTCTATATCTTCAGTGTTTCTAAATTTTTCTATCCAAATGATTATGTCATTATTCTCTTCACAATAGATACCTAGTACTCCTTTCCAAGTATCTTTCTGTCCGAATAGATGACATCCTAGATTTTTAGCATTAGAACTTACAGGTTGAAAATATTTTTTGTTCCATTCTAGTTTTCCATCTTCACCTTTTCTCTGTTTACAGAAATTTCTCAAATCTAATCTGAAGCTACATGGACTAGCTTTTACTCCATTGTCCAGTACCGCTGGTTTATAGCCGTTTACTTTGTATAGTATTGTTCTCATTATTGCTCCTTTTTTATTTGGTTGTTTTGATCAAATGAGTAATACCTAAATGAAAAATAAAGGACGCTAATGAAACGTGTTATTCTTGCAGTATTTATAACGGTTACAGGTTTATTTGGTAATATAGTCAATGTGAATAATATTTATCCTAGCGATAATGTTTGTATATTATCAAAATCTAGTGTTACTGACGATAAAGTAATTTGTTTAAATGGTATAATGTACAGAAGTATTAATGCTAAAGAATTCAAGGAACTGAAGTATCTAGATAAAACACCTATGAAATGTAATTGCATAGATAGGTAGCAATTACTACCTATCTATGTCTATATTTTCTACCAAGATACTGTTTCTCTTTTTCTCTTTGAAGTCTATCTTTCCGTCTAACCAAAGATTGAAATAGTGATCCATGTCTACTAATACAGGATTATTATTCAGTAATAATTTTATAGATTTGTTATTATCTGTATCAGATCTATAGTAGTCTTCAGGTATTACCATCTCTAGTTTCTTTTCATTCATGAGTTCTATTAAAAGTCTAGAAGAGTTATCTAAACGTCCTAAGAAATCCAAATATTTCTCCATCTTATCTTTATCGACATATTTTGTAAACCATGTTATTAGTTCATTAGTTATCTCTAATAAATCTTTCAGATTTATATAGACGGTTTCTCCAGATATTATTATACTTTCCTCTGGGAACTTATTATGTTCTAAACTAGATAGGATATCTAAGAAAGTAAGTATAACTGAAGTAAACCTATGACGCTTTTCTATCATCGAGATTTTTATCTCAACATTACCATTCGGTAAAAGATTAATATAATCTAATTCAATAGTTTTGTTTAGCTTACTGTTTAATGTATCGGACAACTTCTTTAATTCTTTTCCTTTTAGGAATAATGACAAACCTTTATTATCCATTAACGCTCCTTTATTATACGTTTTTTATTCAAAATAGTAGACAAAAAAATAAAAAAGAGCCTACGGATGTCTAGGCTCAAGATAGCAGTTATGTGAAAACCCGCCATCCCAAGCCCAAACATCCTCTTCTCCTATGTAAACAGGATTTTTGCTGGCATTTATTTCATGCCAGCCTGTGTTGGTTTCGCATACCAACACAGTTCTTCCTGTAGAAATACTGTGTTCTGGAGAGGTACTATTTAACACACCCAGAACAACTATTATAGTGCCCAGTAAAGCCAGATATTTGTAACCTGGCTTTTCTTTTATTCTTTTAATCATTTTTACTCCTTTTGCTTTGTCTAGTTAATGATGTATAAATGAAACAGAATCCGCACTAGTAAAGAAAAAAAAGACATAGTTTAACGACTATGTCTTTCTAACAAACTTATATCTTTTACCCTTATCTATATTTTTGGATTTGGGACAGAACAATCGATTAATACCGCCAGTGATATTAGTAGACTCTTTTTCTTCTATTTCTACCAGCATTAAATTCCATTCCAAATCTTTTAACGTTTTCTCCAGAACAGTTTTCGTAATATCATTCATTACGTAAACATTGTTTTCTAAACTAGTGTCTAGGGATAATACTGAGTCTAATAAATCCATATCCACTGTTCTCTTATCTATCTCTTCTATATCCTTCATAGTTAGTATATGATAGAGATTTAGAATTCTGCCTAATAGAAGATTAAGCATTATAGCTTTTTTAGCTTCAATTAGATATCCATCAGATCCTAGTGCTGTTTTTACAATAATCTCTAACATGTCTAATGCTTCGATAGGTTCTATAGTCTTGTTAAGCAGATTTTTATCATATTCAAATATAGCATAGTTTATACCGACTATCTTCTTCTCAACATCATCATTCGGCATGTCGGTTACAGTTACTAAGTCACTATACTCGTCCTTGAAAACATTTAATACAGTATCTAATACCTTTTCTAAGGCTATTCTTCTTCTTGCTCTTAGCGCTGTCTGTTCTAACATTTGACACCTTTCATTTACTTAGTTTCAGAATTAGTATCTAATTTGTTTTTTAAATAAGACTTAGATAGAAACAGTATCGTAGCGGCCTCCAGCATAGAGGCTACACTATCATACTCTTCTTTCTTCTTAGTAGACACAACGTCCTTTATGTAGGTGAGTATCTCGGATAAAAACGGACAGTTTTCTAATAACAACTCAGAACCATCCACAATGATATTCTTATTATCATCGTCTTCTAAATCTTGAAATAACGTAAACGCGTCTTCCATGGCGGCTAAAACTGATGCGATATTCCATGCTTTTTTCTCACCGTTTAGTTCCTTTTTATTTAAGATAATGCCCATGCCTCTTTCTATCATGTTTTCATACATAATTTCTGGATTCACTTTCATTCTTTCCTCCTTTTGTTTATATATTTCCTTTGTGTGGATCAGTAGGATCCTTTCCTTCTGCTATTAAATCTTCAGCTATATCCCAAGCATCTTGGATTATCATCCTTTCTGATAAAGTAAATGGATTAGGACTTTCCAAGCTACAATGTGTTATTACACCATTTCCTTCTTCGTCAAATCTAAGGAACCCGTCAATTACATGGAGATAATCATCTCTCCATTCTGCAGGCACGTCTTTCTCCGGTAAATGAACTTCATCATCCCAGCCTTGCAACCTGTTATTCATATACATGTTAAACAGAGCAGGATCAGCTAGTATATACTGTCGCATCATCCAACCAGAGTTATAAATGTTATCATAATTCACAGCGTATATCCTATCGTTGAATACAGCTGCACTATGTCTAGCAATTAATTCTTTAGCTTTGTCAATAATGGTATTATTCGTCACAGTCTGGAAAGTCTGAGTCACCCTCGCTGCAAAATCTTGTCCGTATTGTTGTACCGTTTGGATAAACTGTTGATAATTTCTTTGGAAATAATCCATAGCCCTTTGATCAGGCATAGCGTTTACCAACATCTTGCTAACAGTATTTAGCATATTTACATCATCCGCTATAATTACATTAGCCATTTTCTTCTCCTTATTTTTGCGAGATAAACGCCTTATAGACGCGATTGGCTACCGTATCCAGAGATTCAAAAATATCTCTTAGGTAGTCGGGGACCAATAAATCTTTAAACGTTATCTCGTCTTCATTTTTTAACTTTGGTTTATTCAGAGTCATAGCTCTAATTAAATAATATATAGTTAAATAACTATTCAGTATGCTTTTCCCGTGTAAGTCTTTCATATAGTTAAGCACATACTTCGGCGTACCTTTATTTAACAGGAATTTATTTAGTAAAAGCATCCAGAACGCTAACATAACGTAATTATCCCTAATGACCGGATCTACCTCTGACTTCGATAATAATTCATCGTCTATCGTAGTACCCGATATTCCTGTAATTACTTTGTTTACTCTGTTCATTACTAGTTTCACAAATTCTACATCTCTGAGTACTATGTTAGAATTCATCTTGTTGTAAGTATCTGTAAAAGGTTTGATTTGCGGATGATTCGTCTTTAGCTTAAATAATCTCACTGATGAAATTTTCTTACCTTTTCTTTCTTCCAGAATTACTAATTTATATTCGTACTCAGAATCTATTTCTTCTATAAGGCTATAATCTATTCTCTGTGCCGTGTGCACAATATAATAGAGAATAGAAAGAGGTTTTAATAGTTTTAAATCTTCTCTTGTAAAGCTCCTAATCTTTCTCAGAGTTTTATTGTATTCTAACACATTTTTAAGACTATGTCCAGAAATTAGTTTACTTTTAAAATCTTTTACACAATCTCCTGAAGTCGGCTTAAAATTCCTGCATACTTCAGGCACTAGGTCTTCTGGTAATTTGCAATTTTCTCCATCTAAGAAAATACAATCTTTACTACATATATCAAACGTACCATTGTCCCATTCCTTTCTTATTACTACCAATTTTTCTCTATCAAACAGCACGGAAAAGCTCCCATTAGCTAATAAATCCGTTTCGTAATATATTTTAGCTAATTCTTGTGGTGTTAATAATGGTTGGCATTTACCGCATACACATTTCATTTATTCCTCCTCTTCTATTTCTTCTAAACGTTTTGCTATACTTGTAAGTAAGTTAGTTATTGAGAGTATGTATTCAGACGCCATACGTTTATCTCTCCATGTGTTTTCATTATCTAATTGTTGCAGCATTGATGTTAACATATTTTGGACAATAGAAAATGCTTTTGCTAATTCTTCTTTGTTTAGTTTATCTAAGACATGTTTTAGATTACCAGTAGCTTGTTCGAAATATAACCCTGAGACTATCTTAGATTTTACTTCATCAGTTATCTCGCCATTCAACTGTTTTTTATATGCTTCATTCATCTCTTCTCCTTCTCTATGGTTTTTACTAATAGTTCTAACAGCCTATCTACTTTAGATTTATCACCCCAGATCGCGATCATAAATTCTCCAGTTATCATAGCGTCATTATGTCTCAACACTATTTTTTCATCATGACCTATATTGTTACTAAGAATTGTGATTGTTTTCTTATATAGGGATTCTAATTTGTCTGCTCCAGTTTGTCCATATCGATCCGCAAACTCTTTTATGTTTTCGATATAGATGAAGTAAAGACCTAGCGTCATGACTTCCTCACCGTACTTTGCCATAGTGGAATTCATGATACCTGCTTTTAGTATATGCTCGCTATCTTCATTATCTTTATCAAACAGTGCTTCCGCTGACACCATAATAGGACATTCGCTCTTTATTGCTTCGTATTCTCTATCTGATTCCAAAATTTCATCTTCGGTCCTATCTAGGATATCGAAAACGCTATCTAGTTCTTCTAGTAAATTTGTTAATTTACCATTTGTCACAAATGTTAAACGCTCGATATTTAGCCCTGTAATGGTGCTGTAAAACGTAGCAGACGGAGTATTATCGCCAGATAATAATAAGTTGTCTACCAACCTGTTCATATTACCAAATCTCACATATCTCATTTCTACCTCCTTTTATTTAGTTCTTATTCTCTACTTAGTAATATATAGATTTATTATTCTAGAAACGAAGAAAAAAAAGGTGCAGGGAGTTACCCTGCACCTAACAGCTTTCTAGCTACTGGATCGTCTTCAGGACTACGGCTATCTTCTCTCATGTGTGTAAAGTTAGATAGCGTAGCCACTGTGGTAGACGGTATATATAAGTTTTTATTAACCTTACCGTCTATGTCTATGATGTTGTAATGTGGAGAAAACTTCTTAGCTATCTCCGCCATCTTATTATCTAGTAATATAGTAGCATTCATTTCGTCCGTGATGTTCAGACAGGGTCGTTACTCCTGTCCCGCGGCATTACCCGCAGCTCTAGCTTTCACTAGAGACCAGACTATACCATCACCCTTTACCATAGGATCAATTATCCCTTAGGCAGTCGGGTGCCCTCCGTTTCGAACTCACTTGAGTCCTACTCTACTCGGTTTTCACTATTCCGTTTCCAGAATAGCTATCCTTTCGACAGTCGTTGAACACACACCATATCCATTTGGACGTAGGTGCTTCGCTGCGGATCGTCCTATACTAACGAGCTTTTTACTATACCATGGAGCACTCGCCTCCCCATGCCCTTATCCGGTTTCCCGGATAAGTTAGTACTCATTAGCTTCAGGATGTCTCCGCAATTAGGAGGGTTTTTAACTAGAGTATTTCTACTCTAGGACAGCCAGTATTAACCGTCGAACGAGTACAATGTACTCGGACCATATCTTCATCCCTTACCATAGGATAGATCATCCCTTAGGTAGTCGGATGCTCCCCGTTTCCCATCCAATTAGATGGTACCCTACTCGCTTTACCAGTAGTTACACTACCAGCGGGCAGTCTTACCTTACCCTCACTATTACTATACCTTTCGGTATAGTCGCAGCTTTCGGTGGCCTCTGAACACATCCCATATCTATAAAAGACGTAGGGACTTCGCTGCGTCGATTCCGCAACACTATGACGTTTTTACCATACTCGTCGCTTCCATTACTGGGACGAGTATCATACTCGGTTTCCCGGTATGAGTGGTAGTCATAGCTTTTACACGGTTCCCGCAGTTAGGGGAGTATTTTGCTAGAGTATTACTACTCTAGGGTGACCTCGACCCGTTAAACTTTAACAACTCTTTTAATACCCAGAGAATCTATTATAGGTACATTTTTATCTTTTATGCAGTTAATGATGGTCTTTTGACTTACGTTAAAATGTCGAGCTGTCTCTCGTATGCCCTTGAATTCCTTCTTTGTCCCGTCTTTAAATTCTACTAATATAGAAGTACTCCTAGAATAGTTGACTAAATTATCCATACACCACTTACCATTTTTCCATAACACCCAATCATTTATACGGTAACATTTGTCATCGTTTAGAAATTTTGCTAACTTAGCTCCGCTAATCTTTAAAAACTTTTTAGCTGGCTTTATACCATTAAATTCTTTTACTTCACCTGTAACTAAATTTTTAACTTTCACCGGTTCTTTAGATTGTTTTTTATGTAGTTTAAATAATTCATATCTTTCATGGTCCTTTAAAACATCCAATAACATAGAATCCTTGTATAGGTAACCTTTTTCACCAGTCAATTTCCTCCACAATTTAGTCTTGTTATTATAGAACTCCAATTCGCCAGATTCTTTATTTCTAACGATTATACCCCATGGTAAATCTATTAAACTAGGATCCATAAGATACTGCCTATAACTATTGTCGTCTGCTAAATAATATAATTCATCAGGTTCTGTCTCTGAATCAGAGGTCTTGCTAAACCAAGACGGGGTCTTCTTGTCAGATATAGTAGATTTACTTAACCCTAATATTTTACTCACCCTGTTTAAATTACTACAAAACCAGATCCTTTTATCTAATACATTTGTTAACACATACATACCTAGCTTTAAGTTTGTTCTTGTATGTACGTTAGCAGAATTTTGTTCCATGGTAGTCCAATGAATATTTTCTAAACGATTGTCCTTTTTATTGTTATTTTTATGGTCTACGATATAATCTGTAACAAAATCATTATTCGGCAACCATGCATATGCCATAAGGCGGTGTACTGTCGTTCTGTAGTGAGAATGTGTTTGTGTTGTGATTATGACACAATTATAACCGCTGCAATCAGATGTTTTTAATTTGGTGTTTGTTATTAAGTCATAAACATTTCCTACCTTATCTACAGCATACCTAGGCGCTATTGGGACAACAGCATATTCTTTCTTTGTTCTCACACTGCAAAATACAACAGGCCTATCAAACATTGGTATATGTACTACTTCATACGGACCATTGCCTTGTCTTATCCTGGCAGGAACGTACTTTATGATGTTCTTTAACCACTCTAAACCTTTTGGGTATTTGTAATTCTCTGGGTATCTTATAAATTGTTTTTTGATCTTCATTCTTAACTCCTTTTTAAGTACTCAGTATAAGGAGTTATTGTTTTAAAAAATGCTGTGTTTAACGGGTCTATAACGCATCACCGTTTGGCGCTTTGATAGTCATCATGTTTACACCGATGGTCTTATCTTCGATATTAGTTTTGAATTTAGTTATATAATAGAGTTGACTAGACCCCATTAACAAGCTAGGATTCCTGTTAAATATTACAGGGATTCCTTTATAAGGAGATTCTTCTATCAACTCGTTCAGAATTTCTTCTATTACTGGATAATGCTTGTTGACGGCTTCAAAAACTAGGTTAGAAGCTTCTTTATACGTGTATCCTCTTTTTAAGAGCTTATTTATAATATGCGGTCTAAATGCAGTAGGACCTATTATCCATGGTACATGCAACACATCATAATCTTCGCTGGTAGGGAGTGAGGTGATTACCGCTCTGAAGGTAAAATGACTACGAGTACCATAGATATGTTTTCTCACCATTCCTTTTTTACCGGATAGCTTTTCTTTACTATATTTGATAAAGAGCTTAGCTATCCCGGAGATTATTTTACCTACACCATTCTCTACCTTTTTACTGTAAGGATCCATGTTTGCTAACTTTACTGCTAATAGCGATATATCGATAACGTCTCCTAACATAGTAGTGGTATAAGCATCCTTCCCTGTTACTTCCATTACAAATAGTCTCTTATTCACTAACGGTAAATAATCTACTAGGAGTTTATCCCTATTCCTTTTCCATTCCTCTAGCAATCTCTTGGCTTTCTTATCCTTTTTATTGGATTTAAACACAGAATTATTAGCTATATAGAGCAATATTTTCTCTATGTTATTTATAACGTTTAGATACCCCCTACCTCCTATTATATTTTTGATAGAATGGAGATATGTAGGTATCTTAGGAGGATTATAAGAAGTATCTGCTAACCAGCGTAGCCCGTCTATTCTTTTACCTAATATAGATGTGAGTTGATTCCAGAAATGCGGATTTAGGAATTTTAAATCATCCCTGAACTTCTCTATCCATAGTAGCGGCTTTATTATGTCAAAAGCTTTCACTACAGAAGTACCGCATTTAGGACATGTCTGACCGAGTCTCCATGCACCTTTGAAATACCCGCACTCGCATTGTGGTATGATGGAAATTTCGTCCTCGTATTGAGTAAACAACAGCTTTTTCATTTTCTCAGGTTCGACGTCGGTTATTTTAAAGTTGTTGAGAATTAACTTACGATCTGTTTCGTGGAAATATTGATTTAGATCATTATAGTCTTGTACTATTGGCATTCTTCCTCCTTTTGTTTGTTACGTGTTATAATGGTCAATTTGTTCAAATGCGTCGATTAGGCCTAAATCGAGCATTTCGTTTATGATAAGTAATAATTCATCTGCGTATTGATTAATTACTAGACGATCCTTAATAAGACGTTCGTCTAAAGTAACTACTACGCAGACATCCCTTTTACAAGGTTTTACGAAAACGCATCTAGATAAGTTTTCGGTACGTTCCATGATAAATTCATGGATTGTTTCTGGTTCTTCAATTGTGAACAATAGGTACCGCATGCAACTCCTTCAGTGTTTTAAAATTTTAAGTTATTCAGGTCGATGACCAAATTAATAATATAAAAATAAAAAAATGTGTGATACGACATAGAGGTGTAACTACACCTCTATGTGATTTAATCTAATTGAGACCTTTGCTCTTAGCTTAGATATCTTGCCTTGATATACTCTTACAATTTCTTCGTCCTCGAAGATGATGTACTCATCGACAACTTCGCATTCGTCTTGATCCAATATAGATAAGACTGCGTCTCTCTCGCTACCAAGACGCACACCATATACATCTACTTCGATAGCAATGGAGTAGCTGTATAGTGCGTTGTGTAGTTTATCTATTATTCTATCAGGATGCATGCATCCTGGCTGGTAATTAACGTAAACTGTGATTTCAACCGCTAATAAATTATTATTTTCATCAACGACCTCTACTTCTTCTATCTTAACCTCCATAGGACTAATCTCATTTTCTAGATATTCTTTTAATCCATCTATATCTAGGTTTTTATTGGTTTTGAATTCTAAAGCTCTGAACCAAAGTTGTGGATTATGCGTATTCATTTATTCTCCTTTTGTTATTTGGGTTACTGGATACTTCTTCCTTATAGTCTTCATTAAACTGATCCTTGGTTTCTTTACCTTCATCTGTGTCTACAACTTTGTCTTGTTTCATTAGGACATCAACATACTCACTTCTTAAGTCTGATAATTCCTGACTATCTTGACCGTTGTTATCTTCCAGCATTTTCCTCATCTGACTTAGCATTGTTAGTTTATGATCTAGTTCTGAGGAATCCTCATCCAGTTTAAATAATGCTGCTTTTGTTGCCGCGATGTCTAGGACCTCATTTATTAAATCTAGAGCTAGTTTATTTTTCACTTCTAGCTCTTTGATTTTGATTTTCAGCTCGCGATTCTCTTTTATGTTATTTTCAATTTCATTCGTCATATTCCAGAAGTCATCTATCAATTTACTTCTGTCTCGCTTGCAGGTATCTAATTCTTGTTCTAACCTTTCTATTAACGCATTAGCTTTGTCTACTAATGATTCTAACCACGCTACTCTATCCATTTTACTCTCCTTTTTATTTAATGTTCGCTCCTATTAGTTATATATAAGTAAAAAAAATAGATACTATCAGGATCTAGATCCTGATAGTATTATAAAACTTCTATTTGTGTCATCAAAAAGTCTCCTAGGAGTTCCACTGTGGCGTAAAACGCAGCTTCACTTGGTGTAATGTTTTCACCCAGCATTTTTGTAGCATCATAACTAACAAATTTAGGATACATTGTGTTGGCTGTAAGTGTTAACATAATCTCTTTAGATGTATTTACTACATCCATCAAATCAGCTATTTGTTTATTTTCTACAATTTCAGTCACTACTTCTTTCACTATTTTTTCTCTAATATCTTCGTTCGGATAAATCTCTGACATTGCTTTACTATTCGCTAATACACTTCTGCTTAGTATATAAATGCTCATCAGTGAGTTTCTTTCTCTCTCTTTATTTTTAACAATTAATAGTCTACCGTATTTGTTAAATATTGCTTTAAACTCATCCTTCTTGCTTAATAAATCTTCAGCTTTTAACAATACAGATAATCGTTTTGTATCAATAGGACTTTGAGATAATTCAGATAGAGCTATTCCGTACAATACACTATTATCGACCTTAGTTCCGTCTTCGTTTACTTTAGATAATACTGGCAATACTACAGCCACTGCGTAACCGTCCTCGCTTCTATATACATACGGTACCAGAATATTATTATTAATCATTGTTAGTAAATGTCCGTAGAGACGATTGAATCTTTTAATAGCTGCATTCATAATAGCTTCAGCCGCAGCTGCTTGTTCGGGTAAGTTAGATTTTCTTGCGTTAATGTAGATATTTCTAAGTGCAAGAATTAATAAAGCTAACATATCTAAATCAGATGCATCGGCATTATTAATCTCTTTCAATATCTCTTTAGCATCACTAGTAGATAATAAAGAATAAATGTGGTTTACCAACTCATAACTTTTAGGTATTTCGTTTAATCTATTTTTTAAAGCATTTTCTATCTCTAACTCATCCTGTTTCTCTATGCTATCGCTAAGAGACATTACGCTGTCAAACGCAAGAGGTATTCCTAATGCATCCTCTATCCTAGCATTTGTCTCAGTGAGATAACCTCTTTCTTTTAACAACTGATATAAATAACTGTCGTCTAAGTAGAATATTTCAAAATCACTTTCAGGATCAGATGCTTCTAAGTTGCTAATACCAGCATTTACTCTCTCTACATATCTACTTAGGTCACTGTTTAATCTTCTAAAGAAGATTAGCTCTTTATAAGTTTTGTCACTAAGTCTTTTTATAATTTCATCATCTGTTAAATCAGATATTCTAGGGGTAAAGTTATTTTCGTCTATAGTATTAAAGTTTACATAATTAAGTAAACCACCTAATACAGGTACCAATCTACCCTTACAACCAGGTTTACCACATGCTTCTTGTAACAACTGTTTCACTTTGTTTTCAACTACTACGTCTATTAGATCTTTTATGGTCTCATCAGGTAACTTAGACATGTTTTCAAATATGTCTTTTTTAAGTAAATCTTTTAACGTAAACCACTCTATCTCTTTAAGAGCAGTCTTAATTTTTCTGTTATCATACATCTTATTTCTCCTTAATATCTGTTGTTATTTAATCAAACAAAAGAAATCTATGACGGAATATATTCCGTCATAGATCATTTACTAAAATACATCTCAGCAACTTTTTTACTTAGATGCTCCAGTAGGCCAGCAGTGGTACCCATTAGACTAGGACTGTTTACTATCCTAGCATATATAGCTCTAGCACTAAACAATACCTCTATCTCTTCACCGTTTTCTCCTACAATAGGATAACTGAATATATCTCCTACTGTGGTTTTTAACTGGTTAGCTATAATTGCTTTATCACCAGTACCCATATTCGATTCCACTAAGATATAGAACTTAATTTCTACCTTACCTTCATCCAGTGGCTTACCTTCTATAGAATAACTGCTATCTACTCTACCTGTGAATTTCCTATTAGTCTTAGGATCTATTAAATTCTTCTCTGTTTCTTCTACTAATTTTCTAATAGATTCAGACAGTTGTTCTTTTTCACAATTATAGAACACCTGTATCTTAATTATCTTACCTTTTATCTTAGCTTTAGGTGTAGTCTTAACAAAACCTTGTAAAATGTCCAGAGCCTCTTCTGTAAGTTTACCATCGTCCATTATTCCAGTATTAATCATTAATAACGCTGTAGATGGCTCTACGCTATCTCCTACATTTAATACGTTTACTATTTCTTCAGTAGCATCCAGGACTATGCTTCTGGATTTCACATATTGTATTTTAGCCTTATTTGCTAACTTGCTGCTTATAGCACAACTATCCTCATACGTTTCATTAAGCTCCATTAAAGCTGTTCTCACTGTTAAGTATGGCTTATAAGTTACCTTAGTAGGATCGAAGATATCTGGTTCGAAGAAACTACTATCGTAATAAATTACATCTCCTTCTTTTACCTTTTGATCTTTAACCACATTAGGTTTTAAAACATGTAAGTAACTAGTATTGGATTCTTCTTTACTAGTCCAATTCGAATAAACAAAAGTTTCTTTTTTACCGCTTTTGTATTCTACCACTATTTTATTCCTACTTACTTGTTTTACTATACCATCTTTTTTAGCGAATCCTATAAACTTTTTATCTAACCTGTAAGGAAGTACTGAATCATACCCTGTTCTAACTGGATATACAGATCCGTTTATTAATGGAAGTACATGTGAATTTTGTACGTTAATAAAGTTAAGTCTCTTTGAATCATCGGTAGTGCTAAACGGTGCTAGAAGAGCACTGGTACTTAATACATTAGCAAAATCTATTTCCTTTAACTCACCTTTCATTCCTCTTAGGTTTTTAATCACAGGATTCGCTGATAGATACGCTGAAATACCTACGTCACCTGAGTCCTTATGTCCTTCAGATATCACTCCTATATCATCAGGATGTAATTCTCTAGTACCCTTACTCATGGATTCTTTTTTTCTACCTTGGAATCCTATATAGGTAACGTCTTCTCTCTCTTTTAAGTAGATTAGAGGATTTGTATCGTCTAATAAAATACTAGCACTATCTTCGTTTAAGAGTCTCCAGACAATATATGGATCTAAGTTCAATCTACTCCTACCAAAGAACTCTTCATTCTTTTTCTGTCTTATCGCTTCTACCATTTTGGAATACACCATCTGAGGTACTTTCTCATAGCCTCTAATCACATACCCCTTCATGCTTTGTGGATGTAGATAGAAATCATTTACTAACATCTCATTAGCCCTCAGTAAGAGTCCTGTAAACGTAGTAGGTTCTTTCATTTGTTTCAATACGTTGGCAGTTACTGGATCGACATAGAGATCATCTAACAATTGTATCTCTGTAATACTGTTTAAAGGTAAGCCTATGTCTTTAAAAAACGCTAACATCATTTCGCGACTGTTAAAAGTGTCTAGCGGTAGATCTTTTGTTATCTTAGGAAAGTGATTCAAACCTTCAAACAACATGATGTGTTCTGGTTTATCCCAATACACTACCAATGTCTCAAACTTAGTTTTAAATACGGTAGCATTCTCCGGTTTTAGATTTTTTCTACCCTCCAGAATATCATATTTTACTCCTAGCATCTTTAGTAAGTTTTCTAAGCCTAGATAATAAGACAACATAAACACTGTCGGAATATAGTTTTTATAAATTTTAACTAAACTATACTCATTCACGAGTTTAGTTTTGTCTATCGGGACTATGTTGTAGAAGTTATCTAACTTCTTCATAGTCTTATCATAGACATATAAGTCATTACTCTGATTTATGAATAGAGGTTTATCATTTCTACTACCACATAAAACATACTTACCGTTTTCTTCTAATTTTTCTAATTCGATACCTAATTTGTCTGCGAATAAGTCCCTATTAGGATAATCAAAATCAAACAACATATCCTTATACACGTATGATTTAATAAATCTCATATGCAGAGAATAGACTTCTGGTAGTATGACATCAGGTACGTGTACTTCTCCTAACACTAAGTTTTTTATCTTACCAGATTCTTGTAACTTTAATAATTGCTTTTTTAGACTATATCCTGCGTTTAATTTCATGTATGGGGCTTTATCTATAAACAGTTTGCCATATGCACTACTTAATGCTACTCTATTATAAGCGATCTTTTTTATTGGCAAGTCGGATCTTTGTTTTCTAAGCACATAACCGTTACCGGACATTTTATACTGTCCGTCTTCATCTATCTTAGGAATTTTAAACTTTACCTTATGAGTACCTTTGTTTATATCCGTGAATACAATCTCATATTCTTCATAATCTCCTAAGATGTTTCCGTTTTCTACTCTATTAAGTTCTTTTATTACCATCCCTCCTCTCTGAAGAGAGAATATTGTACGAGCTATATCTTTCTTAAGTACCTCTCTTATGTACTTTCTGTCGAAAGCTCCTATTGTATCCTCCAATGCTTTTTTATCAGGCATTATCTTTACATCAGGTAGTTTTTTATCTTTTTCAGTTATTTCTACTTCTTTATCAGATATAGTTAAGTAATCTTTTAACGGTTTTCCATCTCCGAATACATCTGATTCCAACACTTCCTCGATACTTCTCAATAACTTAGTTTTCTTTTTCTCTACTCCGTTGATTTCGGTCAAATGCTCAATTGTTCTTATTGTATCTTTTACTACATCATCATCAGACTTTATTATTTCCTCAATGTCGTTATATTTTGGTTTAGTCTTACTTAATCCGGTTATCTCATCTTCTTCTGGTTCCATTTTTATAATGTCTTCTATGTCTATTGTATCATCTTCTGTTTCTACTACTTGCTCATCTATTTCGTCTACTACTATGCTGGTGTTTGAATCTATTACACCTTTCTTCTTTGTTTTACTAATAGGTAAAATATCTTCAACTGTTTCTTTGTATGTACCTTTTTCTATTTCGTTTTCCTTAAATCCAGGAAGTAAGTATTCACTATGCAATGTAAAATGTAATAACTTAAAAAGTTTATCGGGATCGTATTTAGTACTATTCTCTAATGTATCATAATCTTTATCGAACTTTAATAGCTCTGCTAGGTTAACCACTAATCCTTTCTCGTCTAGAACAAAAACAAAGTTTATCTTAGATAGATCCTTCAGCTTTTCTACTTTCTGTAAAGGTGTCTTTTCTTTTAATTCTTTATATAGGACTCTGAATGTATCCAATAAAGACAATCTTTTAAAATCGAAAAACGTCTTTATAAGCTGTAGATCATACTCAGTTTTATCTAAATATTTTTTTATCAGTTGTCTACCATAGAAGACTTCTGGTAACTCTAAGATAACGAAATGATGTGGTCCTAATCCTGTACCAAAATCAATTCTATTAAGTTTTAGAATTCTGTCTATAATAGTCCTGCTAGTCACTCTGTATTTTTCATACTCATGTTTAGGATGGTTTTTCCATCTGTATATGGTGTCCAAAACTGAGTAGTTTATTATTAAATCCCTATCTTTTAATATCTTAGGATTCTTCTCTAAAGCATTATAGACTTTCTTACTTAACTCAGTCTTAAAGTCTGGATAGTCCTTATTGAACTTACTGGCGAAACTAGATTCGTTAATTACTGACTTAGTCACCTTTTCAGGTTTATCGGAATATTCCAATACATTAACCACGATACCCTTACTTATGTTTCTGAAATAAGGTAAAGTCCTGTTAGGATACAAAGTGTTGTTTTCTTTATAGAAATGAAGTATTGTTCCCTGAGGAAATACTATATCGCTTAAATTCAAAACTTTAGGATATATAAAATCATTAGCCTTTCTCAATCCTAGTTTTTTGTACCATAATCTATATTTTTTTTTCCTAGTACTCATGCTTTACTCCTTAATACGTTAATTTCAATTCAACGACCTATTAAAAAAGAAAACTAATCACAGAGTAGATAACTACATCTACTCTGTAAACATCTTTAATGCTAAATCGGAAATATCGTTACTATTGGAATAAACTAATTTTCCAGTTGGGTCTAGGTAAAATTTAGTACTATTAAGAAACTCCATTAACTCTTTCCTGGATTCATCTTCATATACGATTGTAGCCGACATTTTATCACCATCAAAGTCAGCTCCTAGTCTCCCTAGGAAAGCTACGTTAGGGGAAAGAGACAAGAAAGGTTTACTATCAAATCTAGGATACTCGTAAAGTTTAATAGGTTGTGGTTGATGCAATCCTTTATAGAGGACTTCTCTACCTTCTATAGTAGTTTTTAGATAAAACTTGGTAGGATATACCGAACCCAATCCTGTAATAGGATATCTTGTTACGAAACCTGGGTAATTATCAGCAATATCAAAAATGCTAAGATATACTAACTCCATATATGTCATAGGTCTAATATACTTCTTATCATAACCTACAGGCATTAATCTAACATCGTCAATTATCTCTACTACATTTCCATCGTCATAAACCAGGAACATATACTTACCGTCTACTACAATAGGAGCCTTTTGTATATCTTCCTGTATTAATTTGTTAATGGATTTCTCTAACCCATCGTCTGTTACCCATTGGGATCTAGTCTTGTTACTGACCTCCACTAATTCTTTTTCAAACGTCTTAGGATTATAGAGATATGCGTTATTGCTCTCTGGATCAAATACGTTGTTCAGAAATTTAGTTCTTATGTGGTAAATAGCTATAGGAGTAATACCTTTAGTAAACTGATATAACCCTATTACTGTTTGATCAAATCTGGGTCTATTAGGCTGGTGATTGACTTTAATCTTTATAGGTATAGCTGTAATTACGTTTCTGGTACCGTACATTACTGTACGCTTTACCCACTTGCCTTGTATAAATCCTTCTTTACCGGATAGTATATTTTCTATATACTCGTAAATCTCTGTTACTTTCTTTTCTAGTCTGGCTTTAATAGGATCTATGAATTTAGAACCTAATGCTTCCGAACCAAATTTCTTCGCTGTGTTGGAGATAGTTAATAAATCTCTATATAGATTATTTATTTCATCTTCCAATACCTTTCCATTAGGGAGGACTTGTCTGTCCCTCATACCTGCTGGTAATACTAACCATTTATCTACTAATACATCTTTTGCTTTATACTTCTTGATAAATTCAATTCTTTTCTTTCTTATTTCTGAATTAGTTTCTCTAAATTTTATCTCGTCAAAATGTTTTATAAAAAAAGAAAAACCTGTTTCTCCATCTGCCTTTGTAGCTGGTTTAAAATTCTTCTCTTCATCATCCCAGATAGCATATTTAGTACCCTCTATAATTCCCTTATACAAGCTCTCTAATTTACATAAATGTCTGTAAACCAATGGATGTATTATATCCGTACCTAAAGAGATATATCCAAATCTTTCTAGTCTTTCTTTGGATCCTACTGGTCCAAATATCTCAGTAGAGAATAAACCATCCTTATGGAAGACAGTAGAGTTTTGCTCATATACGTCTTTAGTTTTTACTTCTCCTAACCTTTTTACTATATCGGTAGTCAGGATTAAAATTTCTATATTAAATGGTATTTTTGGTCTAAATACGTTTTCAGACATTGTTTCTCCTTTATGTCATTTGCTCACTAGAACATAATGGAATCTAGATAAAAAAAGAAATAATTCTGTCTAGGAATTGTTTCCTAGACATACAGTTTTAATTTCTTTGCATACAGATTTAAGCTCATCTAGGTCTACGTTTAATTCCTCAGATGCTCTTCTAATATTACCAAATACAACACCTTGTGCTTTTACAGCGCAGTTGTCTGTTACTGGATTATAGACCAGTAATAATTTTATCCCTGATAGTTCTGTATATCTCATACATCTAGACATGATTACTCCTTTACACTAATTGTTATTGTTCGTCTACTAAATAATATACTCATAAACTTTTTTAGAATAGGAATATAATGATACCCCTCTGAGGGAGAGGGGTAGGAATCGCGAAACGAATGAACGAAGTGAATGAGTGAGATGATTCCTGGGGAGAGGGAGCATACCATATAGTACTGCTGTGTGAGTATGTGAGCTAATACCCTGAGGAAATGAGTGAGGTAGGATAAGACCAAGCGAACATACGAACGCTACCGGCTAAGCAGACCCTATAAGCAATAGCTATAGGGGAGAGGGCTACGCCCTCTCCTTATATATAAATATAAAAATACTTATCAAGATATAAAATAAAAAAATAATTAATGAGAATAGCTATGTGTTAAACTACTCCTATAGCAATAAAGCTATAGGGTAGCTAAATCATTTACTATCTTAGATGCTGTTGAGTATACGTCTAAAGTATTGAAATGTTTGATTAAGTCATTGACAGTAGTTATTGTACAGTTTTTTAATTTATCGTATGTAGTAGGGGCAATGATGTTTTTAGAAAAGTATTCATCTGCTCTACGTTTAGCTTCTGGAGTAATTAGAGTATTAGGAGAGCCTAGGAGATGTTTTTTAATTATCTGTATTACTGGATTTTTTAGTTTATTATCTACGGTAAAATGGTTTCTGTCTAGAGTGACATAAGTAAGCATAGTAGATGGTGTTAAATCAAATGTAGTTATTAACTCTCTGAGTTTATTAATGGGTAGAGAATCGTCGTAATAGAGGATGTTTATGTTAGTAATGATTTCTGCCCTTGTATAGGGTGTGAGTTCATCTTGGTTTGTGATACGGAGTTCACAACTTACCGATTGAGGGAATTTGTGATTGTTGGTCTTGTCAAAGTGTAATTTACTTAATAGGATTCTCATTTTTACCTCCTTTGATTTTTTATCCAAGTAAGTAATGTATAGTTAGAAGTTGTTAGATGATTGGGTGAGCGAGTAGATATAATATATAAGGAGAACATGATGGCAAATGATAAAGATTTGGACAAAATGTTAAACGATGATGGTCTGGATGAATTAGATAAATTATTCGAAGATGAGAGTATAGATATAGACAGTGGTTTAGAGGGTGATAGCAGAGATCCTGTAGACAAGGTCCTAAAGAGTACTAAGTCGGCTATGAAGGATTATGACTTAAAAAGTAAATTATTAGAAAGAGTAAAGGATGATGTAATAGATACACTGCCGAATGATTTACGTAATGTAGTAACTGGTATAGATAATGAAATATATGGATTAAAAAGAGAAATAGAGGATAAGCTACCAGATGTCAAAAAGACCTTAAAGAGTATGTTAGGAGATGCTGAAGAGTTAGCTCCTAATAAAGTATTAGGTATTAATATTAAAGACAAGATAAGAAGATTAAAAGACAAAATACACGTAGAGGAAGAAACTTTCATTCCTGAGGAAACACTAGACGAAAAAGCTAAGAGGTTTAGTGATGAAATCTTAGGAGGGGATATACAGAAGAGCATTTTATCGGATATAGATGTTAAAACTAATGTTAATTTAAATCTAGAGCTCTTAAAAGAGGCAAAGACCACGAATAACTTTTTGTTAAAACTAAGTAGTAAATATTACAAAAACAGCTTGGAATTAATGTTTAAACAACTCCATGCGTTGGTAAGCATAGATGAAAAGACTAAATTACTAGTCGAGACATTACCTAAACAGTTAGAAGGTATATTGAGAAACACGTCAATACCTGACGTAATGAAGTATAGGGGTAATGAACTACTAAAAGAGAATTTACGTAGAGATATGATGGAAAGTGGTATAGAGCTGATAAAAAATAGTCAAAGTGTAAGGACTATTACGAGCAAGTTAAAGAAGGCTGCGCTGAGTGGTTTTAATAAAGGTTTAGAAGGTCTAAGAACAGGGCAAGAATTTATTTCCACTCAGAGAGAGATGAAGGAATTAATGAGTGACGTGGGTATGGACCCTACGCAAATGGCTATACAATCAGGTTTTGATTTTGCACTAGGTACGGTAATGACTGGCTTAAAAAAAGGTGTGAGAAAAGTAGCCAGCAAGTCTAGAGTAGCTAATAAATTGCACTACAAACTGGATAAAACCATATCTAACCCTGAAAAAGTACTAGAGAAATGGGAGAATAAGCTAAACGATAAAAACAATCCTTTAGCAGAATCCATGGCAGAGTTTATCTCTAGTTTAAGAAAGGAGATGGGTAGTAGTAAAACTGATATCGACTTAAGTCGGGATGTGAACCAACCAACAGTGTTCGATATAAAAACTAAACTAGCTATCACTAACATAATACCTACTTATCTAAGTAAGATACTGGCAGAGGTAACAGGTATTAGATTAAAGTTAAAAGCTCCTAAAGTAGACGAGATAGTATTTGACTATAAAAGAAACAGGTTCTTTACCGCTAAACAGCTGAAAAATAAATTTATAAGAGACAGTAAAAAAGCTAGTAAGTATGTATTAAAAACAATAGAGGAAGAATCTCCTAAGATTATTAGTATACTAGAGAAAGATACCAAGTTAAACGAAGAAGAGAAGAAACAGGTAACATCAGCTTTATTAAAGCATGTAAACGAAGGCGGTAGCAAGGATATTAGATTCTTAAAAGACGAAGGATTCTTGGATAAACTAGATGAAGGTCTAAAAAATAAACTAACTCCAGTATTAGATAAAATATCTAAAGATTACACATCTGTAGATCTTAAAGAAGTTGAAGAAGCCAAAGAAGCCTTGAATAGAATAGAACGCAGTCTAGCTAACGAAGCTAAAGAATTTGGAGAAAGAGCTAAAGAGTTGGCAGATATTGGTAGAACAGATATATTAGAAACTCTAAAGATAATAAATGACGACCATACCAAAATCAGCGGAGAAAGAGTATTTGATATAGTCACTGATCTTACTAATAGGGATATTAGTAAAAACAAAATAAAATATGCTGATTATATACGTACAAGGAATGAGGATGCGGAAGATTCCGATAAAGAGTACATAGAAGACAAGATAAATAAAAAATTTAACGAATTCAAGAACATAGCTTTACCTAAGATAGATGACATTAAGAAGGAAACAAAAGAGATTATCAAACACCCTGATAAGAAACTCAATATCGTTAAAAACGAACTAACTAAAACTGTGGAGAAAATAAAAAACACAAATAGACCAAAGATAGAGAATATCACTAAGCCAGTAGGTACAGCTTTAAATAAAGCACAGACCAAAGCTGAAGAAGTAGTTAAACCTCTAGTAATCAAGATTGAAAGTTTTGAGAAACCTAACTTAATGAAAGAGAAATTAATAAGTAAGATAAACGATGTTAAGAAACTGGAATATAAAGAACTAAAATCAGGAGCAGTTAAAACATACAATAATATCTCCAGTAAGTTAGTGAAATCTATCGAAAAATTTGAAAGTAAATTACCTTCTAATCCTGATCAGGAACTAAAGCAAAACGTTAATAAGTTAGAACACATAATACAGAATGATCAGTTAGACAATCTTTTAGAGGTACAATTAGCTCAAAAGCCATTACCTAAAGATATACACGAAGCCAAAATCATCTATGAGGAAACTGTACATAGTTTAGACCCTACTGGTAGATTAAAAGAAGAATTAAGTAAGAAGGGAAATTGGATAGAGAGATTATATAATATCCATAAAGGTGTTATGGCTAAGATTCAAGCAGGTGTATTTAATCTTAAAGAGAAAATGAGTGAACTGTTTAGTGGAGATACATTTTCTAACTTAAAAGATAGATTGGGTCTAGCTGGAAAATTAGGATCTAGAGGGTTAAAAATACTAGGAGCCGGAAAAGACTGGTTAGTTAAACATGGACAGTTATTAAAAGACAATACTTCTGAACTACTATATGATCCAGAGACAGGTAAGTTTAAAAGACCTACTATAAAAGGCTTAGCTAAATTTGGATATAAAACTTTTATGGGTAGTGCTAAAATAACCGGAGAGACAACAAAAGAAACATATGGTCAAATGTTCGGAGTCTTAAAAGATATCAAAGATTCTTTAGTAAAAAATACAGAAAAGAATGAAAAGATAGTAAAGGTATTAAATAAGACCGTTACTTTAGATAAAAATAAAACCAATACTAATACGGCTTCTAAGTTTGCTAGTATGTTAAAATCTACTGTAAAGAAACAGTCATCCATACTGAAAGGTATCAAAGACAAAGTAACATCTAACAAAAAAGAAACACAAGTGAATCCGTTTGATAAAGATGGTGACGGTGATAGGGATGGAAACTGGAAAGATAGATTAGCCTTGTTTAAGAAGAAGAATAAAAATGTCAATCCTTTGGAAAAGAGATTAATGCCTGCAGTAGATAAGAAGGAGGATCTGTTATCCACATTACTTAAATGGGGACCATTCTTAATAGGCGGTCTAATAACAGGATTTAAGAAGATATTAGGCGGAGTTACAGATAGCTTAATAACTGGATTCAAACATGTGTTATGGGAACCTATCAAGTGGTTAGGTAATACTATTATGTCCGGTATAGGAAAGGCATTAGGTTCAATAACAGGATTAATTAGTAAGATACCAGGGTTAGGTACAGTAATTGAAAAAGGTAAAGATCTATTCAAATCTGCTAAGGACAAGGTAAAAGACCTATTTACCAAAGGTAAGACTCCTGATATAAAAGATAAAATAAAACCTAAAACTGCATTACCTAAAAAACCAGTAAAAGTGAAACCATCCAGTATTAAATCAGTATTGAGCAGGATGAAGAATTTAGTGGTGAAGAAGTTAGGTAAGAAGGCAGGAGCTAAATTATTAGCTAAAATAGCTACTAGATTTGTACCGTTTGTAGGTACCGCAATGTTGGCATACGACGCTGTAAAAGTAGGTTACTATATGATGCATGATGGTCTATCACTACCTGCGGCAGTATCCAAACAGCTATTAGGATTTAGTATATTTGACGATAACGAACCTGCGATTGATCCAGAAACAGGTGAACCTATTAAACCGGATGTAGAGAATAAAGATTCTGAGAAAACCAAAACTACAGAAGCAAATATAGAAACGAAACAAGAACATCCATCTACAGTATCTAATTGGAAAAAAGAAACATTCCACCAAGTACCTAATCAGAAATCCAAACCTCCTAAGATCAAAAACTATCACATTGGTGACACTTTAAAAGAGATTAAAATACCTATTGGCAATAAGGAAGAATTAGTTGCTAAGTTGGTGAAACATGAAGGGCTTAAATTAAGAAAGTATAGGGATAGTCTAGGGTACGAAACTATAGGTGTAGGACATCTATTAGATACTAGAAAAGGCGGTGTTCCTCTAAGAGATATAATAGACAGAGATACTGACCAAATAACTGAGCCAGAAGCATTTAAGATTTTAGCTTATGATACTAATAAAACAGGTAAGAAGTTGTATAGTTTGCTTCCATGGCTAAGAAATCAGCCAGAGATAGTGCAAGAAGATTTGATAGATATGGGATTTAATTTAGGTGTAGGCGGATTACTTAAATTTAAGGATACCTTAAATGCCATTAAAGAAGGTGATTATTCTAAAGCTGCTAATAACCTAATGAGATCTAAATGGTATAAGCAAGTAGGTGATAGAGCGAAAGAAATAGTAAATGACTTTATGTCATTATCGCAATCAGCAATATCTACCAGTAGCACAATGGCAACTACAGTAAGAAATACTAGATCACAAGCTGAAACATATGTAAATACTATAAATAAACAACAGAATGAAATAGTAAAAGAGACTGCTAAACAGGCTAAAGCTCCTATAGCTAATGTAGATTATACTCCACATTTTGAAAACAGCACGCAACAACAATCTATTACTAATAACCTACTGAAAGAATCCTTGAATATACAAAAACAAATGTTGAATACGTTACAAGGTATTTACGAAATTAGTAAAGCTACATTAATGTTACAGCATCCTGACAAAAAAACTGTAAAAGCAATTACTAAAAAAGAAAAGGAGAGAAGGTATATAGAACCTCCTACTAATCCAGCATTATCTGTAAATGTAAATGAATTTTAACTATGCTAGGAGATTATTCTCCTAGCATAGCTTTTTTCATATCTTCTGTAGATATTATGTCTAGAAATTCTGTCTTTAACCTTTTTTCGATGTCTTTTACTACCTCTTCTGTTACTCTCTTTTTAAAGATTTTGTAATCATCATCATTATTAATCTCAGTTATTCCTAGTTCATCTCTAACATCTGCGATTATGTTAAGGATTGCTTTTAATCCTTTTGCGTATTTTATATACTTACTATCTACCTCATTTATTTCTATAGCTCCTCTTTTTATTTTGCTATAGATCTCAATTCTTTTCTCTTTCAGATTCTTCATTTTTAATATTTCGTTTAGTAGCTCTTTATCGCTTAAGATCTTATCCAGAACTACTAACTCTATAGCATACCAATAGTTTGGTACATGGTGTGTTTTGTAACCATCTAATCTCTCCCTATCCTTATCCGTTAGTACTTTATCCAGGATAGATATACCAGCTTTTCTCTTATTTAGATAATACATCACGTTTTCGATAGACATCACATCACCTAGTAATCTGCTCTTGAACTTAGAGACATGCTTCGGGTGTAATCTATCTGTCTTCCTTTTTCCTTCAGGAAGTATTTTGATTATTTTGTTATCTCTTGTGTTATCAACTAACGCCATTCTTCTCTCCTTCTTCTATTAGTGTTTTAATATTTTGTTCTTAAGATCTTCGTTCAATAGGATGTACGAAAGATATAATTTTTCAGCTGTGAAGTTTTCTACATCAGCATATGTAAAAGGTTTAACAGTTTCACCATAGTCATCTATTATGGTTCTGAGATACTCAGACAGATAACCTTTCATGGTCTCTCTAGCATCATAGTCGTTATCTACATAGTCCAATGCTGTTAGTTTATGACATAAAGATTTTAATCTATGGTATCTACTGTCGTGTAGATCCATCCATGTGTCTAACTCATCTTCAATAACAGCTAACAAACTAAATCTAGTTCTGATATCAAAATCTTTTATAACGGATTTGAAAGTTTCTATTTCATTTTCGTTTCCTGTTTCTAATCCCTGTAAGATAAAGTTGTCTAGATCTTTCTTAGTCATAGTTTAATTCCTTTTATACCGTGGATAGTTTCTTCGTCATTTAGCCATTTTACCTTGGCATATATTTCCATATTATCTACTTGCATAAATTCTAATACCAGGAAGACAAATGTCTTCCAAGTGAGTTTCTTTTTAGACATTGCATTATAGATGCTATTCTCAGATTTACTGCCTTTATAACTCTTAAGTAGTTCGGCAGTTTTGCCTTTGTAACCTAAGGCTTCTATGATTTGATCTCTCAAATCCGCTAAGAATTTACCATACTCCTGGTAGTTATCGGGAGTAATTTCTACCATAGCTTTAACAGTCTTCTCGCCTTTATGCACCACGACAGTAAAGATCAATTTCTTTACTCCTAATACATCGAATAATAATAGGAGGAATCTTTTCCATGTTAATTCGGAACCTTTTATTAACTTGTTTAGGGTACCCGTGTTTAAGGCTCCTTTTTTATTCCTGTTTTTCCTCCAATAACGCTTGACAGAGAAAACTAAACTACTCTGGAGATTGTTCTCCAGGATTATTTTTCTCCACATTTTAGCTAGCAAACCGTTCTCCGTAGTTGCTACGGGGGTTCTTTCTAAGTCTTCCATAGTACGCTCCTTCTGTAGTAAGTAAATGTCGTAGTAAGAGTAACTACTTTGCAAGATGTTTAAAGATATTGTCGACAATATCTTGCATATTAATAATATATTTTTTAATAACCATTGAATTAAATGTTTGATCAGTGTCTGTGTCTAGACTCTCTATCCAGTCTTTAAGGTCTTTTAGTTTGGGTATAGATCTGTGTAGAAACAAGATTTTATTCTCTGCCTCATCGTCTAACCCGTCTTTACCGCTTAACCATTCTAACATCGGAATATCTCTAATCACAGACATTTTAATTTTTCCTACTTCTAGCTTATCTGTATAATCATGCGTTAATAAATATTCGACAGCTTCTACATAATCTTCTAGATAGCGGTGTAATGAGTTTAACTTTACCTTTCTTACCTTGGGTGAATAGATATCTAATTTTATATCAGTATTCCTGTCTTTATTTTTCCACCAGTTCCACATTGATACTCCTTTATAGTACTCAACAATATGTTTTACCGTGAATAATTATGTTAATAAGGAGAAAGAATGAGTAACTCAATTAGAGACATTGATAAGGCTAATGTATTTATGCCTGAAGAAATGAGGGTATTAGATAAAACCCTCGAAATAAGAGAGAAGATAGTAGACAAAATGATAGAGGACGGTATACCTTATAAGACTTCAGAAATTAGAGTACTTAACGAGGTCTTAAATGCCATGGATTCTAACGTCATGGGTAGAACAGATAGAAGATTGAAGATGAAAGAAAATGATAATAACGAAAATATCTTAGAGATGATGAGAGAAGTTTTAATAAACGTGGAAAAGAAAAAATCCACAGTAACTGTTGAACAAAGACAAATAGAATTAACAGAAGGTTTAAGACCAGATGAAATTGTATTAGGAGAAGATCAAATAGAGTTTCAGGAAATTTCCCTAGAAGATTTAGAAGGAGAATAAGATGGTATTTAACACAACAAGGACTATTTATAGTCTAAAATTACAAACGGCATTGTTAACAGGAGCCGAGTATGAGACTTTGCCCAATACTACGTTAAATGAAAAGTTTAGTATTCTGCCCAATTATGTAATTACGGGAACATATCCTAGATTAAATTGTTATGTACTGGGTGTAGGTGGTAATCCTATAATTGAGAATACAGCTATTGACCTTAAAAGAGGTAAACATAGAGCTACCGATGGAGCCCTGTTTAAACATTTACCGTTTATAATTAGAAGAACTGACGATGATATCAGTGATGAATTAAAACAAAAGTACAGACTAAGAAAAGTAGAGAATATAAATGGAATAGATTATATAGTTTACTACGCCAAGGTACTAGATAAAATAGATTTTACTAACACCATATTCCAGGTAAATAGTGACTTTGGTAATAACTTCATAGGTCCATATGATACTACTAATGATCCTACAATACTCAATCCTACTCCTCTACTGGATTTAGACATAACCAAGATAAAAGGTAGTTACGTGTTAAATATGTGTAAGGTGTTATTCGTATTGGAAGATTGGGAAATCGAAGAGTTAAAAAACTCTATGTCGATCATGTATCCAGGTGAGACACTTACTTCTATTAGTGAAATAGGTCTATGTTCAGGTATAGACATAGACTATAACGGCTATAAGGAATCTGTAAAGACCCAAATAAACTTCTTTACTGACATGAATTTGGACTTACAATTATTGGATAATCTAAAAGTAAATAACAGAGTAGAATTTTATTTGGAACTGGGGGGAATGGAACCTCTCTATAAAGGATGATTATGTTTAAGTTACTAGGCATCGACCCAGGTACTAATTTCTGCGGTGTATCTATTTTTACTATAGAGAGTCTAGATAAAATAGTCGATGTAAGGACAGAGTTAATAGATATCTCTAATCCAATCTACACAGATTTATCAAACGACCTGTTTTATAGATTACACCGACTAGAAGAAGCTATTAAGAAATTATGTTTAACAGAATATCCGTTTATGCCTATAGCCTTAGGAATCGAAGCTGGATTTATAAATAGATTTAGACCGGCAGCATATGGCCCTTTAGCTAAATCAAGTTTTATAATAGAACATGCTTTTAAAGACATAACGGGATCTAATCTAATCGTAGAATATCCTCCTAGTATAATTAAGAAGAGAGTGAGTAGACAGGGGTTAGCTACTAAATCAGATATGTTAACCGCTGTATTAAACAATGATGAACTTTCGCCATGGTTAATAGGAATGGAAACTGAACATGAAATTGATGCGATAGCTATAGGATATTGCTTACTAGAAGATATTAGAGAAAGACCTGAAATATTGTACAAAGTATAAAAAAATAAAGTTAGTGGAGATTATTTCTCCACTAACTCATATTCTATTCTTAAAGGCTTAGATTCCAATATTAACTTTTTCCCATCGTATTCTAATATGTCTTGGGAAGTAAAGAAAGTTTGATCGTTATAGTAACCGGACTCTTCCTTGTTATAGAACAAGTCTATGTAGACGTCTCCGGCTTCTATAGCTCCTACGCTAAGAGTAGTAGGTACTACCTTATAGGATTTTTTGTCTAATTCTTTACCGTCTTTTAATACCCTTTTAATCGCTAGTATCTTTGTAGGTTTCATAAAGTCTACATTTAGAACACTTATAAGAGTATCGAATGGAATTGATGGATCTTCAAGGTGTTCTTCTACTATTGCTTTTAGGTGGTCAAATGTAAAATCTTTAGTGGATAAGTAAGATTTCAATAATTCGTCTAGGAAACTCTTGTTCACACCTTTTTCTTCGCAATATTCTATAATAGTGTTTTTATCTAGCTTATTGAACGTAACAGAGTATTTTAACCTACCTGGTCTGTTCCTGATCAGCTTAGATATTTTATAGGGTTCATTCTCTGTTACTAATACTAATCTTCTTCTACCTAATGTGTTGGATAGTAGTGTTAACATTTTCTCTTGTTCTTCAATACTGAATGTCTTACCGAATTCATCGAAGAATAACACTGCATTGTCTAATGTCTCTAGAAATGAAATTAGATCAGGACTAAACTCTACATTAGTGATTAGATATACACTCATGCCGTGATCTATAGCTCTATTAGCTATAGATTTAGCTATCTCTGTCTTACCTGCTCCTTTTAATCCTAATAACATCACACCGCCTATTAAGTTTTTTCTTTCCAGACCTTTCCATATTACATCCCTGTACCTTCTAGCATCTCCGTACAGCTTTTCCGGTTCTTTAAATTTATGTGTTAAGGTGGTAACATAATAAGATTTGGAAAATGGATCTTGCTTTACCTCATAAACCATAGGTATATTCATCCACATGTTTTACTCCTTTATGATTATTACACTTAAATAATATATGGTTTACTTTCTCTGAATATAACATTAAGAAAGGAGACGGTATGTTAAGATTTTGGAGTTTTATAAAGACTAAAGAAGGATTACTTTCTATAATAATTTTAACTTTTGTAGGTGTGCCGTTAGTTCTCTCAATATTTAATGGCATTAAGTCTACCTTTATGGATACTTTTGGTATTAAGACAGATAGCGAAATTAAGGCTGAGCAAAAAGTGGTGATTGATAAAATAACAGAGGAGAACAGGAACTTAAAGAAAATAAACGAGATTAAAGCTAAGATAGTGAAGATAAACGAAAAGAAAGTGATCGACGAAATAAAAGAAGAGAAAAAGATCGATGAGTTTAAAATTAATCTGATTAAAGAAGTAGACAAAGAACCAGACGTTAAGGTTAAAGAACAAGTGAAAGTAATAACTAAAAACAAATCTCCGCAAACGGTAATAATAGATAAGAAGAAGTATGAAGAAGAAGGATTGAAAAATATCAATCTTATCTATCAAGCCTATGAATTAGTAAAGGATGTAAAATGATTAGGTGTACGTTGTTATTCGCTTTGTTAGCATTTTTTATAACCGGATGTAGTAAACAACCAGAATATAAAATTATCTATAAAGAAAAGATTGTTAGAGTATATCCTCCCGAGTATTTAACCAAGGATAATATTAAACTACCTCCACCGCCTAGCAAATATCGATACATTACAGGAGATCCTTTTCAAAGAGAGAGGTTACTGACTAAATATGTGATAGAATTATTAATCACTATTAAAAAGTATAAAGTAAAGCTTAAAAATATTAACGACTGGAACAAGAAGACAAATAAGATATTATCTACTACTGACAAATAGTCAGTAGTAGTTTTTTAATTTAGTTTTATTTCCATATTTATCAACAATTATGATGTCATTGGGATCGTAATAATTTTTTAATATACTCAATACTATGTCCATCCTATTTTTATATTTGAAAAAATGTTTTTTAACAATAATGTTGTTTGCCTTTATCTCTACAGTGTATTCAAATTGTGAAAGATTAATACTCATAGGTCTCCTTTATAATACTTTAGTTTCGATAGTCTCGCTACAACCCCCGCCGTCTGATTCTTTAACTGTCCATATAATCTCTCTCACATGTTTAAAAATTATATGGAAGAAATCATAAAAGGGAGGGTAATGTAGTTCTCTATCAATAGCATTTACTAAATCAGTCGCTATTGGTTCTATTATTTTAATAGCATCATTCTCTACACTGTCTATAGAATCACAGGAAACTGGTTCTCCTGTAGGTTCTATCGTAGTAGACCAATATCTGGCTATCTCTCTGGCTAATATCCAAGGTACCTCTGATTTAGGCTCTACAGACCTAAGGTCTCCAAAATTTAATGTACCAGCTGGCGTGGTTATATCTATATTTGGATTAGTAGGTTCTGCTGATTGAAATTCTTGGTCTAGAATCCTTTCTAACGCTCTAACTGAATCTAGTCCTCCGTCGTAAGGATGTTGAGATAAAAAGCTATCTAACGCGGTCTTGTAATTCTCAGCTGCTCTGTTTTCATCCATAGCCATTTTACTGTCCTCTGATTGTATTTATTTTATCAATTATTTCCTGGAACATAGATATGGATGTGTCGGTCCATCTGGTTTCATAACCTAGATTACCTATATGTTGTGCTGATATTAATTTGTTTAAAAAGTCTACCAGTGTATCCATTAACTCAACTCCTCCTCCTGTTATAGTAACGCTACCAGCAGTTAATCCATAGTGATTATCGACATTCTTAGTCTCAGTGCTTGTATGTGTGTCTATGGTCTCGCTAGCTTCAGTTTTGTGGTGTTTAGTATTAATGGATATTAGGTTTGTTGTCTTAACAGTCATTGCGTTGTTGGTTGAGATGTTTAATGTATCAGTAGGACTATCTAGTTCTATATAATTTCCTTTACCATCCAATACTTTTAAATTCCCGTCTTTAGTGTTTAAGATAAAATCGTATGATGTATATTCATTCCACTTATCACCCGTATGGAACTTTATTATCTTGTCTCTGGTATTTATTTCTAGATAATATGTATCTTCTAAAAGCTCATCAGGATCTAACTTAGGTTTGTCGGAAAATACAAATCTTACTACTTCTTCTTTTCTTAAACTTAAATCATTAAACATTGTTGTCCAGAAGAATAAGTCACTGTTACTATATCTCCATAATAACACCTGCTCGCCCTTTCTTACATCAGGAGGTGTTAATCTATTATACTGTCCAAAAGAAAACCATTTAGCTCTGATTGTTTTACTTCTGTCTATTTGTAATTTTAAAGTTTTTATGTCATCATTTTCATGGTCTACTATTTTTACATCAGCTTCTATTTCTTCATCATTCATGTCAGGTCCTACCGTAGGTAATTTCTCTACAGGGTAAATCTCTACTATATCACTATCCCAGTCTTTATCTCTTACTACAAAACCTACTGAATAAAATATTAAGTTAGAAGGATCTACTTTATGTAGATATAGATCTTTCTCTAAATTATCCATAAGTACTCCTTTATCTCACTTCTTTTTCAATTAAGCTTCTAATATGAATTTAAGGAGGAGTAATGAAGTTAGTAAAGTTACACTTGAAAGATTATAATAGATTATCAGTGTCTGGAATAAGAGAGTTGATTTATAAACCAGAGAAAAAAATACAAGTCATACTCGGTACAAATGGATCAGGTAAGTCGTCCTTACTAAAAGAGATTCTTCCTAACGTGGATGGATTAAAAGAGGACTATGGAGAAAATGGTTTAAAGAAAGTGACGATAGAGCATAGAGATAACATCATAAACATTTCCTATAACAGGAAAACTAATAAACACTCATTTGTTAAGAATGGAGAGGAATTAAATCCGTCCGGATTAATGAAAATACAGAAACAATTAATAGATGATGAATTTGGTATCACTAAGGAGATAATGGAAATCTTATTATCTACTAATAGTTTTATACAAATGTCAGTAGGTGAGAGAAAAAAATGGTTTACAAAAATATTATCGCATGTAGATTATGATTACGCGCTTAGTGTCTATAATAGAGCAAAAGATAGGGTAAAAGAATTACAATCCTTTATAAAATTAACACGTAGCAAACTTATCAAAGAGGAAAATGTCTTAAAAGAAGCCAGCAATGGTTATGAAGACAGTCTAAAGGAAAGACTTCAAATCCTAAATTCGTATTTAGAAAAACTGTTAGAAGCTAAAGAGCCTTACAATCAGTTTGATTTAGATTCCCTTTTATCAGAAATAAATCGATTAACACTAGATACAGAGGTTAAGCTTAACAAGTTGTTAGAAGCAGCTAGTACATATGGATTAGAATTAAGGAACGTAGATATCAAACTTACGTCTTTAAAGACTAAAAAAGATATGCTAGAGAAGAATAAAGAAGATCTAACTTCTAAAATGGAAAAAGCAGAATCTCTAAAAATTGATAAAGGTGACAACCTTGAGCAGATTAAGAGCAGGATTAAAGATCTGGAAGAGAAGAAAAAGGAAATAGAGAACTTAATTCCTGTACGTGTAGATGATTATGGTTATTTGCTTAGAATATTTAACCAAATCTATATGGAGATAGTTGAAACAATAAACCTCTTAGAAGACTATAATTCAGTAGACATTAAAGAAGAGAAGGAACTATTAGAGAAATCTAATAAAATAAAGACCGAATTAGAATTATTAGGAAAAAAGATTAATAAACTAGAAGCCGAAATAAATCATTTAGAGGAACTTTCTAATCGAGGTAGTACTAAATGTCCTAAATGTGGTTATGAATGGATAGAGGGCTTCTCAGAGGCTAAATTAAAACTATTAAAAGAATCCTTGAATAAACTAAACGTTAAGAAGCAGATGTTAGAAGAAGAGTATGGTAAGATAGAAGATCTGCTGACGAAAATTAAAGAGAAGAAAGATCTTCTTATACGGCTTAAGTCTTATCTTAGTCAATTTGATAAGCCCGTATACGACTACCTACTCCATGATGGGTTAAAAGGACTGAGAGAAAAACTTACGTCTATGACAATACTAGTAGATAAGATACCTCTACTAAAACAGATAGAAGATGAACTACTGGATTTAACGTATAAAAAATCCATTTTAGAAAAAATGGACAATGAGAAACTTAATAAAATTTTAGACAGAGTAGAAGAGATAAAAAACGAATACAGCAAGGTTATTAAAGAGCTGAATACCGTAACTGAAGAAATAGATAGACTAAAGAAATTCTCTGCAGCGTTAGACACAGTAAACAAGCAAGTAGAAACACTGAAAAGTTTACTTAGGGAATATAGAAAGAATAGTAAAGAGATAGTAAAACAGTATAAAAATGAATTCATAAGCAAAGTTATTTATGAGCTAAAAAAACTGATAAGCGAAGCTGAATCAGAGTTAATAGAATTTAAGAATGCTAAGAAAAGATTTATGGCTTTGACAGATGAACTTAAAGAATATGAAGAGCGTCTTAAAATAATGAAAGAAGTAACTGAACTCCTATCACCTACTAAAGGAATAATTGGTAAGTCAGTAGTGAAGATAATAAACACGGTATTAGAAGAAATGAACGATATTATTAACCGTGTATGGAGTTATGAAATAAGGATACTTCCTTGTAATATAGAAGAGAATGATCTTAATTTCAGATTCCCTGTCTTAATAAACGGAAACAGAGAGATACCTGATGTTAGTAAAGGTAGTAGCAGTATTAAAGAGATTATAGACTTAGCGTTTAAAATAGTAGCTATGAAGCACTTAAATATGTTGGATTATCCATTAATACTAGATGAGTTTGGAAGGACTATGGACGAGACACATAGGATCAGAGCATACGAGTTTATAGAGGATATATCTGAAAAGTATTTTTCTCAGATATACCTAGTGGCGCATTTTGAATCACTATACAGTAGGTTTACTGATGTGGATTTGGTGGTGTTGAATGACGAAAATCTTACAATAGATACGAAAGATGTAAATAAGGTAATTACTTTAAAATAAGAAAGGAGATGAAATGGCAATCGTATTTGAGGTAAATCCAGAGAAAATAATGAAAGAATACAGCGAACTAAACTCTTTAGATTTTTACAGTATGGATTTAAGAAAAATTAAAAAGACTTATAACAGAATATGTGAGTTAGTAAAAGAGACTAAGAACACCATAAAAGCATTTGATATATTATTACATTCTAAGTATAACGAGAGGGATAGTTCTTTCAGGAGGAAGAAAAGTATTAAGGAAAGAAAGAAACCAAAACAAGCCCTAACAAAATTACTAGCCGTGTTTAGACCACGTGCATTTGATATAAATGAAAACACTATAGATGGTTCGTATATCACATATCATAGTCTTAGGATGTTTGATACTGTCTATGTTAGATACAATGGGGAATATGTATCAGATGTAAACGAACTAAAAACTAGATATGTGAAAATTCTAGAAGATCTAAGAACATTAGCTAAATATATACAACAAGAACATCTTAATTCTAGTAGCAAGTGTAAAAGAGTGTTTCTACAAAGATCGTTACCGTTAGAATATTAACCAGACCAGTAGGAGAATCCTACTGGTCTAATTTCTTCACTAATGTCTCTATTTTAGTTTTCATCTCTTTTACTAATTTTTCTAGATCTTTCACTATCAGTCTACATGGCTTATTGTTAACGATTTTAGCCTTTCTGTTACTTTCAAATGTATTATATTCGTCTACTGTGTATAATAAGGTATTACTTGTGTTTAGTAGTAATACCTCTGGTTCAATACCGTAATATGCTTTTACCAGATCGGATATTTCTTCTAGTAAGAAATTGAAATCTTGATCATCCGGTACTACTCCTAAATCTACCGCGATTGTTTTCTTCCTAAATGCCTTACCTGTTACGTCTGGTATAGATTTTAGATAATTGACAGGTATGTACAGATATTGTCCATCAGGACTCAATAATGTTACTATCGGGATATCATTGTTTACCGCATATTCGTAGTCCTCTTGCGTGAGACCTAATTTCAGATATATGTCATTCAGCACATCTTCGTTACTAGCTACCATCTCCTTTATAGATCTTACACTTAAGACCTTATAGTTAGTATCAGGGTTTAAATAATCGGCTATAGGTTCTTTTAGTCTAAACTGACCTATACTGCCTATTACTGGGATTAAGTAGTCCATTCCATATCCTTTTTGTTATAACTTTTTTTATTCAGAGAAACTGTATATATTATTTATACCTAACAACATTTTCTGAATAAACATCATATTAGAAAGGTAACCCATGAATACTTTAGTAATTTATACAGACGGTGCATGTAAGAGAAATCCAGGACCAGCGGGATATGGTGCTCATATGTTAGTGACTGATAAGAATATTAAACCTAAGCAAATATTATCCAAGTACAAATTAACCAACAAAGGATACATAGCTAAAAATCTTTTAAAAGTTAATAAACCTGATGATGTCGAAGAAGTAGGATTAAGACAAGTAGTTGATATATTTGGTTATACAAATTCTGATACTAACAATAGAGCAGAACTAGATGGCGTTATCCAGTCTTTACTTTATTTCATAAATGTTAAAGCTATAGATGATACATTTGAAGATATTACTAAGGTAGTAATCAGGACAGACTCTAATTACGTAATAGGTATGATTGCTAAACTAGAAGATCCTGATCTAGGTATTAACGAGATAGTGGCTAACCAAGACAAGGCTAAGGAGTTAGATAAGATACTTAGAATCCTTAGGGAGAAAAATATTGAGTTGGAAATGCTGAGAGTAGCTGGTCATTCTGGAGACTTAGGGAATGATAGAGCTGATTTATTAGCTAACATGGGTGCTTATGCCAATATTCGTGGTCTGGATGAACAGGTCATCATTTCAGATACCGGAAATAATTACTGGAAATTAGAATCTGATAGACCTCCTCTGTTAGACAATAAACTATTATTTAGATACAGCAATGAAGTAAATGATAAAGATCTGTACTATTACGGATTAAACTACGATGAAGATGATCAAATAGGTAAAAGAAGTGCTGATGTCATTTACCAAGTTTATCATACTCCTGAACCAGTGGATAAAATAAATGAAATTTCTACTCTTTTCAATAGCCTAACAGAAAAGCTGGTAATACCTTATACAATAAACTTAGATAATTTATATCATAAGCAAATTTCTAAGAATCTTAATTACTACAAAGAATACTATTTGTTAACCGAACATAAAACAAAAAGAAAAGTAGTAACTGTAGACGGAATAGAGTTAGCTTCAGAAGTCTACCCTCCTAGTTTATCTATGCTGGCTTTAGAAATCTCTGATTACTTAAAGAACATATTAAAAGACTATATCGAGGATACGTTACGTCCGCATATTACTACGTTAGATATTACTAATGAGTTCTATAATTTAGGAGATAAGACTACTCTTAAAAAAGAAGTTAAAAATAAAGATGTTATAAAAGTAAAGGTAGGAAAAGGACATGCTAAGATAGTAACAGGTTTAGACACACCTAAGCGTAACAGTATGAAGAAGATAGAAAAGTTAAATCCTAAAGTAGAGTTAATCCTGATCGATAGAAAGCAGGTGATTGAGTTTTTCACGATTACTAGCTACGATGGTGAGAATGGTAGAGAATATCTTTTAGTGGATAATCATTATGCTAACATAGTATTAAAACATTGACAGGGTTTTATTTCCCTGTCAATGTCATAAATTTCTCTACTAGGTTTGATTTAAAGTCGTTTATTTTCTTAGCTATTTTTTCTAACTCTTTAGGTTCTTGATTTATTATCAAATTAGATATCATTACCATAATGTCTACTAGATTTGTATATAGGAAGAATAGTAAACCGATTGCTGTAGAATATTCTGCTAAGGCTAAAAGATATTGACTCAATAACTGTGCTGTTTCCTTATCGTCTCTTAGCTTAGGCATCAATCCTTTTACTAAATCAGATAACTCTACTACTCCTTCCATGATTCTTTCTAATTCTTCTAATCTATAGTTTTTACCTAGTGTAAGTGTTTTATTAATTAGTTCGGGTATACTGCTTACATTACTTACTAATTTTCTTAATTCTACTCTGTCTCTTATTACCTTGTCTTCTCTTATCTTTTCTATATCTGTTAAGATTCTCTCCACCCTATTTTTTATCTCTTCTAGTTCCTTAGTATTTCCTATGTCAGTAGATTTTATTCTGTTGCTTAGTAGAATATTATCTATTCTGTTTTTTACTTCTTCTAAGACGTTTTTGAAATTCTCTATATCGTTTATATGTAAGATAAGGACATTTACTAGTTCGTTTAAATTAGCTTTTAATCCAGCTATGGTAGGTACTTTTACACTCAACAGTTCAGGTGTGACAGCTCCATTATTAATAGCTTTTAAAACAGCAGGCTTTAATTTAGCTAGCTTTTTAACATTACTAGTCCTAGTGTTGTATTTTACCATCTCATCCGCTATTACCTTAGTGGTCTGTATATAACGAATTAGTTTTACAAATTTGTCGTAAAGCAAAGTATCGAGTTCTTTTATTACATCAATTATACCTTCATTACCCTCTACAATATCTAATTCATTTTTACTATGTTTAATAAATAAATCCAACGTATCCATTATTTCTCCTTAATTTTATAATTTCACAAAAAAGAAAATAGATGTACCGGTTTTACTTAACCGGTACATATTTAATTAGTTGTTTATAAGGGATAGGTTCTGTTAGGTAAATTTCTAGTTGAGGCAATGCGTCACCTAACATGTTCTTATCACCTTTTTCTATTTGGAAGTCTACTAGTTCTTGTACATCCCAGTTTTGTTCCTCTACATATTTCTTAGCTTCATCTACTGTCATGAAGTAAGGAATACCTAGCTTATCATAAATCTCTCTCATATTCTGTTCGTAAGCTAGGAAAGCATCATCGATGTTCATTTTTCTAAATTGTTTTCTCCATTTATCAGCTACTTTTTCAGTTTCTAAAATTACTTTTTTAAGTCCTGATAGATGTACATATTTTACCTTATCTTTGTGTTCTTCTAAGTCGGCCATGTAACTACAAGATTGTCCAATATCAAATTTCCTAAATCCTGCATTTACTAATTGTTTAATATGTTCGTCTGTTAACAAGAACGGGAAAACATGCACCACATGAATGTGGATACTTGAGTAATAAATCCCTCTGGTCTTAAACATATTGTCTACTACCTGTTTATACTTAGGGTCTTCTAGTGCAATAACACTTACCGGTCTGATACTAGGATATCCGCATTTACCGAATAGGTATACAGGAAATCCTCCACTGGTCGCTGACGCGTATTTGTCTAAGAAATCCATTTTTCTCTCCTTATTAGTTGTTTACATCACTAGATGGTAAATTTACCACCTTCTTATAAATTATATATGAGTATTTTATGTTAACTCTAAAGTGATCTGATAAAGGAGAATAGATGGTAAGAAAGTTATTAGTTATAATGTTGTTATTAATAGGTTTATTGTTCGACATAAGTCATGCCGGGACTAAATGTTCTGTTAAAGATTACATACCTGAAAAAGCCAAAGAGTTATTACCTACTATTTATAAAGAAGTAAATAGAATCATAGGAGAAGACTTTAAATATCCATATTACTTTCCCGCATTAATAGAACATGAAAGTTGTGTCGTTTTGTGTGGTAAAGGTTACTGGGCTAAAAGATGTTGGTCTCCTAAATCTAGATTAAAAACAAAAAGAGAAGAAGGAGCAGGTTTCTTTCAACTTACTAGGACATTTACCAGAACAGGTAGAGTAAAATGGGATATAATTTCCTACTTAAAGAAACTTTATCCCAAAGAGTTAAGCGAACTTAACTGGAATAATGTATATGATAGACCCGATCTACAAATTAAAGCAGGTTTACTATTATGGAAGAGAAACTTTGAAAGATTTAGCAAAAATATTCCGTTGGATACTAGATTAGCATTTTCAGATTCTGTATATAACGGTGGTTTTAGATGGTTTAATAAAGAGAGGAGTCTTTGTAAAATGAAGAAGGGATGTGATCCTAATAGATGGTTTGGACATGTAGAAAAGATAAAGAGCAAGAGAGCTATTAGAAAACTATATGGTGATAGAACAGCATGGGATATAAATAGACACCATGTAAGAGATGTGATTAAGGTAAGATTACCTAAGTATGAAAAAGACTACGAAGAAAACTTTAAGAAAGAAAAAGTAAAAACATTGCAAGAGATTTTGGAAGAATTATTGGAAGAAGACAACTGGGACTATTAATCTATTGGTTGTCTTTTTCCATGTCATGTCCAGCTAACCTCGATCTTGAGAATTCTTCTCTTTGAAATTGCTTTAACAAATAATAAAAGTATAGATATGGAGCAACAGCTCCATATCTAGATATTAAATCATTTTCATTATAGCGGCAGCTATGATGATAGCCCCAGCTAATAAATTAATGCTTCTGGCTAATAGTGCAATACTGGATGCTTTTGGATCTTGTTTAGCTTTCTCCACTAGATCTCTAGGCTTTCCGTAGACAGGATCTATAAAGTAATCATATAGCACTTCCAATATCCAGTGTCCTGTAGCTGCTACTACTATCATCCCAGACGCCAATATCAAAGGCGCTCCAAAAGATATATTTTGGAATAATTTTGTATCTGGATCTGTTCCTAAAAAATATATAGGAAATGCAATTACTACTAGTAAACCTATTAACGTTCTTTTACTCATGTTCTATTTCCTTCCTCTAGAGCAATTATTTCTTCACCACATCTCAGAATATCCATTCTCTTCAACTTTCTGTCCATAATTAATTTAATACCTATTTCTTTTAAAGCATCTTTAATATTGCATATATCTGCTTTTTCATTTACAAAGATCAGTAGGGTATCTTGAGATTCTTTCTTAAATGCGATTAGATTTGACCATAACTTTAGTTTTTTGTTTTTAAAGTAATTCTCGAACATTTCTCTCACAGTCCTAGGACCTAATCCAGTATCTATAGTAGTATTTAGCAAATCAGCATATCTAGTACTATCCATTAGTATTCTACAGAACATAATGTCGTTTAGTTTAGTATGTAATCTAACAACAGGTTTGAAGCCAGCTGGTATCTTCTCCATATTTCCTCCAATTATTTTAATCATAAAATCGAACAAGTAAAGACGGATTAGAAATCGTTTAGATCTATTCCTCCCTTACTATAATTAACCACATTACCTTCAAAGAAGTTTGTTTTTTGTTCGTTAAAGCTACTAAAACTATCAAACCAGGTAATAGGATTTTTGAGACCTACATCCGGGAATAACAGTTCTATGCCCATAGCCTGGGCTCTTTTATTTACAAGATATTTTGTAAATCTATCGATAAGTTCCTTACTAGTTCCTAATATTTCATCATTAGTAATATACCAACCCCAATCTCTCTCAAGCTCGTATGCTGCGTATAACATATCCTTTATGTTCTTTATAACTTCAGGTGTGAATAAATCAGGATATTCTTTCTTGATTTCTTTAAATATATTTGCGAATAACGCAGTATGTGTTACTTCATCGCGTTGGATAAATCTGATCATCTGTGAACTACCTATCATCTTACCAGCTCTTGCTAGTAGGTAGAAAGCACTAAATCCGTTGTAGAAATAAACACCTTCTAAAGCTTGGTTAGCTACAATCATATATATCTTAGCTTCATCATCACCTTCTAAAGCTTTCTTACCCCATTCCTCATATACGTTACCTATAAATTCATTTTTCTTTCTGAGTTGCTCATCAGCTCTCCACATTTCATAAATACCATCAGTATCTAAAGATATACTATCTACCATTACTGCATAACTTTGACTATGCAAAGCTTCTTCGTATGCTTGCCTTACAATACACATATTTACTTCAGGAGCAGTGATCCATGGATTTACATTATCAGGTGTGTTATTAGTCTGGATAGAATCCATAAAGATAAGTTGGCTTAATGCCTTATCATACATTCTTTTTTCAGCTGGTGTTAGTTGCTTATATTGTTTAGCATCCTCTGTTAAATCAACCTCTCTAGGAAACCATGTATTAGCTAACATCACTTCCCATAGGTTGTAGGCCCATGGATAACTTAGCTTGTTTAAGTTAATAATCCCCTCTGTACATCCGTTTATAATAGAAGTAGTACTTCCTTTATGCATAGGACAATTATAATTAAATAATTTTTTTGTGTTCATGTTCTCTCCTTATTCTAATTTTAGTCATGATAGGATAGAGGGATAAAAAATAAATGCACAGAGAGATATTTGAATATCTCTCTGTATCTCTTATTGACATCCAGCGCATTCTATACTTCTATCCATTACTTCATCTTGCTCCGGCGATTTACTTCTTAGGTAGTAGAAACTTTTAATACCTAACTTCCATCCAGTAGTGTAAATATCATTTAGGTATCTACCGCTTGCTTTTTCTGGGTCGATATAAATGTTTAGACTCTGTGCCTGATCTAACCATTTTTGTCTCACCGCTGCTGCTTTAACTGGTAGGAGTTGGTTTATCTCATACGCTCCTACGTAGTACATATACGTATCGACGCTCAATTCAGGAACCACCACCGGTATTAAACCAGACGCATTTTCTTCAAACCACTTTTTCTTATATACTGGTTCAATTGTAGGAGTAGTCCCTGTTAGTATAGAAATGGAACTCGTAGGCGCTATTGCCATTAAATACCCGTTTCTTATACCTCCCTTTACTTTTTCTTTTAAACTATCCCAGTCTCTTCCATATGTTCTATCTGTAAGTTTTTTAGCCTCAGGATGTTGATGGTCTACAACCGTAATACCTTTACTCCATTCGCTTCCTTCAAACTCTGGATAGCTACCTTTTTCTCTAGCAAGATCTGCAGATGCATTAATTGCTTCATAGGCTATATTTTCATAGATTTCATCTATTAGTTCTAAATGTTCTTTACTTCCATACATAATTTGTTTTTTAGCTAACATATGTGCTTCACCCATAGCACCTAGACCTATCGCTCTAGTCTTTAGATTTGTATCTCTTGTAGATTTTGTTACGTATAAGTTTAAATCGATAACGTTATCTAACATTCTTACAGCTATAGGTACTATCTTAGTGATTTCTTCTTTGTCATTTACCTTACTTAAGTTAAGACTAGCTAAGTTACATACTAGCGTTCTTCTCTCTTTAGTTTTCTCTCTAGTAGTAAAAGTAATTTTCTTATTAGGTTTAGTAGCTAATTTATCTTGTGTTGTTAATCTTTTAGCTTTCTTAGTAAACGTCCTGTTGCCTGATATTACCTCTACATCTTCTTCTTGATCTAAGAAGATTGTTTCTCCGTCTTCAAATATTACTTTAATCTTCCACTCAGCAGGAGCTGTTACCTGACTAATCTCTGTGCATAGGTTAGAACTATTGATCGTACCTGCATGTGCATTTTGATTTCTTCTATTATGTTCGTCCTTAAAACATATGAACGGATTTCCAGTCTCGTAATATTCTAATAGGATTTTCTTCCACAGTTCTTTAGCGCTGATTTTTTCTTTTCTAATTGTTGGATCATTTTCATATTTCTCATATAGTTTCTTAAATTCTTCTCCATACGTAAAATGTAAATCTCTTACATCTTTAGGATCAAATAGTGTCCAATCTTCGTCGTTTTGCGCTCTCTCCATAAACAAATCTGGAATCCATAGCGCCGGGAATAAGTCGTGAGCTCTTCTTCTTTCTTCTCCAGAGTTTTTCTTTAAGTCTAAGAAATCTAAAATATCCATATGCCATGGTTCTAGGTAAGGTGCAATTGCTCCGCGCCTACTACCTAACTGATCTACCGATATAGCAATATCATTTGTAATCTTCATCCATGGTATTAATCCTCCCGATGCTCCTTTAACAGTGTCTATGATAGAACCAGTAGATCTAGGTAGAGTCCAGTCCCATCCAATACCGCCTCCGTATTTACTTAGTAATGCCATTTCCTTATATACGTCGAATATATCTTCTATATTATCTTCAGTCACTCCTGCAAAGCAAGATGATAATTGATGTCTATTCTTTCTAGCATTACTTAGTGTAGGCGTAGCTACCATTACCTTAAAAGTACTGATTACATCATAAAACTGCTTAGCCCAATATGTCGGATCTTTTTCTTCACTAGCTAGCCACATTGCTATTGCCATAAACATGTGTTGCGGTAATTCGAAAAGATTACCTTTCTCATCTTTAGATAAATATCTATCATAAGCCATCTTAATACCAAGATAAGTAAACTGTAAATCTCTGTCGGGTTTAATATAGTTACTTAATTCATCCAGATCAAATTTAGATTCGTCTAATAACTTAGGATGTATTACATCATGATCTACACCATATTCTAAATACGTTCGTAAGCTATGACTATAAGGTTTGCCTTTTATACCGCCTAACAGTTTACCTACCTTATGATACATATCGTTTAGAAATAGTCTAGCCGCTACAAACGACCAATCAGGTCTATCAATATCTATTTTATCTACAGCAGTTTTTATTAACGTAGATTGTATTTCTTCTGTAGTCATTTTGTCTCTGAATTGTAATTTAGCATCTAACTCTAGTTCGCTAAAATCTACATTATTTAATCCTTCCGTAGCGCTTAAAGTCTGTTTTCTTATCTTTTTAATATCTAAATCTTCTAGTTTACCATCTCTCTTTATAACCTTAATGCCTTTCACATTCGCTCCTTTATTAGTTTTATCTAGTCCTCTCTTTTGAGTCAACAGAAGACAGAATAAAATTTTCTAAGAAAGGATACAGGAAAATGAATAAAGCTCTACGTGATTTAATGATATTTGCAGATAAAACTTCTTGTTATAAGGTTAAGGTAATGAAAGAGCTTATGAAACGAATTAATCCACGAGAATACGGGTTTACTGGAAATGAGATACTGACCACTATTAATGGTGATGAAACAGTTCTAACGTACCAGGATAAGATATTGGATTGCGATAGTTTAATAAAGCTTAACTTGGAAATAAAATTCTTTCTGAGAAATGATAAGAAGACAGACATAGAGATTAATCTAACAATGTGTGAAGTAGGAAATCTTATTGAGGCAAAATTATATAAGGACGACAGGACTGTGAAATTAGTAGAAGAGTTCCTTGATATAGTATTAGAGAGGTTAGAAGATCATTTTGGTAGAATAGAGACTAAAACTATTAGAGATATTAAAAAACAGTGTTGTTGTGTGATCATTACACAAGGAATCACTATTTCAGATACATACCATCATGCATTTTTTAGATTCCAGGAAGATGTTTTGAAAGCATTAAAAGAAGGTAACACAAATGAGGTCGATATTACATTACTACACCTCAAAAAGATAATTTTTGACAGATTACGCATGGATAGCGACGTAATCGGTGGAGAAAAACAATTGATACGAAAATTAGCGAAATTAAAGAAAGAAATAACAGAGACAGATAGAGAGAATTAATTCTCTCTATCCGGGTTTTCATCTTTCCACAATTTTTTAAAATAATTTACCAAACTTAAAAAATTATTCCAATCGTATTCAGTACACTTCTGTCTATAAGATCTCTTGTAATTATTATGGAAATTCATGTGGCAATTCGAACACACTGTGACTCCATTATCAATATCAAATCTCTTGTCTTTAAAATAAGTGGCATGATCTTTATGGTGTGCGTGTAGATGTTCCCTAGATCCACATACCTGACATTTACCATCTCTGGCAATTACGGCATCATGCCATTGTTGATACTCTCTACTATTTCTCCAATTTTTCTTCATTATTTCGTCCTTTAGATTTAATCAGGTTAAAGAAAAAAAAAAGAGGAGGAAGAATCAGAGTTGTTTAAGATAATTGATAAGATCGTCTTCTGTTTCAAATACAGCGAAGAATTTACCATTGTGTATAAAAACCTTACCAGGTACATCTAGATTTTCTAGTGCTCTGTTTCTTCTATCGAAACTATCTGGTTTTACTGGCACGACTTGTGCTTTCCATTTTTGTTTATTTTCGTCATACCAGTAAACGATGTCTACGTCAGAAAATTCTTGGATAACCGGCAATACATATTGCCAGTTAGGAATAAATCCATTTTCAAATTTAAGTACTTTCCAACCATCTTTGGTGAGTTCTTCCACTATTTTAACTTCACTCGTTAACCTCCTCTTAGCCTCCTCTAATCTCTCTGCTTTTCTTTTTAATCCTTTTAGCATTTTGTAGAGAAACCTTAGTGCTTCGTTAAAAGCGGTATGTTGTTGTTTCCCATATGGATTATCTGTATTAAAGTTAGCAACTATCCACGGAAGCTCACCAGGTTGAGCTTTTCTGATACCAATGTCATGCAAGTCAGATATTTCGGTAATTTTGTTTAATTCCCCCATTATAGATTCAGGGATTAGGTTATTTTCTCTTAACCAGTCATAAACTAATCCACTAGATGCTTTTCTAAATTCTTTAGGATCGAACTGATGGTGATCGAATAGTTTTTTATCTTCATCTAGTTCTCTACCTACATCTATCACAAACACTACATCATAAAACTTTGTGAAACTTTCTACTAACTCGCTTCCCGTATGATTATTGTGATTGACTCTGATGACGTCTACATAATCAGCATCTTTCGCATAGAAACATTTTATTAATGCTGTTGCTAGAATTTCATCACAGTGAAATGTTCCCTCGTGTGTAATTATTGCTATTCTTGCCATAATTTCTCCTTTATTTAATTTTGTATTTCTACATAAGTTATATATAAATGAAAAAAGGTAGAAACTAGGAGACTATCTCTTGTCTCCTAGTTCTTCTAATAACTTTTTATTAAAATTTATAGCATTCACTACATCGTTTAATCTCTCTGTGAGCTCAGTCTTCTTTTCAGGATCTACATTGTTAGAAAAGATAATATCACATAACTTTTTCCTCAAATCTTCACCGTCTTTTATTTTCTGCTTTATAGCATCTTCATATATCATTCCTGCGTATTTACTTCCCTTATATCCGTAAAGATACTCTGACTTCTTAAATTCTTTTTTCATAACGCTACCTTATTTTAGAGATTATTAAATGGACTATCCATACAGGTACTGATAAGAAACACAAAACCAAACATATAAAAAAAGTTATAATCGTACCGATAACTGATAATAATCCACCTACTACTACGAAACATATTACTATTAGACCCGCAATTAGGGAAGCCGTTAGATCCTTAAGCGTTTGAGGAGGTCTTCCTTCTAGTAATGTATATACTAATAAAGACAATCCTAGGTAAAGCCATAACAAAATATACCAGTATGTAGTTATTAAATTAACAACTTGTTCCATCATTTTCCTTTCTTCTGTAATCGTTTATTAGGTTTCTCATCTCTTTAGCTACCAACTTAGTTTCTTTTTGTGTCCACGTTTTATATAGATTATCGTAGGCTTCTCTTTCTAGTAAGAAATGTCCCCATTGATATGGATTGTCTAAATATCCACCTATAATGAAGGTTTTGAATTTCATGTGTTCTGGCCATCTGTTGTATATTTCTTTCTTATAACCAAGGTCTTTAAAAAGTTGTTTGATTCTCAATGGGCTATATTTGAGCAATTCAGTTACTAAAGATTTTGTAGTCTCTACGTAAAGCTCATTTAGTAATTTCTTATTTTCTATAACATCAATGTCGTTTCTATCTAAAATTGCTGTAGCGTTTTTATTATATTCGTCTAATAGATTCTTTACAGATTCTAGGTCTTTTAATAAATCTGGTTTTCCAGAATATTCTGTGTTTAATCTAGATAGAAAGTCATCAGGTATCCAATACTTATCCTCTGTTACTTTTCTCTCGCTTACTGCTACCTGAGTCAGTGCTCCGTGTGTCCTCATCTGCGCAAACACAAAATACGGTACTTCAGCTTCAATTATAAAATATGTGGGTACCGACGGGTTATATGGAATGTCTTCTAATTCAAACTCTGCGTTCAGCAGCGTCCTCAGGTTAGTTAATAATAAGTAAGATCTCTTACCTAATAATTTTTCTAATAACGATATTTCAGAAGTTAAATCATACATGTAAGACCACTTACCTAAGACATTATTAAAATCATCCGGTTTCATAATGATTGTACTTTCCTTTAGTCTTATGAAATAGTCCCCTTTTCTAATGTCTACTCTTAGAATCACGGGACAATATTCTAGACTCCTGCCTGCTACTTTTGGTAATTTAGCTTCTTTATCTTTCAGAGATAAGTCTTCTAGTTTGTAATAACTAATGTTTGGAGCAGCTTCTCTGGATAGCATTTCAAATAACTTTTTAGGATTTTTAGATTTCTCTAATCCTCTAGATATAGTAGCAATATTAGCTACCGTGTTTATTCTATTTTCTTCATTGGCATTGATGTTTTTATACTTACATCCAATTCTATCCTCTACTGTTTTTACATAGCCTCCCGTTATCCATAAATTAGTTTTCATATCCATTTTCTCTCCTTCAAATTTGTTCTCTACTGAATAAAGCAGGGATAAAAAATTATCAGTACTAGGAATATTCCTAGTACTGAGAAATAATTTCTTTTATTTTTTCCATAGCGGCTTGTAGTCCAGTAGCGATATCTTTTAGTTTCACATTTCTGAATACGTTGTCTGCATCTTTCCAAGGAATAGTCTGTTCATATATTAGAGTATAGGCATCTTTAACGTTCATTCCGCTAGCTAATGCTTCATTAAACTTAGCACTAGCTATAGCTAGTACTGAAGACATATAGTTAATGCTGCCTTCATCAGCTTGGAACTTGTATCCTCCTACTTCTACAATAGCAGTAATCTTGTGAAATTCTTTTTTCGCTTTACGACCTTTAAGAGGAATAGGTTCTAGTATGCTTTCAACTTCAGCACCATTATTATCCAGTTTTAGTTTATATCTAAAACCTTTGATTTCTTTTTTTGTAAAATACCCCATTCATTATCCTTTATGACTATGTTGATTATTTAGCAATAATCATTTAATTTTAAAAAGAACATAGTAGGAAAATTAAACTCCTACTATGTTGGCTATTTCTCCTAATGCTGCTTCTAGGGCTTTGGCTATTTGAGACACCGTTACTTCTCTGATTACATTATCAGCACATTTCCACTTTAAGCTATAATTTAAGTATTTATCTGCATTATCAGGATCCATTAGTGCTTTGTATTGTGCTAGTGATACTACGCTTGTCATATAGTTAATACTTTCAGCGTTAGCATCAAAAGGTATATTATCTACAGTAACAATTAACTTTTCTTTAGCTTCTTTTTTAAGAGCCTTAGGTCCTTCTACTGGATCAGGTTTCCATTTGTAATTTTTTGTTATTAGTAGACCTCTTCTCTTTATCTTCTTTTCTAACATTCATACTCCTTATTTTATATATTTAGAGAAAACCTCTTTTAACGTCTCAGGTGTGGTGTCTGTTCCTAGATTTCTAGCTTCTTTAACGGCATTAATAGCATCCATAGGGTTTCTAGTAAACAGTCTATTCACACCCACTCTGAAAACATCTATGAGTACATAGAACTGTCTTAATTTTTCTTGCCAATTCTCACCCAAATAAATTATGAGGGCTATTAGATCGTCTCTAGACATTCCTTCTATAGCTGCAGCTGCTTCCATAGTTTCTAACGCTAGTTCATTTCCTTCTTTTGCGGCTTTAGCGGTCTCGTATTTAGCCAGGTATCTCTCTATCTGTTCTTGCGTTAAATCTTCTTTATCTGCTAATATCTCTCTAGCTCTTCGATGTGTATAATCTGCTAAGTTTTGTACTAATTCTAGAAAATATGGTCTTATAAAATTCATGAACTCCGGATTGGATAACTGTGCTTTTTCCAGCTGTCTTTCTACTTCTTCATTAAGGAATAATTCAAGACTAGGTCTTACCATACCTTTCTCTACTAATTCTTTATATTCTGGTTTTAGGACTATATTTCCTTCATCATCCTGTTCGTAGTGATCTCCAGGAAATACTGGTTCACCATTCTCGATCCCTATGTATTCTACATAGTTTTCCGGGTACTTTTCTTTATACTTCATTATTGCATCTTCTACTCTAAAGTTAGTAGAGGCAAAAGCCTCTCTAGCTGTGTTTAGAAATTGATCTATGTTTCTATTTTTAACAAGTTCTTTTAATTCAGTAACAGTTCTTAACATTTTAAACTCCTGATTTATTTTTAAAATATGGTAGCTTTATTCTTTTAATACCATATATAACTTCATCGTTGTTATTATTGTAATCCTTATAGATGTAACTCCCATCATAACGTAAACGATTAATGTCTGGTGTAATATTTTCGTTCAATTGTTCTCTAAAGAGGTAAGATTGATACAATGTCTCATACCTAAGATCTATGTACGGCAGAAACTTAACGGCGTGTCTAGGTCTACCATATGAATCATCAAATTCATGGTGTTCTAGCCAATAGCCAGGCCATCTATTTATCACCTCTACACTCGTCTGATTTCTTTTAATACTAGCACCGAGCCCATATTTTCCACCGTCTAATTTAGCATCAACAAGAATTCTGGCTAACGCGCCGAAATGATGATTGTATACGGTACTAGATGAATAAACAACATCGTTTACTCTCTTAATCTCACCCTCTTGTAGAACAGTTAATGGATCGGCAGTACGACTATAAATTACTACTATCTGTCCTTTCGCTATTAACTCTCTAATATCATCTATTTCTCTACTCACGTTCTTAATATAAACTACTGATGAATATGAATGACTAAACCATATATGTTCGTCGTCATCACTTTTTAGTGCCTCAATTATTCTGCCATCTGGTAATCTTAATAATATTTGGTGTATACTGTCATAGCCGTAAACAACATGATAAGGCATTTCAAACACTAATTCATCCGAGCTAGTATAAGTTATTAATTTTCTTAGACTATATGCCTCCGTGTTAGCTTTTAATTCGTTCTCTGCTAAATAGATTTCTTCGCCATTATCATTTACTCTATACCAACGCGACGCATTACTATAATCTTCTTTCTCAGGATCTAAATCGATGGTAATATCATCAACTATACTCATGTAGTATTCATCACCTACTTTAACCAAATCATTGATTTTTATAGTTACAGTGTTACTAACACCACTGATTGCTTCATAATCATACGTCTCCTTAAAGCTTGTTAAATTACCTAATAATAGAGCAGTAGTAACTCTTTTATTATAGCCAGTAGCATCTGTATAATTTGGAATAGGGATCCTTACATGGTAAGCATTTTCAGGAGCCGGTTCTTTTAATATTAGTTCACTTACTGTACCCCTTGCCATGTTAGCGCATTGTAATTTAGTAAAGCCTAGATAGTTTCCATTTATATCGTAAAAATAGACGGGCTTATTAATATTACTTCCAAACACCGGAAACATATCGTTTATTCTATCATTTTCAAGTCTGACAGATCTTGTTCCCAGTTTAACTTTTCTACGACTACTATCTAAATCTACTTTTACCTTAATGTAATCAGAAGGTGTTTCATATCCATTTATATTACCATCAGCATGTAGTCTTAATGTTTTAGTCATTATTTCTTCTAGAGTCCTATTTCTACCATCACGTCTTAAGTCCACTATATCTATTTCACCAGCACCATCTAACGGCATATTATCTGGTCTTAAAATTGTAGATTTTGTTTCACCAGTCCTGTACCAACCTGTCTTATCGTCTAAACCTAAATAATTTGTTTCTGATATAGATTCTCCAGTATCAGGTTTATAATAAGCAACATGATCGGAATTAAAGCAATCTGCTAATCTTTTTATCTTATCGAAGTAACCAGATAATGATAACGCCTTACCGTTTTCTATATAAGACGCAGTACCGTTAGGATTATGAACAGGATGGTATATACCATTGTTTCTTCTCTGTATTAGAAATAAAGGAACAGCATGCGTGTCATTATGTCTAGATTTAAAACTACCTGGGTAAAATGATGAAAGATAAACCCCTGTTGATGGGAAGAACGAATCACCTGTCCATTTTGTAATATCGTTATCTATATGAGATTTTTCGCCTTTTGGCTTAACATGGTAATATTTATCTGCAAATACAGATAACGGTCCATTATACGCACTTCCTTCTACTAATGCATCTACTTTCTTAAAGAAGTTACTAACGCCTTTGATTACTCTTATTCTGTATCTAACTTGTTTTAATATACCGTTCTCATCTTTGAAGATATTATTTTCTGGATCGCTAATGAATTTGTTTTTTTCTTCATTTGTTAAATAGCTCCATCTATAGCCATATCCTATTAACTCTCCAGAATTTTGCCAATTTCCAAATAACGAATATTCTTCATATCCTTCAAACCAGTTAGGTTGTACTAGCTTACCGTTATCAAGGATATCTTTACCATACCATTGTACATTTCCTAAACGATATACTACATCTTTTTTATCTATGTCTTCGGTCCATACTTCGAGGAAGACTAAATCTTTTCTAGCATTACCATACATGCTTCTTATTAATGCAGTAGGTCCTCTGGATGGGTCACACATATCAGAATTTACTGATAAGTCATCACCATTGTTTACTACCAGAACATCCTCCAATACTGTTAACCTAGGATTAGTGAATTTTACATCTCCTAATGGTTTTTCTGAACTTAATGTATGGACTTGGAATTGTATTATTTCCACATAATTAGTAGCTACGAATTCTACTATCAATTTACCATTTGGACCTTCTGTAGCTTTTGGTCTAGTATAATACTCTCCGTTCCTACCACTACTACCTAACCAGACGTATGCCTCATAATTATCAGAATCCATAAAATCTACATCTATTTCTACTCTGTATTTAACTCCAGGCATAATACTAACTTTTTGATAAAACCCATGATACATATCCGCATCTTTGACTATTATTGATCCATCGGTTACTTCTAAAGTGGTACCGGTATATGGTATCCAATTTGTACCTAATTCTTCTTCAAAAGCAGGGTCTTTGAATAAGTTAACACCGTCAGCTTTTACCAGCACTACATCTCCGTGGTTAATATCTGCTTCTATGTTTCTGAGGTCTGATATTATCTTATCCACACTAACCGCATCAGGAAGTTTTATTCCGAATGTGTTTCCATTCCAGGTGTCGTCACCTTTTAAATTCTCATAATTACCACCTGTACCATATAACCTAATAATATGTCCGTCAACGTTAAATTTAGGATTATATCTTCTAGTATTAAAATGTTCTTCGTGTAATGGAAACGCTAATGAGTTTTTTAAATACCTATCAGAAGGATAGCTTTTGGTATGTATAAATGTTTTAGACCCATACGCGTCTTCTTTTAGAAAATTAGTGAAGTCACTTTCTTCATCTATCTGACCTGTACCAGCATATATCTTTTTTCTATCTTCTCTGAGATGATCATATTCTGTTTTCGACATAGCTTTTACTGTAACTTCTGATAGTTCTTCTTTTATCTTAGCTATATTTGGTAAGGTATACTCCATAACGTTACCCAGTTTGTCTTTAACAAGCCATCTAATATCTTTTTTCTCTCTAGTGTCTAATAAATCTTGTAAAGTTTCTGAGATATTGATTATGTTCTCTGAAATTATTTTCCAAGGCAATCCCATTTTTTCTCCTTTATTATAATTATGTACCTATATACTCCAGTTTTGGTAAAATTAGTAAAATAAGTGGTTTAGGATGTATCATGGAATTTAGTTATTAATGTCATAGACACGTCGATGGATCGACGTGTCTATGATTGTTTCCTTGTTACATTGCTTACAAATGGTTCTATAATCTCTACTTCAGGTTCTTCTATAACTAGACCTCGTTGTACTGCCCTATATCCAGCAGGGTCAGTAAAATCTTTAAACGTAACTTCAACAGCGTCTACTGTTTCATCAGAGCTCGCTGGGGTTACTTTAACAGGTTTATAATCCAAAGGAAGTAAGGATATACTGTCATTCAGTATTTCTATCTTAGTAATAGCGCTGGTGACTGATTTTGATAACTCTAGTACCTGTTTACCTTCTGTAAATAAAGCTCTCACTTCTTCTTCAGTAAGTGCTCTATTAAAAATTCTTACTTGGTCCACAGTTCCGTGTGTGAGTCCGTCTGCATCATAGGTAGATTTACCTATAAATGATTTATCAGTTATCGAAGGCGTGCTTTCATCCAAAGATCTCGTTGTTATAGGTAACTTCTTGCCATCTAACCAGAGACCGTATTTTTCACCATCATATGTCAGAACTAGATGGTATATTCTATTAGCCTCTAGAGTTACTTTAAAGTCGGTCTTATCATCTATTATTCCGGTACCAGAATAATCATCATTTTTCCTATGGTGTATACCTAGATAGTTAGTATCCGCAGCATGTCCAATAAGTAAATGAGCTCCGAAATCTATTACTCTAGACCAAAAATCATCAAATTTTTCGAACATAAAGAATGTGCTGATTGTAAAAGGATTTGAACCAGCAAAATTTGATGGATCAATAGGTATTTCTATATAACTCTCTCCGTCAAACTTAGCTGCTAGGCCACTAAAAACACCTACGTCATATTGTTCATTACCATTCCATGTACCGTTATAATTATTGTTAAGATCATCAGCAGTTTCATTATCGAATGTATATGTAGCTATATTTGTTCCATCTCCAAGTAAGTCTGCTGTCCTAGCAGTATCTTCTACTTCCACATCTATTACATCCACTACTTCATCATCTAGCAATACCTTAATATTATTGCCTGGTTTAGGATTTTCCATTACCGTTACTTTAGTATCATCTACATTTATTACTTCTAATGTTCTTTTATACGGTAGATATATTTGTTTAGGTAAAGCCGTTAAATTCAAAGATGTTGTGTCTAGAATGTTTCTTTGTTCGTGATATAATCTATATGCTTCGTCTTCCGTTATTGGTCTAGTAAATACACGTACCTGATCGACAAGACCACTAAAATAAAATCTATCTCCTTCTTCTTGTCTACCGATATTCGTATTATAATTTGCTACTTCATATCCAGCTTCGATACTGTCTATAAGTTTTCCGTTATACCACATTTTTAAATTTGTTCCATCATAGCTCATTATGACGTGATTCCATTTGTTAGGAATATTTTCTACGCTTATCCAATTTCTATTTCCTCCTTTAGCGACAGCACAAGCGATGGTATTTTCTCCAAAGGATCTTATTGAAAATCCGGAATCACCTCCATCGGACTGATCAAATATAGCAGATTCTGAGTTTATTATATCGTCCACAAAATACCATAAACTAATAGTAAAATTATCGCCTAAGAGGTTTCCTAAGTTTTCTAAGCGTATATAACTATGTGTAAATTTAGCGGCTAAACCATCGAAAACTCCTGCCTCATATTGTTCGTCACCAGTCCATGTACCATTGTGTCTACTACTCAGGTCGTTAGCAGTTCGGTCATCAAACGTATAAGTAGCTAAACAACTATCGTCCTTAAATAAATCTAGAACGTTCGTAGTATATACTTTGTCCATTATTTTAGGTTTTATCAAGTCGCCGTCTATATTTACTACAGGTTCGGATTCTAAGTCTTCAAATACTGCTAATCTATTTTTAGTCAGATCTGTGTTTTCTAAATCTATTTTCAAATATCTTCTTAATTTGTTTAGTTCTGTATTATTATCATAACCAGTGCCTAATGTCATATATACATCGGTACCTAAAAATGCTTTATTAACATTTGAAATAAAGTTAAGACCACTGACATCAAGCTTTTTAGATTGCTCTGCATAGAGTATTTTTACCTCGTCCTCTGTGAGTGGTCTGTTAAAGATACGTACTTGATCGATAAGACCTACTAGTTTATCATTATTACCAGTCCAGCCTATGTAGATATTGTAGTCCTCAGTACCTTCTTGTCCTAAATCACTACTACCTATTCTGACTCCATTTATATATAGTGTTTGTCTTCCGTCTTCGTATATACCACATATATGTGTCCAATCAGTAATAATATCATTAATTCCAGTATATTTTACACAGTAATAATCAGCGCCCCCAGATGATACTAGTTCTAGTCTGTTTTCTGATTTATACCAGAATAAAGACAACGAACTTCTATTATCGGCATTACGATATCCGAAAAATTCTACATGGTCGTTATTGACACTAGGATCTGCTTTTATCCATAATGAAAACGATTTATTGTTTACAAGCTCATAAGTTTTATAACCAGTATCAATATAGCTTTCACCATCGAATTTAGCAGCTTGTCCATATTTACCTGCATCATATTGTTCATTACCATTCCATACACCATTATAATTACCGCTTAAGTCATTTGCGTTGCCATCAAACGGATAAGTAATTATACAACTCTTATCTTTAAATACGTCTAAGATAGAGGGTGTATTGAGTTTAACAGTCTTATCATTTACATTTTCTAATAGACGTCCTTCGCTATTGCTTACTAAGAATAGTTTATTAGGTAACTCTAAATCTTTATCAAAATACACAGCATCTTTAGTTGTAGTCAGTAATGGTATCTCTTTTGGTCTAATGTTTACTTTATTGTCTCTTAAACTTATCCAATCAGACTGATCTAATTCCTGTGTTACAGGCTTTTCAATCCACTGAGAGAATTTTTTTAAACTTCTCATATATCACTCCTTTATTATGCTATACCGTCAGTTTCCGCAGTATTGTCCGGAATGTTTGAATCTATTATTTGCTGGTCAGCTTCTTCATTAACGTTTACTATCGTTATGTTTAACACAGCAGGACTACTGGATAATTTACCAGGCGCGCTAGCGGTTACAGTAATTCTATCCGTACTATCTGCTTCTACTATAGGTGCATTATATATAAAGTAATCACTCCCTGGATTATAATTTATCTTACCGCTCAGTACGTTGATCTCATATATATTATCACTGTCGAAGTTAGCGATAGTATATTTCTCACTAGTATTTTCTACCGCCGTTGCGGGTCCGCTTATAACTGGTGTTTCTGTAATATACTCTCTAATTGCTCCGTCTACTAATTCCCACTTAGCAATAGAGCCACCTTCATCGTCTTCAATTACTTTGGTAACTACATAGAGTTTTCTTTCTGAGTAATCTATATATAACGTACCTACCTCAGCTGTCAATTTTTCATCGGGTGGAGTAGATCCAGCTAAAACAGAAAGATCATTGCTCTTATCAGTACTAGGTAAGATATCTAACCAATTACTACCATCGAAATAGACCAATCTTTTCTTTCCTAAATCTAAATAATAATCCCCTGGTGCGATTGGAGCAGAGTCAGGTCTAGTTTCAGGAGGAGTATCGTAAGCACCTAAGTATCGTCTATTAAATATATTCACTATCTTACTTAAATTAGGTATTTCTTTTTCTGTAACGTTACCTAATTGGTCTCTTGTTATCCATAGTATGTCTTTATCATGTACGGGATCTAGGAAATCATTTAGTACCTTACTAATATTGATTATATTTTCGGATATTGTCCTCCATGGTAATGCCATTTTATTCTCCTTTACTCTGTTTATGAACTGTTCCTGAAGTAAGTATTCTTATTTCCTGTTTTCTTGCCTCTAGTACCTTATCAATTAACTTTAACATAAAATCTGCTAAACCTATGTTTCTTAATGTTCTCTCTAAGAACCAAAATACCACTACTACTGATGTTAGGAAAAACATATATTCCATATCTTTATCAGTAAACTCGTTTCTGTGGAAAATCATGTATATGAAAGTAGTTAACAATCCTATCGTAATAATAGGTCTCATAAAACCTTTTATTACTAAGAACCATTTAGGTTCATGTATTTCAGTATGGAACGTCTGTTGTGTCATTGTTACTTCCTTTATTTGTAATAATTCTTTCTTTTACACTTTCGCCGTAGTAATCTATAATTAATTTATACAAACGGTTAGGCGAAATAGATGAAGGTTCTAAATACCACATTGGTTTAAAACCATCTATCTTCAAGGCATTCGCTACTGTCTCAGAGCAAAACCATCTATCTGATCTATCTTGTGTAGGTAGAATGAAACCTAATATTCCAAACCAATCATAAGGCTGGCCTTTGATGGATTCGTAAAACTCTATGATTCTATCTAAGTTTTCTACCGGTACCTTTAAGTAATCCCAGTGGTCTTCATTGTACTTATGTGGTTTACATCTGACATGTCCATCTCTAGGCGATGAACTACACTGCATTAGTACATTATCTATATTTAGTAGAATTTCCACATGACTATACTTTCCTTTAGTATACCATGCAATTAATTTATCTATCAGGGTAGCATCTTTACGATCAGCTTTATAAAAAGCTATTGTGACATATTTTTTCATTATTTATCCTTTACCATTAGGTAATTAATAATCACTGAAATGTTAAATAAAGTAGACTATCAGGGATTAATCCCTGATAGTCTTTAATCTAAACGCCATTGCATTTCTAACAATAGGATATCCCCTATTCTGTATATATTTTCCGGTATACGCATCTAGCAGCTCATCGAAAAACTTGTAGTAAATATGTCTACCGGAAGTAAGGAATTTATCTAATTCTACTAAATCTGTTAATCTAGGTCCATAGTAAAACGTTAAATATTTTTTACCGAAAGAGATTTTTATCCATAAGAAATGTTTCTTACTACCGTCTTTTAATACAGCAGTGTACCATTCTTTTTCTATTCTACCTGACTTATACTTTTCTACTTTAAGATCTATTATATCTTCTGTTTTTAATCCGGTATTCAGTTCATAATTATGTATAGGGTTTCTCATTATGTTCCAAACAAAGAAGTCTATAAACGTGCCTCTGTACTTCTTTTTTAACAGATGAGGTTTGGACTTCAATACTAATGGATCGAAGAATATACCGTCTTCATCATTACCGTATATAGGTTTCAAGAAACTTGTGTTAATACTATATAGAGTTTGAAACTTATTCCAAATGCTATTATCTCTGTATCTGAATAAGTAAATGAACGGACTAAGTATATAACCCATTAGTATAAGAATTAGTCTAATAGGCAATTCAAAAATTAGTTTAATATAAAAAATATACTTACTCACTGGTACCTCCTTCGCTAGTACTGGTTGTCTCACTACTGTCGTCTGTTGTATATCCTAATGTTTGCTTTATCTGCTCTTTAAAATCGTCAAGACCATCTAGAATAAGTTGTCTTAAATTAACTGCTTCTAAATCTTCCATAGTTTCTGCTGCTTCTATAAGCTGTTCTGCTTCCCATTGTTTACCAAACGCATATCTTACATATAAAGCTAGTTCAGTGATTAGTGTGTCAGCTTCGTTTATGTCCATTACTACCATGTTTTTATCGTAATCTCTAAAAATAGTGTTAGGACTACCTATTTTCTGATCTGTTCTAATACCCCCATCATAGAGCATCACATCTAATGGTGTGGATTGTAATTTAATCCCTTTAATACTCTCGTATCCTTCTCCTAGTATTTCATCTAGTTCTTCTTGTATTTCATTTTTCTTATCTTCTTTATCTTGTGTTAAGTCTGCTATAATAGTATTGGTTTCAGGATCCCATTTCAGAACACTGGCAGTAGGTATTACTCCTGAGTACGCTATGTAGCCAGGAGGAGTTAAATCGCCCTCCTGCGCAGGTAATATTTCTACTACAAGATCTCCGCTTACTTTAATAAAAACCATGATTTCTCCTTATTAATAAATATTAGGTAGTTTTATCTTATTAGGATAAACAACAGGTACTTTACGATACGGCGATAGTATGTAATCGTCGTTTCCTCCCCAAACATATACTTCGTTGTTATTAGTAACTAAAAAACATGCAAAACTATATATGCCAGCAGGTACTTTAGCAAAGAACTTAATCTCATCGCCTCTAACCGGTACAGGTATCTTAACATATTGTAGCATATTGGTATTAACACCTATACCTAATTGGTAACGACCGTTATATCCAGTGCCATATATTCCATCCTTCTTGACGATAAAACTCTGATTAATATGGCATTCCTTAGGATGGTGTTCTTGATTGTCTAATATCTTTATTACATCTGTAGCTACAGCTACCGGAGTAAGTTTCTTACCTTTTGATCCGTAACCTACCTGACCGTACCCGGAGTAACCCCATGAATATAGCACACCATCATCTCTCAGTGCTTTAACACATGAATAACCAGCTAATGCTATGTCTATAAAACGACCTGTCAAATCTAATGGTTCTACAGGTGTGTGTTGATCTGTGGTATTATTAGTTCCGCAGAAACCTTCTCCATTATAACCAGCTGATAGAATCTTAATTTCTCCTGTATTAGGATTTTCTATTAACATCGCTACACCGTTTACGGAGTTACCTATCTTATTGTTAAATGCTACTATCTTTTTAACAACAAATCCATCTCTTATCCAGTAGTCTGTTACATCTACGAATGTAGTAACCAATCCTTTAGTACCGTTACCGAACTGACCATTACCATTAAATCCTGTCATTAGGATTCTACCATCTTTTCTCAAGGCTATAGTAAAACCATATCTAGTTCCAATGTTATAAATTTTCTCTACTTCAGTACCTAAATATTCTATTTTTGTAAAACTAGCTCTATCTCTGGTATCGCTTAATCCTAAGGCTCCATTATCATTAAAACCTGCTCCATAGATATAACCATCTGATTTCTTAATAAATAGTCTATTATAATCAGGTTCATAGTTCCAGTTAGTAGGATCGTCGAAAACATCTACTACATTTGTCGCTACTAATGTAGGAAATCTGATTACATTAGAATGCCCTGCACCGCATTGTCCTCTGGTATTTTTACCCCATGCATATAAGTTTCCATTCTCTAGTAATACATAGCTATTAGTATAATTATGGTATCCTATCTTTTTGATAGGTACATCTCTTTCAGGTATTAGTAATTGTTGTAGTGCTTTTACGCTGATGTCAGCTACTTGATTAGCTGCTCCTCTACCAGAAGTAGGATTCAAAAATCCTGAATTACCGCCAGCTGCTACATATGCCTTACCATTTACTTTAAAGGTAATACCGTGTATACCGCCTTTTACGTCTTCTATAATATGTTCAGTACCTGTAATTAACCTCTGTAACTCTTTCGGATCAATGTTTTGTAATGCCTCTATTACAGGATTACCGTCTATTATTTCTTCCTTGGTAAAAACGTTGTCTCCGTTTAATCTATGTAACCTTAATTCTCCAGATTCAAATATTCCTAAATAATAGAATCTAGGATCGAGCTCTACTTGATCTACCACATTTATTAGTTCACCATTTAGTAAGATCCTGTAGTCTTTTTTATTTGTCTTAGGTTTTAGTAAAATATAACTACCATCTTCTTTACTTACCTCTGACAATGTTCTTAGTTCGATTATTGTAGTATCGTCGCTAGTATCGAGTATGGCTTTACCTAATGCTATTTCGGTGCTGTCTATAAATCTATCGCCAAACTTTAAAGATTTTTTGTCATCTACAAAGATAGTATTGTTATTAATTCCTAAACTCATATTTACTCCTTTTAGATTATTTTAAGATATGCATTATCTGCTACAAATAGACTATCAAACCTAATGGGACCTACTAAGGTTCTATTATATCCCTCTTCTACTCTAATGGTAGAAAGGTATGCAGGATTAACTACACCAGCGTTGTTTTCATCTATAGCCATTCCTCCCTCTATCCTTATACCATTTTTGAAAATTACAGTATCCTCAAATGTTTTAATACCTCTAATATCATCGTCTTTATCTATTGTAACAAATTCTTCTCTTCTAATAGAAAAATCGAAGTCGGTAGGGACTATCTGACCTAATATATAAGGTAGGTCTAACCAGTGGGTAATACCGTCTCCTAACTTAAACCTAATTTGCTCATCGTCCAACTCAATACCTAACTGATTATTACCTAATACAGGATTAGTAGTTTCCCAAACTTCTCTGGTGTATTTCATTACTTCTAAAGTTAAGGGACTAGGAGATATGATGTATATCTTATTATCACTATTTTCTACGTCTATAGGTACCGTATTATCCGTCACAGGTTCTAAGTTTCCTGTTTTTAAGTCATTTTCTAAGTTAGTAGAAACGAAATTTCTTACTACTATATAAAGATCATCTTTTTCGGAATCAGTAATTATAGTGTCTTTTCTATATGGTGTATTTGGTGCATATACCGGTATACTACTAGTACTACCGGAGTATATGATTTGTGCCATGTCTACTCCTTACTATCACTTGTTCAAAAGAACTTATAGATTAATAGGAGACTATTGTCTCCTATTAATCAGATTCTTTAAATAGATTACCGTAAGCGCTTAATACACTAATGTTAGGTTTGTCAATCAGGAAACCTCTCTGTAGTTTTCTAAATCCGTTAACGGACACTACATCGTTAAATTTTACGACTTTTGTAACTGTATTTACATCATAATCTGTTAATTCAATATTGTTAGAATCTACTACTTTTATTTTCTTACTAAGTCTTAAAGACTCTGGAACCTGTGAAAGATCATAAGTTAATCTAATTTTCTTGTATTCTTCTTTAAATAGCTTTTGAATCTCTGAAGGAGATAACGATCTGTTAAAGATTCTTAGCTGGTCTATAGATCCGTTCAAATATGAACTTAATGTATCTCCGTAACGATGAACACCTAATAGTCCAGTCATGCCATCGTTAAATATTAAGTCACCTGTATAAGCAACTGTGTATGATTTAACACCATTAATCCACAAAGTAATTGTTTTAGCAGTTACATCATGAGTAATTGTTAGCAACTTAGGACTGTTAAAGATGTCTTTAGGAAAATAATATATCTTTTGCTCATTATCTTCCGTTCCTTTTACGGTAAATTCAAAATATATACTATCGCTACTTCCTACGAGTACGCCTCCCTTGCAATCAGCGCTGCTTCCATCAGTGTCTAAATTTCTGATATTTAAAAACGTACCAGATCCATCAGATTGGAACCATCCAGAAACGGTGTATGACTTTTGTGTAAACACGTCGTCCAGATTACCTATGTTGATATAAGTATTTCCATCGAAATAGGCAGCATCGTCGTACTTACCAAGAGTGTAAAGTTCATTTCCGTTCCAAGTAGGATTATAATTGCCTAACTTGTCCTCTATGTTACCATCCATAGGCATGAATAATACAGCAGAATTATCTCCAAATGGATCAGGGTTATTTACTGTGCTGTCTAGTACTAACTCACCATTACCAATGCTAGTACCGGCATCTGTAATAATGTTAAAATCTTTATTTGCTATATCCACGATTTCTGGTTCTAAGATTTCTGCTTCGCTATCTGTCTTTGTTAAAATGTTTTTAGGCCTATGCATAGGTAGTAAAACCCCTAGTCCTTCTACTGCAATCTCGCTAGGTACTATTATTCTTTTAATTTGTTCCTTGTAGAGACTGTATACCTCGTCACTATTTAATACTCTACCAGTAATTCTAATTTGATCAATTTTATCTCCTGCAGATAAGAAATTATTATAGACCGTACTACCGTTATTATCATCAATATCAGCGCCGAATACAATTGGTGTATTTATTATACTTCCAGGAATTTCAAAGAGATCCTCTGCTACTAGTTTTCCGTTAATACAAATGTTTCCATTGTTGGTAACTACAATGTGATGCCATTTACCAGTAGTGAAATAATCATCCAGACTGGTTATAAATTTAGGATTTTCAGTACCAGCAACTACTGCGTATGTTGTTCCTACATTCCCGTTATGTGTACTCACTGCTACATTCTTCCATAATTGGAGTGTGTTTGAATTATCTTTACTAATAGTGAATATGGTTGTGTTATCGTTATTATCAGTAGTATTTTCTAGAGGATCGGTAGCTGGATAATACCAAAAACTTAATGAGAATTCATCTGGTAATGTATCAATATTTGTCTTTAGATAGCTGCTTCCATCGTATAGCAGTGCCTTGCCTCCGAATACTCCGTCGTCATATTGCTCAGTACCTATTACTTCTGCTGTATGATTTCCTGTAAGATCTTCTGTAGTAGACTTATCAAATGTAAATACTGCTACAACTTCACTATCTTCATTTTCAAATACATTAGCTTTACTAAGTGTACCTTCTAGGGTAATATCATCTTTAGTTAGTACCTTAGAACCTTTAGTAGTTAATAATATGTCTTCCTCGTCAACATTTGTAATAGGCAGGGCATTACTCTTAATAACGTTATCAGAACCTAACTTCATTTCTACTGGTACAGTCTCAAACGTACTAAATACTTCTTCATCAGTATGGAATGCAAGTTTATCATTGCCTTTAAACGTTATTAATTTTGGTTCTTCTTCTAAGTTTAGATTTGAAATATCGTACACGTTACACTTCAATGCTTCATTGTACACTATAGAAGCTTCATTATCGTTTAGCACTTTCTTAAACAATCTTACTTGGTCTATGTAGCCCGTTACTGATATATTATATTTCGCGTCATATCTAGTTAAGATACCTAATTCAATAAGGTAATTGGATTCTTCGTTGCCTCCACTATACAACCAGTCTTTGTTACTAGCACTTACAGTGTCCCCGAATACTAATTCGCCATTTATATAAATATTTAGATACCCAGTTGATTTATTGTATCCTGAAGTAACATGGTACCACTTATCAGGATCAATCTTAAACCCGGTTTTTGTCCATGTCCAGTTATCTTCACCTGCTGCGTATACTAGTTCACCATCACTGTCGATACCTAATTCATAAAGACGATAACCAGCATTAAGCAATGTGATATCGTATGTAGTGTCTCCGACTGTTGGATAATCGCCATTCCAGTTAAACCAGAAACTCACTGTTAATTCATCATCGAGATAATCTGCTAACTTAGTAGATACACCGAATCTATGGTCTGGGTTAACTTTCAAGGCGTACCCGTATTTACCATTAGTAAACAGCGGGGTCACGTCGGCAGGATCTGGCGTGTCAGTATTATTATACGTGTTACCATCGGTTACTCTACCTGGGATATACTTAAATTCATTATCTATGTTACCTTCGAATCTAAATAGTCCTATAGCCGAACGATCGCCTAATATATCTAGATACGTGACTCCTGCGCCATTTATAGTATTATAATCAATAAACGAAGCCTCTGTTTCCTCCATAGTATTGTCGTTTTTTATTAATAGCAAGTTTTTATTTTTACTTAACTTCATCATTATTTCGTCTATAACGCTTTCATCAGTCACCGGCCTACATATATCACGAACTGCATTATAAGGCAAAACTACCTTGTCTTTTCCATATGGAAATAGTCTAAAACCTTTAGTAGTTAAGCTATTATCTTTAACACTAGTCCAGTTCTTATCTGTCGCGTCTTGCTCTACATATGTTTCCGCGTAAAACGCCTCTTTTGTTTTATCATAGATCCTGTTTTCAGGTGTAAATAAAATATTCATGTTCTCTCCTTTTATCTCATTCCGTCTGTATTATCAGAGGTAGTTAAATATTCAAAGTTTACTGAATTATCTCCATCCATATACACAATAGGATCATCGTTATTTATTATCTGGTCACTTACTTCAGGAACTAATTCAGCCTTTAAGTAAAATATCACAGGATCACTAATTAAGTAACCCGGCTTAGCTGCTGCTAATTTAATTTCTATTGTAGTAGATTCTGATATATTCTCCAAATTGATTAGTAGTTTATTATTATTTAAGACAGCTTCACCTGCACTAGTAAAGACATAATATATAGATTTAGGATCATAATTTAGAATATTATATTCCGCTACTGTTCCAACGTAGACTTTACTAGGTCCACTGACCTTAGGTGTTTCAGTTATATACTTATCTAAGTTTATTTGTGCTGCTACTTCTGGTAATGTATCTAGCCAACCGCTTCCATCAAAAAACTTGAGTTTTTTATCGTTAATGTCTAAGTAATAATCTCCTGGTTGTAATGGAGCTCCATCTGGTCTACTCGAAGGTGTTCCTTCATATGCTCCAATATATCTTTTACCAAATACATTAATCAGTTTACTAATATTAGGTATCTTCTTTTCAATAACATTGCCTAATTGGTCTCTTACCACCCACATGATATCTTTATCATTTACTGGGTCTAGGAGATCATTCAGTACTTTGCTGATGTTTATCACATTCTCGGATATCGTTCTCCATGGTAATGCCATTTTATTCTCCTTAAATTGTTTTAGCTGTACTGTATATAATAGTAGCTACAGTGTTAGTTAATAATTCATTAGCCACATCATGTACCTCTTCTAAACTATCATTTAGCTCTAATACGTAATTTTCAGATAGTACTGGTTCTAACTCATTGGCAGTAGTTTTATCAGCTACGTATGGTAAACTATTTAATCTAAACTGTACAGGATTACCATCTGCATCTTCGAAATTAAGTGTAACCATTACATTATATTCTACACCTACTCTGAAAAGTGATTTATCGACGTATAGTACAGTTAAGTTGTCTGTATCGTTAGGTCTATCTATTACAGGATTATTATTTTCATCTTCTACATACCAACTAGTAGAAGTATGAGTGTATCCGTCTTTTACATCCAGGTTTAATATTTTATATTTGAATTTTCCTTCAGGAATACCTGGATCAGTAGTGTTAACCTCTATATAAGGTATGCCATTTACTGGTATTAACATATTATCTCCTTTATTAGAATTCAAGTTAAGACGACAGGAGCACTAGCTCTCTGCCGTCTTTATAACTAATGTTTTATTATCAAAATCTATACTAGCGTTAATGGCTTTTTCTAAATCAGTCAATGCATTAATCTGTTCTTCAATAGTCCATTTAGTTTTATATACTTCCTGACCTGCTAAAATGATTTCTTTTTTAATAGCTTTTAAATCAGCTTTAGTTACAGTAACGAATGTGTTATCGGCTAATCTGAATTCCACTGTATCGGTATCATCTTCTAAAATAGATAAGAGTCCGTCAATATTTGTAAGGGCTTTATAACCCGCATCTATATCTTTATCTATAGTAGTAGAATGAATTGTCGATTTTTGTAATCTATTCTCTGTAATAGTTTTAAGTTTATTTAATAATTTGTTTTTAAAGTACTCTAATCTTTCTTCGTTTGTAAAGGCAGGTTCAGGTATATTACCTGCCTCGATCCATTTTTGAATTAGTCTGTAAATCTCATTGTTAGTGTCCAGCGGTACAAACATGCTGTTGTACATATAACCAGTCAAGTCTCCTGTTTCTATGTTCCTGATTTCTTTAATCCTACCAATCATTCTTTATCCTTCTAAAAATGTGTTGTTACTGTATTCACATCTGTCTCATTATAGATTTCCGAGTCGATATAAACAATAGTGTAACCCATAGCATCATTTGTTGCAAAGTTGCCTTCAGAATCTCTAGGGATATACGCTTTATTACCTATCAAGACGCATTGACGTGTATCTATGAAGTTAATCTCATTCATAGAGACTACATATACATCAACATCCGCAAAAGCTTGCGTGTCATTAGTCCAATACGCCATTTTTCCTCTAGCGCCTGTTTCAGGAGATTTAAAGCCTATTATTGGATGATTTCTTTTTACCTGTTTGAAATAAACTATACCGAATGTATCGTCATCAAAATCAGCTTTTAATACCGCTGTGGATATTTTCTCGAAATATCTCATGCATCTATTTAGTTCTACATCAAAAGGTATGGCTTCTGGTGCAGATGCTTCAGTACCTGGTTCTAACTGAACATATTTAAAACTAACCTTTAACCCACTGCTAGGCGTTAAGGCGCTATCGCACCATTTATCAGTATTATCCCAGTTTTCTGCTTTGCCGCCTATGAATTTGCTTCTTGCCTCAGAAATAATGAAGTTTACTCTTCCTCCTTCGTCTATAGCCGATACTCCATCCTCATACTGTTTATCAACGCGCGGTATCTTTAATACTATCTTATTATCTGTATTTGCTTTTAGATAAAATTCCTTATAGTATATGTATTCGCCGTCTACTTCCGTGCCTTTAGTAGTTAAACTTACGAAGACAGAAATCTTTATATCTCTATTTGGATTAATTAATGCTGATAGAACAGAATCCTCTGTACTATACGGTAAAAACCATCTTTCTATTCTTTGCATTAAATTTATGTAATCAGTATCGGCAGTGTAGTCATCGTTTAACGTAATTGTTAGACCTGACTCATTAGTCACTAGTGCTGCTTTATCCGATCCATTTTTGCTATCGTATACTATCCATCTATCAGCGGTTACTACTTTATTTTGCTGGAATTGCAGTCCTCTCTGCCAAACATTAAATCTACCGTTTATTATTCTATTCTTAAATCCCGTAAAAGACGGGATTAAGTTAGGGACTTGAGAGTTTTGAAGTGCTTTGCTCATTATCTTCTCCTTACTTTATCTTCTCTAATATATTAATTAAATCACTAACAGATTCAGCATTATTAACTTCTGATATTAATAACTCTGAATTATTCAAAGCTTCTAAAACTAATTCAGTGGTATTTAAAGCTAGATTGCTGTCAGAATAACCATTTTCGCTCATAGTCAATAAGTTAGTAAATATATTTTTCTCTGTCTCTGTTAGGATGTTTAAGTCAGGATTCAAATCGTTTATCAATTTAGCCAACAGGGAAATCAATTTACTATTTACAGCACTTAATTTAGTGTTCCCGCCTATATTGTTTTTTATGTAATCACCTGTTCTCCAGTTTATAGTATTTAATACTAAGATTTTGGCTCTATCTAGATCTTCTCCTAGTAGTTTTAAAGCTCGATCCTCAGTTATATTATTATAAATCGCGTTTTTATCTACCCATAAATATCTAATCATCATGCGTCCTTTTACCAGTCTAATTTAGCATCATTACTATTATCTATATCTATTAGAGCATTCTGATATGCTCCGTTAGAGTCTGTCTTCACACCATAAACTTTGTATATAGTATCAGTATCAAAACCATTGCTATATCCTGATAGTCTGGCAGTAGAAAAATTGATATCAACTAAGGCTAACGTGTCTATTGCCTTAATACCGCAATTGTTAAACACTACGTCGCCAGACGAATCATCTCTTATAGAAACTACGCAATGTGATCCTGATTCTATTCTACAGTTTTGAAACATGACTCCGGTTGCACCAAAAACATCTATAAGAGAGAAATGATTACTCTTACTATAATTAGTGTCGCCTTGCTCTCCGTAAAGAAATACATTGTAAAAATATGTAAATATATTGTTAGCACCAGGTGATAACGAGTACGCTAAACGGTGACCATCTGCTACCTTTGAAGCAATCTCTATCCTAGGCTGTTCACTCGCCGATAAAGCCGTGTCAGATAGAGCGGTTATGTGTAAAATAGGCGTCCTTATGATAGGATTCCAATCACCTTCTGTAGCTGTATCGACCCTGTATGTCTTACCAGGAAGAAGATATATTACGCCATGCACGCAATGACTGTCGTTAAGAAAGTCTAGAGCATGAGGTATTGTATCTATTGGTCTATTTTCAGTACCGTCGCCGTCAGGACTACCGTTGTCCGGATCCACTATCACTGTTTTGAATCTAGTATCAACTGTTTGAGTTGTTAAAATATCAGAAAATTTTCTATACATACATCACTCCTTATTGACTAATTAGCCATTTATCTATATCTGCAAAATAAACTAATTCAAATTTACCGTATTTGATATCCAAAACAATACCATCACTGTCATTTATTTGTTTACCATTGCCCTCTAGATGCACATTATTTACATCAAAATTCCCTGCATAATCATGGACACACAATCTTGCTCCGTCAGCAGGATTTGATGGTAGTTTTAAGTTAACTTCACCATCAGTAGTATCTACTAGTAAATACATACCGTTCTCTAGTACAATACTATTAGCATTGTCTGGATTTACTGTAGTTGTTTTATTAACTACCAATCTATCTATTGTATCTTTGTCATATGTGTCAGCTACACTAAAGCTACCTAGAGCCATTACATAGATTTCATCATTTTCAGCAGGAGCTTCTTTAAACTTAATAGTAGTGAAATCATCTGCAGTAACATCGTTAGTTACATTTACCCCGTTTAAGTAAACTTGAATATTTCCTACATTATAGCCTCCATCTACAGTAAAGACAGTAGTTTGTCCATCCCCTACAAACGTTTGAGACTTACTAATAGCATCTACATATCCTACAGCAATTTCCCAACCGTTACTAGTATACACATACATCTTATTATCTGTAGTATTGAAATACAGGTCTCCTAATTGTAGAGCGGTACCATCTGGCTTAGTAACTGGATCTTTGTCATATGCTCCTAAATACTTTTTACCATATATTTCAAATAACTTAGCTACATTGGGTACGTTAACTTCTATAATATTACCTTCCTCATCCTTTACTACCCAAGAGACATCTTTAGGTGTCTCCATATCCAATAGGTCATTGAGGACCTCAGAAACATTTATCACGTTTTCAGTTATTACTTCCCATGGAAGAATAGGTGCTGCCATAAATTCTCCTTATAAATTATTATCTATTAATTGTTTTCAGTATCATCATTCTCTTCAGTATCATAGCAAAGGCTACTACCAATCGTACATGCAACTAATTTACTTAAAGTCTCGTTTAGTTGTTCTTCTAAGTATCTTACTCTGTCTAATAATTCAGCATTTTGTTGTAATAAAGTATCATCAGTTGTACCGCTAACAACTGAAGATGGTGAAAGTTTAGGATCCGTAATTATTAACAATTTACCATAGTTACTTACAGAGTTAGTATCAGATATATGTCTTACTTTTAAGTAATAAGCTTTACCAGGTTTTAATATATCTGCTGGTAATCTGATTCCGGTAAGATTATGTTTATCTCTTAATCTTTCCCAAATAACGGTACCTTCACTGTCTTCAATAATCCAATCAGTAGCTAAATGATTACCTACACCCATGAAAAGTGTAAAGTCGCTAGTCTTAATCTTGAACCCGCCTAATGGTGTGTTTACATTACTAATATCGTCTAACCATACTTTAGGCGTGATAATTATTGTGTTATTAAAACTAAATCCATCACCGTTTTTAGTAACCACTGAAGGTCTGCTCCAATCTGTTTCTCGACCATCGCTAAAATGTAATTTATGTCTTACATAGTAGACATCATCCTTAGTAAGAGGTAAATCTACTCTAAGACTGAGTAGATTCTCTTTATCCTCTTGATCATCTATTAATAATTCGCTAAAATCCGGCTTTTCAGATATCTGCCAGCTAGTAGCAGTATGTTCTAAGTTATTTTGGGTAATTACCGGTGTAATATATATCGTAAATCCTGCCATTTCTTATTCCTTATTGTAAATTCCTAAAATCATTCATAGAAACTTTTACCCCGGGCTAATAGATGAAATAAACAATAAAGGAGAAATAATGAAGCCAGTGATATTTACCGATATATTTGAACAAAACAGATTATTAATAAGTCTACCTAACACTACAGTAATTTATGTAAGAGATTGGACTAATGTAAAGATGATAAGTAGTCTTGATGACAATGATAATGGTATTAGAAGATTAGGTTATTTTGGAGCTAAGTTTAATCCTAAGACTATTGAGGAGATAATATTGTTTAAAGAAATATCAGGATCTTATTTAGATATTCTTCCTGATTACGTGGAAATGTTAAGGAGACTGAAGAAACATTTTAATATTCCAAAAACGTATGTAGCGCATGACATACATCATTACCTTAACTCGATGGATGAGAAAAAGAAATACATTATTAAAATAAAAAACCAAGCTAGGGGTGTAGGAAAGCACTTTGTAACTAAAGATGAATTTAGACAAATGCTATTTGAAACAGCATATATGGATAGCGAACAACATAGAGATCATGAGGCATTTATAAAAAAGTATAAAGTGGATACAGGTCTGACTAGATCAGAAACAGAAAAAAGAGTATTATATAAAGCTATAAAAGCATTAAGCGGAGAATGTCTAGTAATGCAAGAAGAAACGATGTTTACTCATGAGTTTAGAATTTTAATGTTCAAAAACGTAATGAAAAATAATAAGCCCTTACTAATAGTGGAAAAAAGAAAAGGATATAGACCCGGTTCTGAAGAAGAAAGAAAACACGAAGTAATAGATTTTGATAGATTTATACTAGAGGAATTTAAGTCAGAAACATTATTAACAGACATATATGAAAAGTTAATAGAATTTAACAAAGATATGCCTCATTGTGCTGTATCACTGGATTTATGGATAAACGGAGACGAAATAACGAAAGATCACATTTATAACCCTAAGTGCTGGGGAATGTTTGAATACTCAAATGAGTTTGGCATAGATTATCCTAGTAACATCTTATCTCAAATTACTGACCTATATAGCCTAGGTATGCTCAATTACTTAAACCTAGGTGACTGTGAAGACAGAAAATTATTAGAAGGAAAAATATATGGCTGAGTTAAACTTACCTATAGAAGAAGGAGATATTGTAGAACCTCGCTTCATAACACACCTCTCTAAGAAAGAAGTAGGTGAAGACGTGCATATCGTAAGAGAACTTATTACTAAAAAAGACGGAAGAAAGATAGACAACATTAGGATAATTAAAAACTATAGGAGACCATTTTGGGTAACTAAACCAATATACAGAGACCATGATGAAAAGAAAGAATCCGAAGAATTAGCTAAAGTGGATATGTTTCTATCTACTGAGTCTGATTTAGCTAAAAACATAGCTCCTAGATTAGGAGATAGATATCAGGGAATTACTGACTTAGGTAGACTGAAAGATTCTCCTTATCTATATGGTATAGACGTAGACAGCAGGACATTTCTTAAATACAGTTATATAAAGAAATATGGAGGACATGTTACTCCGTACAGAGTGGGTACATTCGATATTGAGGTAAATGTAAAAACTAATGAAATTATTGTAGCTACTTTCGCTACACCGAAAAAAGTATCTACTTATCTATTAAAAAGTTTTATTAAAGGGATTCCTAATCCTGTAGAGAGGATAAAAGATACATATGACAAACATATTCCAGAACACAGTCTAGGTAATCCTGAATTAGATATAAGAATTTTCGATAACGAAGTAGACTTACTCAAAGCCATCTTTAAAACAGCAAACGAAGCTGATGTAGATTTTATGGCTATTTGGAACCTAGATTACGATATCCCTACTATTGTAGAGAGGTTAGAACATTTTGGAGTAAAACCAGAAGATGTATTCCATTATGAAAAGATTCCTGAGAAATATAAATTCTTTAAATATAAACAAGGTAAGAAACAGAAAGTAACAGAATCCGGTAAAGTCATTCCTATTAACCCAGAAGAACAATGGCATACCGTTAAGACTACATCCAATTTCTACATAATAGATGCTATGTCAGCTCATAGATATGTGAGGGTAGGAGGCAAGAATGTACCAGGAGGATACAGTTTAGACAATATTCTAAAATACGAAGGAGTAGCTAAGAAACTAAAATTCGATACAGACGAAGGCGTGAAAGGTATCGAGTGGCATATACACATGGTAGAAAATAAACCCATAGAGTATGTAGTCTACAACATCTGGGACGCTATGTCTATGCTAGAGTTAGATAAGAAAACAAAAGATTTGGAACTAGCTGTGCCTATCTTATGCGATATCAGTCATTTTGATGTATTTAACTCAGGTCCTAAAAAGTTAGTAGATGGATTAGAATTCTTTTATTTAACTAGAAAACGTGATAAAAGAGTGCTAGGTGTAAGACCTAACAAAGTGGACAGTGATAAATTACTAGGTCTAGGAGACTGGATAGTCACAATGCCTGGTTATAGAATTAGAGAGAACGGGTTGAAAGTATTAGAAGAAGCAGAACATATACATACAAATATACGTAGTTTCGTATACGATAGTGATGCTGTATCTTCATATCCGTCAGCGACTAAAGCTGCTAATGTATCCAAGGATACTACACACAGAGAAATAATAGCAATAGAAGGTATTGAAATACCTGAACTAAAGAAACAGAATATCAATATGTTATATGGAAAAACAAATGCAGTAGAATGGTGTAGCACGATGTTAAACTTCCCTAGCCTATACGAATTAGAAGTAGCAGTATAAAGCCACATACCACCATACAGGGCTATCTTGCCCTGTATGGTTTTGGTATCATGTTGGCGTCTATAATTTCACTTAGGTCATCGAAGACACTAATCAGTTCCTCTTTAATATTATTGTCAATAATAGATGGGTCTAATGTATCCAGTCTTAATGATAAATCACTAAGATACGTCCAAATAGACTCATCTATTATCACAGTATGCGTGTTATTCTTTATCTTAGTATATCTAAGTTTGATGTTTAATAACAATTCAGTTAGTTCTTGTTGTATGGTTTCAGTAATCTTACCAGGATCAAGGAATTCGTAATCAAAGTCCAAGTATTCCATCACATTCTCCTCTTTTACCGTGCTACACGTGTATTAATCACATAATAATAAAAATATACGGTAATAGCTCGTTTAAACGAGCTATTACTTCAGTAATTTTACCAGGCTATAGTAATCTTCATCTTTAGCTAAATTATAAACAGACACACCTACATCTTTTAATTTCTTAGGGAACCAGTACCAGAAAGCCGTATCCTTAGATTTACTAAAATCTATTTTCTTACCGTCGTAGTACGGGTCATAAACGATTGCCATCTCTAAAGCATCATCGTTCTTAGGTCCTAGTAATACAGTCATCAATGCGCTGTTAATGAACTTAACGGCTGTAGGTAGTTTGTCAAACTTAGGATAATAATAAGATGCTGTTTTGATATTATCATCGGTAGGAAACAGCTTCTTATACTTACCGGATTTACAAAACTTATCCCAAGGCTTGACTACCTCCACTTTATCCTCATCTATTGCTTTAGGCAGTATATCTAAAATAGGATTTACGGTATTACATAAGAACCTTACTCTGTAATTAGCCATATCTAACAATTTTAGAATATTCCAAAACTTTTTCTTTTCCTCATCAGTAATTTCAAAGTTTTTATCAGGAAACACGATTGTGACAACTTTTCCTACTTTTAATTTATCAAGATCTAGAGGTTCAGCAGGTACTGGTTCTTTTTTGAACAAATCAATTTCGTTTAATCTCTTCTTCTTTTTCCAGTTGTTATTATCTTTAGATCTCCAGCTGTTTTTGCTAGGTGTATTATCCGACTTCTTTTCAAAAGTAGTCTCTGTGTAATCTTTCTCAAATGTTCCTTCTTTTTCTTCCTCGAAAGAAAAATCAAAATCATCCATTTTCACTCCTTAAATTTTATCTCATAGTAGGGTAAATAGTAAATTAAGATCAGCTAGAATCACTAGCTGATCTCATCATAGATATCGAACTCTGTTAGTTCTACAGAACCCGACTTATGCATCTTCTTAAGGGATTCATTTAGAATAGCCCCGGATGTCTCAGTTACTAATAACGCAATAGCATTCTCTTTACCTTTTAATTTAGAAGAAGTACAGTAAACGCAATAATGATGTTCTAAGTTGCAATACATAGGTGTTCTCAATTTTATTGTTTTACCTATCAGGTTCTTTACATTTTCCTCAGTTATTTCTACTGTTTTTCCATTATTGTCGAAGTAATATCTATATAAGTAGTTCTTATAATTGTCTTCAGTTATGAGTGTAGGGATATAAAATTTAGTTCCACAATCTTTATCTAATATTTTTATATCGTTAGTAGCTCTTAAGGATACCTTTGCAGCTACTCCTCCTTTTTGTGTCTCAGCTCCCCTACTGTACGATGCTAATCTACTATCGTTAAACAATAACGCTAGTTTCTCTGGATCTTTAGGATATCCTTCGTATAGAGATGTTTCTAACAGTTTAGCTTTATTACTAGGCGTAAACTCCATAGCTGTACCATACATTATAAACATTTTCTTTCTAGCACCTACTACTTTACCAGAGATAAGTTTACCATACGCAGGATCTCCCTCTAACCACTCCCTGTCGTATTCTAATAATTTCTTTTCAAGCTCTGCTACCACTTTCTTATCTTCTAGAGCATGTGGTCCATACTTCTTCTTTAGCTCTTCGATTAACTGCTTTTTATACTCTTCAATTCCTTCGGGAGGCAGAGACGATTTCTCGGTAATTGACACCGAAAATACTCTATTAAAATTCATTATGTATAATCCTGTATCCATATACTTTTTATACTCGGATACCGTAATCTTCTTATCTGCTTCAGGATCATCGTCGTTTACTAAGTTTTTCTCTATAATAGATTCGATGTCTGAGAACTTCATCTCTTTATTCATATACGGTATCTTATTTCCAAAGCATTCCGCTAGAAGTAGATAATTCATTATTAGTCTACCTATAGTGGTTTCAATATCTTCAGTAAGATTAGTTATCAAGCCTTTAGGAGCCTTAATTTTTTGCTTAGGAGTTAGGAAAGGTTTATTACTCTCTATGGGTATCTCAACCTCTTTATCGTTTACCTTTAAAAATAATTTGCCTTTTTCTTTTCTAATATAATTGTCCTCATGCCCGTCTACTACAATTGTAAACATATCTGTAATCCAGGTAAGGTCGTTAGGCAGACCATTATCAAATGCATATTTTAAATAATCAATTAGTTTCATCTTCTTCTCCGTAAACTATTTTTTCCAATCTGTCGAATAATTTCCTAAACTCTTCATTTTCTAAAATATCTGATCTAATCTTGTTGTTAATATCTTGTAACAATTGTTTAAGTTTATAAAATTCCAGACCAGAGATTATAGAAGATACTTGTTCTGGTAAATCTTCATAATCTTTGTTAATAATAGCTAATATGTAAAGGTCTACTAAAACGTCCTTTATAAGACTAATGATAGGGTTATCATTTGTAACACTATCTTCGTTTTCTAACTCAGATATCAAATATTTGAATTTCTTTAATAAACCGCTTCTTAAGCTGTCATAGTTGTTCTTCATACCTACAATATAGTAAGGATCATTTATTATAAGTTCTAGAGTCTCTGGTAAAGTTTTTAAACCTAGTTTAATAAACCTATCCACTATCTTGCTTACTACGTCTGATGTCTTAGATGCTTCTGTAATACCGTCCATCGTAATATCAGATTTTGTAAGTATGGCTGTTACAGCATTTCTTATTTTCTCGATAAGTGCGTCCGGTACATCTTCTACATACTCCATGAGGTCAGTAGTATTAATATTAGGGTTAAAATAAAATAGTATCAAGTATAACTTATCCAGGTTACTGTTATCGATACAATCATTCAGAATACCTTCTATATATAAAGCATCACCTATGTCCATGTTTAATAAACCATCAGAAGCTATTAGTATATCTACTATAAATCTTACTGGTATCATTGGTAACTTTTCGTTATCCAATATAATACCCCTTCTCTTTAATAATTGTAATGCATATTTCTTAGCTATATTAATCACAGCATCATGTCTCTGAATAGGATCGATGTTTACCTCATCCACGTCTGTCCAGTTTTCTAATTCTTCTATATAATCTTTAACGCCGTTAACGTCTAATTGCGTATAGATATAACTTATAGACTGTGCTAAATCGTCACTACCATATTTCTTAACAAGCTTATATATCTCATTGTCTAAAGGTATAAATTCCATAACATCTCCTTAATATTTTTTATCATCCGTGTGTATCATATGATGTAGGGCCTACTAGGCTTTCTATAATAAAACTAAAAACAAGATTAAGGAGCACACATGAGTAAAAAGAAAAAAATAAAAGTAGAAGATAATGAGAGATTAAAATGGGAAGATCTAGCAGATACTAGCCTAGCACTTAGACAGTCGTTAGGAGAAATCAACGCCAGTATTATGAAGTTATCAGAAAACCTAAAAGACGTGATTGACAGTAATCCTGATGTACAGCAAGTTTACAATGGAGTAGTTAAATCTCTAGAAGATTTAGTTAATAAATGGGTCGAATTAAAAAAACTACACTCTACTGAAAAAGATGGGAAATACTATTACTGGATGGGTGAGTTAGATATAAATAACGATAAAATGGTAGACCACTACATGAACTTATCATTAGCCTATGGAGGACTGACTAATGAGGTAGTTACACTAGCTAACACATCAATAGCAGCCCTAGCAGCTGAGATAGAAAAACATATGGATACAGGAGAAAAAGATGGAGAATGATAAAAAGTTTTACGAGAATATTAAGGAGCTAGATCTAGAGAAAATTAGGAAGAAAGAAATAAAAATCATTCTTCCTGTTTCTAAATATTCAGACCTAGATAAATTCGTAAAAGAGTTATTAGAGAATGAAAACATTTTAGAAGACTTAAGTACTGACGATAAAGTAACAGTAGAATTGGTATTAGAGTCTATGGATAAAACAAATCCTGATGATATAGGAGCAAGAGATAGCATAGAAGATCTTAATGTCGAACCTGTCGTTAATGATAAAAAACTAGTCTTAAAAAATGTATCTACTAAACAAACGAGCAATAGTACTCTAGCTAAGCTTAAACTAGCAGAAGCATTAGGTATAGGAATGTTATCTCATGTACCGCTATGGCATAGCGGCTTCTGGGTAACATTAAAACCTCTTACTAAACAAGAGAAAATAAACTTGATGTTAAAACTGTCTGAAGAATTTGGTAGAATAGGTAGACAAACCAACGGACTAGTCTTTAGTAATCACTCAGTTGTTTTTAACAAGATAATTATAAATAAAGTAAAAGAACAAATCATTGACACTAGTCTATCCTTACCAGAGGGTGAAGATATCATGGATTATGTCAAACTACAAGATCTTTATCCTCTAATCTTAGGTTTACTTAAAACAATGTATCCTAAAGGGGTGAATTATATCCTACAGTGTAAAAATAGTGCAGTGTTAGAAAACGACGTTCCTAAGTGCACATACAAAGCTGAGATAAATTTAGATCTAAGTAAGACCCTATGGGTGGATATGAATAAACTATCTACCGAGCATAAATCTCAAATGACTAAAAGAGCTAGTAAATCAGTCTCGATTGATGAGGTTAAGAAATATCAAGAAACATTAGATGGTAATGGAGAACTACCTATTAATATTAACTTAGAAGATACATCTGTAAGTATTGTTGTAGAAACTCCTAGTGTAAACAAATACTTAATGCATGGAGAATATTTTATTACCCTGCTACATGAAAAGGTTAATGAAATAATCAGGAGTAGTAAAGCATTTGAAGACGAGAAGGAAGCAGAGATTCTTATTCTAAATACGATGTACCTATCTACATACATTCACTATGTGAAACGAATAGTAGTAAACGGAAAAATTATGGATGACGTAGGAGATCTACATAAGTCCCTAGAAATGTTATCTAACCAGCCTAAGATTAGAAAGAATATCAAATCTAAGATTACTGATTACATAGACAATAGTTTAGTAAGTATTGTAGGGATACCTGACTTTATGTGTCCTATTTGTGGATCTACACAAAAATCAGAAGAAGACAAGAGTAATTTCAAATCCTTTATACCATTAAACATGTTAGACTATTTTTTTACCCATCTCGGGTACCAATATCAGATGTTATTGAAGGAATTGACAGAGAGCTAGTCGATTACATCCTAGAGAAGTACGAATCGGACTATCACGTAACAGATAAATACATAGATCTGATTCGTCTTCCGTTGGTATCCGAGAAAGACAAAATAGGTCTAATAAATTTAGTATTACAGACAGTAAAAAAATTTAGTCCTAAGACTATACTCAACTTTCCTGAATCCGATGTAATTAAGAATATCGCCTATGACAATATGATGAAATTACCGCAGCATATAGATAAACCTAGCTTAGCGACTGTAGAGTATAAAAAAGAAGAAGATCCGTTTCTAACTACGGATTATAATCAAACTGTATTAGAATACTTAGAGTTAGAAATCTATAAAAATACAGGATTGAGTCTAAATGAGTATATGAGACTAACGGAATACGAAATAGGCGTATTGAAGGACATGTTAGCTGTTAGAAACAGTAAGTTAAAACTTGAGACAGAAGATTCTAAACGCGATTCGGGAAACTGGATAGACGAGACATTTGATCTATGAGTATAGCGGGACTCCTGCTATACTCTTTAATGTATATTTAATAAGGAGATATCGTGGAAGTAAAGTTACCATTTAAGATATATGTAGATGTTGATTCTTTACTGGATACTAGGTTTGCTTTACTTAGTTTTCTAGATAGCGAATTAGCTGGTAAAGCGTTATTGAAAGATTATTACCACAGTAGGTTAGTAGATAGTTTTGGGTTAATAGATTTTTATAGGTTTAAAGAATTTTATCGTTTTAGAAATAAGAAGTTGTTACCATTATCGGTAAAGACAAAGATTACAGATATCATAATACAAGAAATAAGTTATGTGACTCTAAACCCACATATTCGTGAAGTAGTGAAGATACCGACTCTAACTATTAATACGTTTCCTTATAGATTAACAGAATCTGAAAAAGAGAACTTAGTTAAAGCTATTAGTTCCACGCTACCTAACTTAGAATACAAAATAGAAGTAACTTATTTTAATCCGTATAAAGACTTAACTGATTTTGACGATTATTATTCTATTATTATGTATGATGGAATAGAGTGGTTAGAGAATCACATAGTGGTCAGTAACATGAAAGAAAAAAATAAACCTGATACCAGATTATACATACCAGCGTTATTAAGATCGTTTGTGCCTGATGATGAAAAGCTAATAAAACAAACCTTCGAAGACTTAAAAAATTATATGTCGTATTTCATAGATCTTAAACCTATAAACGTGGATTATTTTTGCTTACCAAAATAAAAAAAGAATACAGACCTAAATGTCTAGGTCTGTATCTAAAACTTCTTTTTCTAAGATGTTATCGTCTTGGAATTTTCCTTCTAACATTGTTTCTAATAACGTCAATCTTTCTTTCATTTCATCATCTAGTAGAATTTTACCGGATTCTATGTCGACTTTTACAAACGGATTAATTCTAAATCTCGGTGAAGGCGACTTTTTCGTAAGATATAGAATGTTTCCAATGTAAAGATCCTCGGCATGCAAGTTTCTACTAAACGCAGGGAATGAAGCATTCTTATCTCTCTCTACTCCTCTACCTCTATTCTGGTCTTCTAGTATAGACGTAATCTTAAACGCATAGTTATCTCCAGAATAATCTACCGGCATTAATGCTATATTAGTACTGCCACCTTTAATACTGCTAAAAAACTTTTTAGGAGTGAATTGTTTGTTGAAGACGTTTTCCACGTCTCTAGTAGTTATTCTTTCTCCTTTCTTGTTATACTCCTTTATAATTCCATAGAGAGATTTGTTTATACTGGAGATTGTTTCAAACATTAGGTAATATAGTACGTCGATATACTTATTGTCTATCTGCGTAGATCTCTTTTCATAATTAAGAATTAACTTATCATAGTTCTTAATTATGTAGAAAATCAAATCATAAAAGTCATCAACATAGACGCCATTTTCTCTTAATTTTGACTCTATGATAGGATCGATGTAGCTGTCGATCAAAGATAGATATTCCTCCATACTGGATAATATTTTTTCCTGTCTATAGTTGTTTCTGAAAATAGTCTTACCTAATAACATCATCCAGAATTCTTTTTCAGGCATTTTACTTCTACCGCTTAAAATATCCGGTAAGAAATTACTGAACTGATTTAGTAGGTCAAATGTAGTAATTAAACTACCTACAATGGTATCTACAACAGGACTTACTTTGTCTTTAGGTACTAGGATCTTAATATCATGTGGTGTGTAGTTATCATCATTTAGGATTCTAGGTTTCTTTCCTACTGTTTCATAGACCGTATAATCTTTTTTCATATCTTCAGGCACTATACCTTTTATAATTTTAGGTTTAAATCCTAGATATTTTTCAAATGCTCCATAAAAGCCATGCTTTACAAATAGATATAATGCCATAGGTACTTTCTGATTCGTACCTTCCACTATTTTGTAAGCATGAGCTGTTATTATGGATACAGGAGTCTTGAGTCCATCTTTTATAACGTTCTTCTCTATCCTTTTAAAGATTAATTTGTCTTTAAGTAATCTTAAGAATACTTCTTTAGTAGTAGGAGATATTACGTAGTCGGTCAATACAGGCACAATGCTGTATACCGCATCAGAAAGACTAATGATGGCACCTCTCTCCGTATACGGTAGATAAAGTACTCTATTAATGTCTTCTCCCCTGAAGTTAAAGCTGAATACCACCTTATAGAGAGTAGATTTAGACGTATCAAGAGTAGTCTTACCACTCCCTTTAAACTGCTCGTTGTAAGACTCATATGGAGAAAGCATTCTCCAACCATTATAACTAAGACCTATTTCTGGTGGTAAGGTAGCTACTCCTGATTTTATAATGCTGTCTAGATAGTATGGTATTTTTTCCACCAATGGTCTTACTAGGCCATCCATTGCTTTGTGGTTGATAGGCTTTCTGACTTTATCTACGGTCTTTTTATTTAAAGACATTGCTCCTCCTTTTGTTTATTAAAATTTAATCGTTTGTATATGACTTGGACATATTAATAATGTCCAGTTAAAAATTAGAAGATACCCTTTAATGTCTTAAAGACATCTAGGATATCTCTAAACTCAGCTTTTTCAAGCTGACGTAGACTAAGCTCATGTCTAGCCAGACTATCCATTAGCTTTATGAACAGAGTCTCATTCTTCACAAGCAACTCTCTTATGCTTACTAGAGACTCTACTCTAGTAGTTAACAGATTAAGATTATCTAAACACTCTGCCTTCAGAGTGTTTAGAATTGTTTCTTCTGTTAGTGAACTAATGGCGTCTTTATATACATGTTTAAATAGGTCTTCTTTTTCATCATCCACATACACATGTTTCTCTTTGGAAAGATATCCGTTTGTATAAGTCTTTATAGTAATAAAGTCTTTACTAGTATCTGTCTTCTTAGACACTAAGGGGATGACTTCTCCTAGGATGTTGACAAATCTTTTATGTGTAATATCGTTAGATTCTAATCCTATTTCTATCACCACTTTACCGTTAGCGTCTAGTAGTAGTTTTCCTCCCTCTGTCTGTATATCGTCCAGTAAGAATTCGGATAGCGCTTCTATGTTATTACTGAAATACATATTGAGTTTTCTATACTCCAGTACATTTGCTTCTCTAAGTAATTTCTCGTCTATGAAATCGACTAGTCTAATATCTATATAACCAGATCTAAAGTGAGATTGCTTGTCTAGTATTTCTGATATCTCTTTTCTCACGTCCTCTGGTAAGTGTAGTGATTTATATTTGTAAACAAACTGTAAAGCTTCTAAATCAGCTTTATTATCTATATAGATGGTATAATATCTGATTATTACAATGCCTTTCGCATCAGGCTTTCCTTCTATTATCTTAGTAAGATAAGAGTTATATTCTACTGGCAGTATTATACCATCTCTACTATAGAATGCTTTTAGTCCATAGACATTAGTATACACATGCATTCTATGGTGTGGTCTTTTATAATAAAAGTTCATGTTAGGTTTATCCATTGGACTGGATAACTTTAATCGACTAAATCTCCCTGAGTCTACATGACTTATATATGGAAAATAATCGTCATAGTCTTTTTCCGGGTCTACCCCGGTCAATACTTTATCATCAATTACCATCTCTTCTCCTTTATCCACTAGACGCACTATCCGAATTCCGGCTCTAATGTAGTAGTACTGTCTAAATGATATATAGATCATTTAGATTCTATGTTCGTTCTTTATCAGTAGTCTACCTTAATGATATATAGAGGAAACGAGATAGACACTAGAGGTCTAAATAGACCTCTAGTGAATTAATTTGTGCCTTGATAAAATCTGATAATATTGTGTTTAGCTTTTTCTGGTAAACCATCTACTGCTTTTTCTAGACTGATTGTTTTACCAATTTGTTTTCTATTTCCAGGATGAGCTAATGTAGAAATTAGTTCTACTAGTCTCTCATAGTTCTTTTTGGATTTTACACCCCATCTCCATTCATAATCGTATCTGGATAGATTAATAGGAGAGAATGCTCCGTTCTTGCCTAGTAAAAATACCTTATTTAGTACTTTAAACAATAATTGGAATTTAGATATGTCATCAGTGTTAGCTATATTAATAATAGCTAAATATAGATCATAATTTTTACCTGCACCATACTTAGCATCCATTACCCTTTTAGGATCCATTTCTTTCTTGTAAGTAGCCAGTCTGGTCGCTAATGATCTAGTTAAAGGGGATTTTTTAAGATTCTCTAATAACTCGTCTAAATCTTTGCTACTTCTCAATACTTCTTCTACGTATTGCGGAGTGTTCACATCCAGTTGTGTAACGTCAACTTTCTTTTTAGTTTGTTTAGGTTTTACAACTTTAGTTTCTTCAGTATTTACAACTTTAGTTTCTTCGGCAGGTGCTTCCTCTTCTACTTTTGGAGGAAGTTCTTCAATTTCTTCTGGTTTTGTGATATTCTCTTCTACCTGCTTTACTTCCTCTTCTACTTTTTTTGTTCTTCTAGTCCTAGTAGTTCTTTTGGCCATATAAACTCCTTAATATTATTGTATAATGTTTCAAAGTAAACAAAGATAAAAATAATGCAGTAGGAGGCCAAGCCTCGCTACTGATTATATGTTTTGTTACTATTAAACAGTTTTCATTTGTACTGGAACTTTTCCAAGCACTGCATCGATATTTGTGATGTTGAATACACCTATTACTGGTAGGTTAGGTACATGTCTATATCTTGGCATAGTTGTAAGTTCAGTTCTTGTTGCACCGTTTACAGTTTTAAGAACGTTAATTACTAACTCTGGGCTCCAGAAGCATTGACCGAAGTTTAATGGATTTGGTTCTTTATTTCTTGCATCGTCAAATACACCGAATGAGAATACTACTTTACCTCTGATTAGTGGGTTAGCAGATGTTCTAATTTCATAGTTGAATTGTGCATCGTTTGCAATTCCACCATCTTCTAGTAAGAATTGACCAATTACTGGATCTGTACCAATAATAATTGTAGGTTTAAGATCTGGTCTAAGTGTGCTTAATGCAATTCCATAGTTAGATTCTAGGAATGCTCTAGTAGCTGCATTTTTGATTTTTAATACAAGAGCTTTTCTAATGTCTTCATCTCTAGTATTGCTGTTAATAGAATCTACTAGTTGAGTTAAGTCTAATGTTTGTTCATCGAACCATTTATTAACTAGTTTATCAGAAACACCAGTCATTTTCACGTCGATTGTTTTAGCTGTTCTTAGGTAATCGATAAGACCAGTTAATACTTTAAATCCGCTCATGTTCATTTTCGCTCTAGTAGCGTTGATTTGTGTATTTAAATATGTTGCGTCACCATCGTCACCATTTATTACTACTGGCAATTGTACAGTAATACCAGTTCTATAAGGTACTGTAAATACTTCTGTGTAAACATCAGCTGTTACCAATAGACCTCTCATTCTTGCGTTTGTGTTTGTTAGGTAAGCTTCTACTTCAAAACCTTCCGCTTTAAGAGTTTTGAACACATCTTCAAATTGTCCGTAAACTTCAGTTGTAGGATCTACAATGTTTCCTGCTGCATCAATAACTTGTACTAATCTGAATTCGTTTACGTATACTGAAATGTCTCCGTATTGAGTGTTTCCACTACCGCTCATTACTAGTTTAAGTTTAGCTGTATAACCTTCTGGTAATCCACCTAAGATTTGTGAATCAGCACCAGTAGCTGTTTTAGTCTCACCAGCGATCATTGCAAGATCTTCACTACTAAATGTAAGGATTAAATCTTTGCTATGGTCTCTTGTGCTGTATGTAAAGAATGCTGGTAATTGACTTAGATCATGTTTGAAGTATTCTGTAACTTCATTACCTTCACTATCTTTACCAGTTAGGCTGCTGTAAAGTGCAGTGATTTTCACATTAGCATCAAGTGCATCAGTTTCATCCATAGTTCCTCTAGCTAACATGCTATCAGTTTGAGAAATACCTAATAGGTTTACTTCTTGACCAACTTTAAGAGGTGCTGTAGTTACGCTCTCACCATTATAGTTAACTACTGTTCTAAGTGCATCTACAAATTTGTCTGCTGATTGAGTTCTATAAACAGGAACTAATCTGTTTTTATCCACATCAATTTTCTCAGGATCATTTACAATTTTAACCAATGGTGTTTTATCAAACATAGTTTTGTTTACTGCACCATCAATACTTCTTGTAACCTCTTTGATTACGCTGTCAATAACTGCTGTTACAGTAGCACCTGCTGATTTAGGGTCTACAGGAATGATTGGGAAGAATAGTTCTACTACAGGGTCTTGTTGCATTACCATTGTGTTATATAGTACTGTGAAGAATACTGATGGTTTTACATTCTGACCATCGAATGCTTCAAAACCTGCACTAATATCATCTCCATCGAAAATTGTAGCATCAATTACTACAGCTTCGTTACCTACTTCTGGTAGGCTTCTGTTCTTAACGATTGTTTTAATTACTTCAGGTGTAGCTGTTGCGTATAGAGCTGCTTTTTTAGCTGCTTCTGCTACGTGTTCAGGAATTTTACCACCTTCAAGTTCGATTGTTTCAAAAGCTGCTTCAATAGCGCTTTCTACAGTCGATGCTGATTCTCTAGCTGCTTCTGCAGTAACTGCATCAACGCCTTCAAATCCAGTTAAAGCTAATGCTGCATTTTTATTAGCTGATCCAGCCACAGCATCAAGTTCTCTCTTTAATACTTCTCCAAGTTTTCTAATGTTCATTTGTTCTCCTTATATAGATTTGGATATCATAAAATAGCTACAATAGCATACATGTATACTACCTATTCATAGCGAGATAGGCATTGAATTGTCTTAACAGTAAGTATCTGTATAGTTCATTATCTCTTACGGTCGGTAAGAGCCTGTTCAGTATTTGTTCTAGTAACTCACCGTAAATAGTATCTGGAATATCTCCATTACTAGATAATAATGTCATAGTATATTTATCGACTACTACGTATTTGCTATTCATGTGTTCTATCACTTCCACATCTAATGGAAGTACTTCTCGTAACGCTTCAGTTAAAGAAGGTAAAACTACCTGAAAATCATCCACATTCCCCAGGAAGTTATTCATGAATTTTCTGTCTAAAATTAAGCCACTCAAGTCTCTTCTTAAATAAAAGAGCGAATTAAACGTAGCAATCAATCCTAATTCTGTCGGAGTTAACATAGATAGAGCTCTCGCTAAACTTCCGCTGTCGATAACACTATAGGTACTATCTTTATGCAAAATATAATTAGCGTGTTTAGAAAACAGATCTAAAACTTCTGTATTATTTTTTAAATCTTCCGGTATGAAAAGTATCGGAATAGGTGATTTCTTAACACCATGTTGTACTGTGTATTTCATTTCTTATCCTTCATACTTTTATAGATAGGCATGTTTTGAATCATTTAAAGCTAAGCAAAGGAGAATCATGAACGCAATAGAAGCATTAGTAAAGACCATACTACTTTTAGCTACAGAGAAAAAACTATACAATGGACTAAAATCTGAGTATATTGGACGTGAAATAATTAAACACATTATGTTAAATAAAGGTAAGTATTTTAACGGCGACGCAGAATTATTGAACAATCTGTTAAATATCTTAAATAATATTCTAGAGGAAGGAATAGAAGATCCGAGTAGTTTAGCAAGCAGTTTAGCTACAGCGTTAATAGATAGACCGACTCTTTCTACGTTAGTATTACAGGAGATAAGTAACAAGGTAGATGCCACTGCCTATAGAGTAAAAAAGAATGAGTTAATAAACTTTCTAGCTATGTTACAAGTTAAAGACATCCTGGACGGTACCAGAAGGAAATTAAAAGGCAACGTGAACGTCAAAAAACTAGTAAGTGAATTAGTAGAGAAGATACATGAAATAGTAGACTTTGAAGAGATACAGGACGATAGCATAATATCTGAAGTAGATTTTGATAACGACGATAAGCTCCATAAAGCAGTAGAAGACTCAGCAGCATTATTAGAATCAAATACGGTATTCAGCACGGGATGGAGCTGTATAAATGAAATGTTACAAGGAGGATTACGTAAAGGAGAATTTGTATTAATCTCGGCATTACCGCATAATTATAAGTCTGGATTTACGAAATCATTATTCTTGCAAATAGCTAGATTAAATAAACCTCAACTAGAAGACAAAGATAAAAAACCACTGATGATATTTTTCAGTTTTGAAGAAGATATGAATGTAGTACTCATGTTCTTCTATAGTTATTTTAAATTTCTAAAAGAAGGTGTAGCAGTAGACCCATCAAAGGACAAAATAGACAGGGACGAAATGAAAAACGTGCTTAAGAAATATATGAAAGAAGAATCAAATTTTGATTTAAAAATATTGCGAATGGACCCGTCTAAAACAACATACATGAAAATGGTAGACATAATAGATAAGTACAATAAGAATGGTTACGAAGTTCAAGCAGTATTTGCAGATTACTTATCCCAAATAAGTACAGAAGGCTGTGTGCAAAAAGGACCTGCAGGTACAGAGTATAAAGATTTGTTTAAGAGAATGAGAAACGAAATGACAAAAAGAAAAATACTATTTGTAACACCACACCAGATTTCTACAGAGGCTAAAAGATTAATTAAGAATGGTATTCCTGCTATTGAGTTTGTTAAACATTTACCTGGTAAAGGTTATTACGCACATAGTAGTCAATTAGATCAAGAAGTAGATTTAGAGATATTTCTACATAAGGCTACTGTAAATAGAAAACCAGTGTTAACGGTACAAAGAGGTAAACATAGGATACCTACTATAGTAGACGAAGACAAATTATTCACCATGTTACAATTCCCTAAGAAAGCACCAATACCAGAAGACTGCGAGCATTTTAAACCTTGTCAGAACACTAATCTAGATGAAGACTTCGGATTTTAATAAAAAAGAAAAGAGAGTTAGGCAATTTCACCTAACTCTCTCAATAACTTTCTCTTTCTTCTTCTATAAATTGTGTATAATCTCAACATTAGTTCCATGAACTCAATGTTGAGACATATTTCAGGATCGCCTCCGTCTGTTGACGATCCTAAGAGAGACGCTAGTAGTCTCACATCTCTTTCATAGACGAAATTGTCTATGTTTACTACCCATTGAAGTTTTTCTAGCAGAGTTTCTTTTAGATGGGTATTGAGATTTTCTATAATTTTGTATATAACGACGAAATCGCGCTCACTGTCTAAAATTATTTCTTCGAACCATTGCAGGGGTACGAAGAAAAACACGTTATCAGCATGGTTTGTAACTACTGCCTCAAACACTTCATTGGGCAGTAGTTCCTTGAAAAAGGGTAATCTATTGTCGTGGTAACCTGGCTTACCTTTGCCAGGCCCAAGCATAAACGTAGTGAACCCGTTTTCTCTTTTAAGAACGGTTATGTTCTTTAAATTTCTAAAATTACTCATTTCTACTCCTTTTTTGGTTTTGCTTTGTCTTATAAGTTATATGTTAGTAAGAAATAATGGAAGTCATTCATCAGGAATAGATCCTGATGAATGTTAAAAGTTGAGTATGATGTTTTCAGTAGTTTTAGGTAAATTACATTTTATACAATCTATCACGCATTTACCATCTTCACAATTTCCTTCAAAACCAGATACTAGTTTTTCCGCAGATGCTGGATCAAGATCTACAGTAAGATCAATGTCTTCCACGCCAGCAGCATTCCACTGTGAAGCATTCGCTATGCCGCCTTCATAGACATAATCCCACGTAGAGATAAGAATAAATGTCCTGATTATTATATTACCTACACGTCTTTGGTTTACTAAAGATCTTATAGAGAAATATACATTTTCATCAGGATTTTCTAACGCCTCCTGTAGGATTTCTTTATGAGGTCCTTCTGGCTTTACCCAGCCATAGATTCTATATACAGGATATTTAAAACCAGGTTCTACTTTACCTAGATTTTTAATCTCAATAGCTTTGATATGTGCTATTTTGTTTTCAGGTCTTAGTTTAATTACTTCCCTAGATAGTTCAGCTCTGTCTTTAATATTAGAGACATCAGGATGTCCGTTCTCGGCTATCAAGATTCCATTCTCTATTCTTCTATGTACTAGCGTACCGGGTCCTAAAACTTTCACAGGATCAGGTACTTCATAGTAGATTCCAGATCTGTTAAATGTATTAAACTCTCCTAGCACTACTTTATAGTATCCGTTCTCATCTTTTATAATAGGCTGTTTAATCCCTTTTTTATCTTTTTTACTTTCCAGCTTTAAGACTGTCATAACTTCTCCTTAATTTCACCAATTCTATAATCAACAAAAGAAAACACATGAGAGAGTACTTTACTCTCTCACTACGTGTTCTAAGTCTGAAATTTCTTTTTCTGGATCTAATATAGCAGATACTATACCTAGCTCCATATATGCTCCAGCTACTTTAGATAGCGTAGAGTTAAAAGAATAGAAAATATTCTCTAGTCCTACCCAAGCCAGTGATTCCGGAATTTCTTTCCCCGCTTCATTTACATAGTTTCTGTATTGTATTTTTTTATTATCCTTATACCTAGCAATAATAGAAGTGAGTAATTCAAACGTCATTCTGTTATTTGCTGCTTTTGTACCGGTATATTTTTTCATCTTAGCAAACACATCTACTGGATCTCTATAATTCAAATACCAAGGCATTTTTCCTTTAATAAGTAATGTGTCAAATATATCAAACATAAAATCTACTTCTTTCACCACTCTAGCATCTGAGATAAGATCAGTATTTGCTTCAAACTCTAACATCACATATTCAGTGTCATCTATTAAGACTTTTTCTATCTCCATAGGCATCATTTGTAATCTACCTGGTATTTTTAATACTGTATATTTTTCTGTATCAGGATCCACTATTGCTATAATGCCTAGGACATATGATTCTACGCCTAAGTCTGTCAATCCTTTGTCAACAAACTTTTGAGGAAATAGGACTATTAAATCTTTCTTGGTAACTACCTTGTTATCAGATTGTTTTAGTATAGTCTTAAAATATTCAGGATCACGTTTAAATCCTGAGATGTCTATGCTAATCATACTGACTCCTAGCTTTCAGCTGTGTTTTCTATATCGTTATATGTAGTTTGCTGCACTGTTACTGGATAATATTTAGGGCCTAATTTAGTTCCATCATCAAGTTCAGCAATAAGTTCTAATATATAAGTCCTTAGCGGGTTTGTAAAGTTTTTGTTATCTATTATAAACGTAGTCGTATCTGTGCTATCATTAGCCAATAAACTAATAGTATTTAACCCAGCTGCATAAAATCTCCATTCTAGTGTCTTAAGATTCTCAATAGGCGATAGTTTCACTACTAAATCCTCATCTCCCGGTATATCTGTTAGATTAGATAATACTTCAATCTCTGGAATCTTAGGCACTGTAAACGTAAGTATTCCTAGAGGCGATACATCATTACTGCTAGCTACATGAGATACTTTTATAAAGTAAGTTTCTCCTTCTTTTAAAATTGGATAACTCACAAATATATCTGTAAGATTCTCACCATCATTTAACGAACTCCATACTACGTTATTATTGCTATCTTCAATAATCCAATTAGTGACAATATGTTTTACATTGGTAGATGCGTTTAATGGTGTAGTACTGATCGTAAATAGACCTCCTGGAACATTATTAGGATCAAAATTTAATTTTATCTCAGGTGTAGCTAATAGAGTAGGTAAATCCAGAGTAACTTTTATAGGATCCAAATCCTCAAACTTCACTATGTCTACATTAGACCATTCTGATAGACCTTTATTAAATACAACCCTGGCTCTAGCATAGTAACTCTTACTATAATCCAAATCACTATCGTCGAATATCTTAACTAACTTGTTTTTAGTGTCTCCCAGCGATTCCTTTACAATGTTTTTAAAGTCGGGATCTTCTGCTACCTGCCAGTCTGTTGCGTCATGAGTCCAACCAGGACTTAGTACAGGTGGGGTTATAAATAATGCTAACATATTTTCTCCTTATTATACTGTATTATTCATGGGAAGTTCAAAAGAGAGTAAAGAAAAAAAAAAGATCAGGAGACTCAATCCTCCTGATAAAAGATTATATAGTCTAAATTATCGGGATCTCCATCTAATCCCATATCTTTCCACATCCTTAGTAATGTTTCCTTATCAATGTCGTCTACA